AGATTAATACCACATGGCAAAGTATCTAATGCAATAGAATACAAATCAAAAGAGTATGGTATAGAAACTGTATTAATCAATGAAGCATACACATCAGGTGTAGACAGCACTATTAATAGTGCTGTTTCAAAAGAAAACTATACACCTGATAATGGGAAACTAAAAGGTAGCCCTGAGTTTGCTGTATACAAGCAAATAGGGGTAGTAAGGTGTGGTGACCGCCTGGGTAGGATAAGGTGTCATAAGACACAAACTCCTACAGAAGCTACCACTTCTTGGAGTGGTAGTAGTTCACGGATTTGCACATAATTGTAATATGTCGTGTCCTTATGTAGACATAAAATTTGTTGTACCAATGTATGATGATGGTGGTCCAAATGTTTTGCCAGTAATCCCTACTGGAATTATGTGTGTGCCTACCGTGTATAGAGAAATACAGTTAAATCAACATGATGTAATACAGTTAGACTTCAATGCCGCACAGTTTTTAGGAACGGATTTGGTTTGGGCTGCATATCAGTTGCTACCTAACACATATAATGCTGCATGTGTAGGATTTAATGTATTGATGGATGCCATATTGGACATTCTGTCAGGTGAAAATGTAGATTTTAAGGCAATATTTAGCCAATTATGGATGCTTGTCAAAAGAGCAGCGGTGGCAGATTTACGAGATGCAACTTTATTGTATTTGCAAAAGTATTACAACATAGAAAAACGCACGCAGGGATGGGTGAAAGTGGTAAGGAATCCAAACTCTCCTTATGGTTTTGCTATTATAATAACTCCACGGCTTTCTAAAACAGCGAAAAGCAGAATACGGCGTCAGATTATTCAGTTTTTGTACGATAAAGTAGGTTCCATTCGTGTAAAAAAACAGAAAAGGAGAAAGTATGGTGGTATAAAAATATTTGATGAAAAGGCAAATAGAACGCCTCAAACAGCAGTAGGTAAAGCTATATCTAATGTTCAACAAAAAGTAGAAACTGCTATAAACAAAGAAATCAGTTATGTTGTTGACACAGCTGAAGATTTTGTTATAGATAAATTGATTGCAAGTGCCAGAGCATTAGAAGATCAGTTGGCTGCTACGCCTGATGATGACTATGATGATGATGAAATACACTTAGATACTCCAAATGTATATGAGCCCGCGAATTTATCTGTAGTTGATGCCGTCAGTAAAGCTTTGCAAGACCCATTAGGTGTTGTGTATAATGTAGAGTTTTATACAAATAATGTTGTTTCTGCTATATCCAGTAGTACTTTTATAAATATACTTAGCAGCAGTTTAGTTAATAACCAAAATCCAAACAATTTGGCGAGTATCCATGGCGCAGGCAACTTAGGACTAAGTGTAGATAAAAGCAGCCCTAATTCTAATCCAGAACTATTTGGAACTATATCCGGTGGCACAAATGCTCTTGATACGCAGATACAGATGTATATTGATGCTACTACTTTGTTTAGAGAAACAATAGAAAAATACCTAAATGTGAAAGACACAGATGAAAATGATAGTGAGAGTCTTTTAGTCAATAGGATAATGGCCTATGATTTTGCTGCACAAATAGTGAATAATATGAATTCATATTATGTAGATTTGCTCACCCAAGATTTAAAACCCAAATTTCTATATGCTAATGGCTTGTCACAGAATCTGAAAAATCAGTTAACCATTAGCTATTACTATTACATGCTCAATGCGCCTCTGTACGATGGATATAGTGTAATACCTTTATACGATGCGCCAGGAGACAACCCAGATGCTAGCTCTGATGCGATTTTATTGCCATTTGGTGTTTTCAGTTATTTAGTTAATTCTATGGGTGAAAGGTGGGTGAGAAAAGTTTTTGGAGATAAAATAGCAATAGAAAGAATAAATAGTGACGAATTCTTGCAGGAGTTTTATGAGTATGTAAAATACGTTATGATACAAAACGACACAAATACTTTAAAGCAGGTAGCATCTTCATTGTCATTATCTTCGTTATATAGTGATAATACTACGAGTAGCAATAAACCACCAAGAACTTTGTTTGAGTTTTTTATGCAATTTATCAAAACCAAGTACGATTCGTACGAAGATTATGTTGATGCCAAGATAGAAGAGGTTAAAAACGATATAAACCCGTATAGGTTCAGTATAACAAAACACATGATTGAACAGTATGATAAAACAAAAGATATAACAACAGCTGAAAGGTTATTTAGATTGCTGACCAAAGCAATGCTTCCTATTGAAGGCAATGATTTGCATTCTATAATGTTTCCGGTCGATAATGAGATTGGAAAGAGTGAGCGCACAAATCTTCTGAGAGATATTATGTCAGGAGAACATAATAATCAAGGAGGAAGAATAGCAAGTTTATTAAATCCTGTTACTTTACTGATGGCCAAAAACATGGATTTATTACGAGAATATTTTATGAATGAAGATATAGCAACTTCACATTATGTTATTGCTTCTTTGGAGCCCACTACTTTATATTTTGAACCTTTGCCTGCTCGATATGTTTATGATACTTTTTCTGACCCAGAATTTGTGCAGTTTCTTAAGGATAGAGGTTTTAATGTAGAAGATATAGAATCGTCTAGATCTTATCCGTATAACAGATATATAAGTATTTTTACGGATGTTTTGCCATTGAAATCTTTAGAAGTGTCTTTCTCTGAGCTGGAAACTGACACCATAAACATGGGGGCATATAGAATAGAAATACCTATAAAATGGGAAGGTGTTTACATACCTAACATACGTTTAGAGATATATGATAATGCGTATAGAGATCTTTACCATTATTTCAATAGGTATCAAAAAATAGCATTTTATAAAGGCAGTGCCAGACCACCATTTGATATATCTTTTATATTAGACATTATTGTAATGAGTCCTTATGGTATGATCGAAGATTTAGTGAGTTATGTGGTGGTTCCTAAAAACATTAGTATGATTTATTTAGAATATAATGCCGACGAATTTTTGAAAGAGCATACAATATCTATTGAGTTTAGTGTCATTGGGTTTTTGTATTGTCTAGGCGATAATGAGGTAGTTTCATTGCCAAGTACCAATGATGAAGACTTGGGCACATATAAGCATATGACGGGTAGTTTTGTTGAACATAATCGCTTTGAAAGAATAACAGGATTAAATGATATAAATACACAAACGCAAAATATACTAAAATATTTAGCTAATTGGTATGGCACTCAGCCACTCATGCCTTTGACTATATTAAACGACACAGATGCTACAACAGGGAATATGGCAAATGTTATTGCTTCTTCAAAAGACAAATCTATTGCCAGAATATATGGTAGCCAAATGATAAATACTTCTCTTACCAATGTATATACGAGTGGACTTTTAGAGACAAGTAGAGGAGCACCTTACATCAATACAAGAGGACATTATAACCCGTATAGTTTTGTATTGAAAAAGTAGTGAAAATATGCAAATTTTTCGGTATCATGCATAATTGTGAATATGGCAAGTTTAGTCAATAATAGTGCTCTTTTTTCACAGTTTATAATGATTATGTCCGGTATGCATAAAAAAATGGCGCATATTATTGCAGAAAGTGAATCTGACGCAATTAAAAATATTCCAAACAACGCTAACAAGCAAGTTTTTGTTCCAGTTGTAGTTAGCGTCCAAAAGGTAGAAAGTGGAGCAGAAGTGTATTTGAAATCTGATGTGAATGTTTGTGAAAAATCATTTATTCCTTTGTCTCATTATATCGATGATGCCACCGTGGCTTATAATCTAAACTACGTAGTTAATCTTTGTATCTTACATAATCGAGACAGCTTTACTTTGTCGTTCTGTGATGTTATGAATAATACGATATATCTTGCTGATTTTATTCCTGTGTTTATGACGGAGAAGGATTATGATATATTTATTCAATTTCAGAACGACTATGATTCTTTTGTAAACGATATTTTGTTTCACGATACTAAAACAATATCTAAGGTTTTCAACAATATTTTTGATATAGACGGACAAGAAGAGCTGGAGGTTCAGTTGTACAACAAGATATCCAGTTTGTATGATTTGATAAGTATGTTTAGATACTATTATGATGTCAAGGAAAAGGTGCCGGTGAATGCACATTTATTTATGTATATTGTTAGAAATGTATTACATAAACACAACATATCCATTCATGATTTTGATGATGTGGTTAGTATGATAACAAAGGAAAGTGTATATTTGCCATTTGTTTCTTTGTATCTTTGTAACACCAGCATATATGTTCATAGCATTATCAAGACACTTATAGAAAAGCAGAGTAAAGAGATTATTGAAGAGACTAAAATGGTGCTTTCCAATGTATTTTTGTACTTCTATCTTATCAACAATGTCTCTGAAACTTATCAGTTAGGAGAAGCACATTTGGAAATAAAGAATTTTCATGATTTATTTGGAGAATATAAATACGAGTACATAGATTACAATAATATAATAGTACAGAATTGTAAAGCCTATAATAAGTTAGATGCTGAAGAACAGCATAAGATTTTGGTTTTTTTAGAAATATTGAGATCTATGTTGCTGAAACATCATAATCATTTGCATTTATCATATAAGGTTTATACCAAGATTGCAGCTATATTTGCTTTTATAATGAGTGGCAGTGCAAGTATAAGTGATATCAAAAGAGTGGTTAGCTATAATGAAGATTATGTTCGTTTAATGCACTATTTAGATTATCAAGATTTTACAGATGGCATGTTTTTGTTTTTTAAGACGTTTTCCTTTATACCTAATGGTTATGTGTTGTGGTGTTCCATAGATAACATATTGCGAGGTCAGTGCATTTAGTTTTTCGTGTGTTTTTAGTACAATTTTGGCACTATGATTAATGGCACTATATTGGATTTGTTGTGCAAAACAAAAACCAGAATAGGGGATTTATTGACACATAGTGCCGCTTCTTTGCCTACTATTATAAGCAACTACAACACAAATGGCAGTTATAGAGATGGTGCGTATATCAAGATTAGGGTTGATATAGATGATGTATCTTATGCCATGAGAAATTCAAACATATGGCACTTGGTTTTAGCTGGTATAATGTGCAATACTTTGGAACCGGGAGATTATGAGGATATAGAGGTGTCTATACCCAGAGCTATATTGAATGAATATGTGGTAAGTGATGTGAATGCTCCTTATGGATACACGGCAGATAACAATAAGAAGTTTTATGTTTTCACTAATGCAGCATCTGAACCTGATTATTATGAGCAAGATAATGATACGTATAAGTTTTTTGCAAAGCAAGTTGCAAATGCTAACCATGGATTAGATTCAGATACCGCTGTTGCCAATTTCAGTATGAGAATAGTGACAGCAGCTCCTTCTGATTTCTTTGGGCTGAGCAGTGTGTATGGTGGTAGTGGTGTATTTGATACTTTTTCTGATTACTTTAGGCCCAATGGCAGTTTTGTCATGTATAGTACGACCAGATACGCTAATGATATGATGTTAGTTACTTATTATCCAAGGATATTTGATAAGTCGAGTACAACTAACAATATGTTGGAGTATGTTATGAAAAATGATATGTTTTTTTCTAATGTGTATCTTAGGGATGTGGATTATAGGAATGACATGGGTATATTTAATCCAGGCGCCTTTGTGAACTATGGATTTATATTGTCCGGTTATACTTCTAAAATGTATTCTGTGTCTGGATGTAGCAGTTATGTTGATTTTCCGATTACTAATGTTATCAGGAGTACCACTTTGCCTGGCAGAATGGGTAGAACCACTATGGATTTGATATCGTTTTTTGATGATAATTACGCACAGTATATCGCTGGAATGGTAGGCAAATATTTAGATTATTCTTCCGGTCACTTTTTCAAATACTCGTATATGTTTGTGTCAGGATATCCTTATTCTATTGTGAGTGCATTTGGTAACAATGTAATGACAGCTACTAAAAATGTTCAGAATAGTTTCGAAGCTCCGTTTTCTGATAATCATGTTTATGGTATATATGGAAACTTTCAGAATATACATTTATCCGTAGCATATGGCAGTCCAAGTGGTGATTTGTCTTATTATGATAATGAATCTTACGACTTTTTGAGTTTTATGTTAGAGCATTATCCTATTCCTAATGCACATATTCCTCTATCTTCTTGGAATAAATCTAGGGTTATAAGCCTACAATATATAAGAAATAACCTTGCGAGTTACAAAGATTATAATTTTTTAGTTTCAGGTGCTGGTGATAATGACTCACAGTTTTCATATGACACTGTATTTAATAAAATGTATGGAGAGACAACACTTGTAGAACAAAAGCCTATGTACTTATTCAACATAAGGATGTTTCGTTCTAATGTTTTGTATCATTCTTCTTTGTTTTCTCGTTCTTCTATAATACCACAGATGTTTACAAACTATCGCAGATATATCATTATGGATAAGCTTTATAATGGAACATTTTTTAGTAATGACAATGTGTTTGTAGATTATTATAATAAAACAAACGACATATTGATAACTAAAGAAGATATTCTCGCTCGCAATTCACAGTTTTTGTTTTCCGATACTTTTGATTATTATACTTATACACAGAGAAACGGAATCTATCCAAACTACAATACCTTATATTCCACTTATAGTAGTTTTTTGAATAATAATTCTTATAGCTTGCTTTTATTATCTCCGTTATCCTTGAACGCTCAATATCCACAAAATAATAATGGAACTATAGCTCCTTTCTCTAATATCAAATGGAATACCGGCAACGTCAATGGTTCTTGGGTTCGTTTTACAGGATATCATGACTATTTCTTTTTCATGCCTGCCACTCCACCACCATATTTGACTTTGAATAATGAATACTTCCAAATAAACCAAAGTTGGCGCCTAAATCAATTTGATGATTTGTTAGTAAAAATATTCTCGCCATACAATACCTATTATACACACTCTAACAAAACCAACAAAACGCAATTTGCAAACCAATATTTGTATATTGTCGATAATCATATAGATGATTTTACCCATTTAGATATGAATAACTTATTTTTGCGATTTAACTATAATAATGCGTATTACACGCAGAATCTTTTTGAAGAACATGTAGATTTTTTGAATGTGACTACTTTCAACAGTGGGTATGACCCGTTATCTAATAGAAATCCTCGATTATTTTTGCCTGTGCAGCCTTTTAGCCCTCCTAATGTGACACATATAAATGTAGACCAGTTGTATGACGGTTTTATCACGTATGTTGTAGACCCCACACTTTATGCTAATTATGTAAGTAGTGTATCGCAATTTTTGTCCAGTAACAATTTAGTTGAAAGAGCTCTGGCCACATTTGCTTTACAAGACTTTCTGACCTATCATTCTATTGATTACAATAGCAAAACATCTGATTATTTTCGAGCTATGTCAGGATTTAGTGGATACAATATGCCATTTTATTTTAGTTACTATAATAGAGCTGTTTTTAGTAATAATGTGTTGCGAGCTCTACCAGGAACGTATGATTTACTTTCTGGTGTTGGTATAAAAGATATGAAAGTGGCTTTTGTAAAAGATTTAGATTATCCTCTCTTCAGCATTATGCATTCTGTGTTTATGCCCGTCACTTATTCTGGGATAATGCGTTATTCTTACTTTTCTGAAAAGAAAGTTACTGTGTATCCTATATCTTCTGGTATTTTGTTTGACAATATGGATAGGACGAGAATAGAACTTACAAAATATTATGATACCAGCAGCACGTGCACTACTGCAGACCAAAATATTGAATTCTATATAGATAATGCTTTACACATAGCTTCTGAGCAAGGTATACAATACAAAAACCATCAATATTATTCATTTTTTGCTCCGAGAATATATCCTCGTGCTTTCATGGCGTATTATACACCAACTGTGAATAGGAGCAATCCAGAGTATGTTCCAACCAACTTAGTTAGGTATGCTGAAAAAGTTTTGCGTATAAAAAAGCGAGCGTACAAGTTCAATAAATCGACAAGCGATGGATTCATATCTGTTGTTCCTATAAACATATATGATTGTGTTCGCCAGTTAGTCTATGATACTAGTACTAAAGCTAAAGTTATACAGCTGTCGTCATATCCTGATAAGGTTAAGACTTTTGGAGTTATTTATGCTATTCGTAGTCAAAATGGTCTTGATAAGGTAGTGTTAGATGTTTATGTACTTAGTTCTAAACATTATGTAGTCCCTATATTTGCATCATTGAAAAATAGAAGAACTGATTTGCATGAAATATATTTAAAGCATTATAGAGATAAACCATTTGAATTCTTTAGAGACATGATACATTATCACGAGAACTTTATAAATGCTGTTATAAAACAAGAAGCAAATGATTTTATGCATCCAGTTGAAAATGGTTTTAAGTTGGGTAGTGCCTTGTGGGATATCAAATTCTTAGAGATATACGACGGCAATCAAATACCTATTTCAGAAAACTCTGTCAGTAACTTTTCACACTATTTTTATCATAAATATGTTAGTTTAGTAGAACACATATTTGATGATATCAAAAATGTTTGTTCAGAATACAACATAGATGCTGAATATGATAAGATTGTTTCTGATGTTATAAATTCTATGTCTGTCAAGATTGTGGTGAGAAAAAATACACAGCATACACAAACTTCTTGGACAAATAAAGCTGGTTTAGCTGAGGCTTTTTATGTAAAATATAAAAACAACAGTTATCTCAAAAGATTTGTTGGCCATAGAGGCAAAATCGATAACAGAGAGTATTTTGTAAATATTCAAAAAACATATGCACCAGTAGTGACCCCTGGCGCTCCTATGAGCTATGGTAAGTTTGGATACATATTACATAATGCACAGACAGCTCAAAATAATAACATAATAACATCTTATAGACCTAACAAAAGTTATGCTGTTTATACAGATAAAAAGTATGATACAGATAGAAGCAATCAATATTCCTCTGAATACACCAGAATTATTGACAGAGTAGTATTTCAGTTAGAAAGTGATGTAGCATATACGAGAAAAATGTTAGTAAAAGACCACAACATTTTAGGCACAGAGGCGGCTATATCAAATAATGATGCATCCACTAATGACGTTGGGTATTTAATTAGCATGAATCAAGCAAAAGTATCAAACTCATTCACGCACAATACAGATAGGAGCAAAGAGCCTTTGTTTTTAGTGCAAAATTTAGAAAATAGCAAGTCATTTGTTATGCTCTTTACAAAGAATAGAAGTAAAAATCCGTACGCTGGTTTTCATTATATGCATAAGTCTATGTCTATATCTTCCATGATGTATAATTTTATGTCTCTTGATGCTATTAGAGGTATTCCTAATACACAAATTTTAGCCAATCATTATACACAGACACTGGGCTGGTTTATAAGTAAGTTAGGCAACAACTACAACTATCCATTAGTTAAGAGAATAGGAACTGGTCTTTTGGACTTTAGAAATGACACGCCTATTACTGTTACGGCGAATATAATGAATCCTATTGCTCCATTTGTACAAGATTACAAAACTGTAATGCCAAATGTTTATGCAAAAATCATGATGCCGCGGTTACCTATGTACATTAGTCAAAGATTTTATACAGATGAACTTAGGGGATTTGTAGTCAAAAAGATAAAAAGCATAGAATATACTCCCAGAGCGGAAAGAAAGACTATATTGCAGAACTATACATTTACACTATCCTATGATTGGAAACAAAGAAATCAAGATGTTTTTCAATTTATTTCACAAAATAATGATGAAAGATTTTTTGAGAAATACACAAATATTACACCACTTAGAGTTAATAACGGAGAATTTGAGCATATTCGTGATTACTATGCCAGTTACCACATAAATGATTTTGCTATCAAAGAAGTTGAAGAGGTAGGCAGGGTTTATGGTAGGATACCATTCCCCAAAACTAATCAAGTGTTAGCAACAGATTCCTTGTTCTACGCTTTTTATAGGGAAAGAACAGAAGATGATACCTATGTACTTAATAACTATATTCCTATTACTCATCGCCATGACGGAAATAAGATGTTGAAGTATGTGAATATCAACAATAGCACAGATCCTTCATTTAACGTAATATACAACAATATACAAAGGATTGATAGGTCCAGTTTTTCTTATGAGATGCAGAGCAATTCCGTTGTATTAGCTAACTCTGGTTTAGTAGAGCCGTATAACATGAATGCATTAGTGTTGTTTGCGAATTTTGTGCCGATGTTTCCTATATTTGAGGAAGTGGGTGTGAATGATTATGATTATCATGGTATAGAGAATCTGCACAACAATACTCTGGTAGTGAGAAATGGTTGGCGTTTTGGAGAGCCTCCTATTGGTTTCCCGTTAGGTTCTTCAAGATTTGTGCAGTCGTATTTGGTTACTCAGTACCCTATGGTTTATAGTAAGTATGCAGATGGAACTTATGAACCCATTGTGGATGTGCTTAGGCATTACATGCCTATGGAACATATGTTTTGTCATCAGTTGTTTACCCTATTCATTAATACTGAACCACTCAAACAAAATGTAGGGAATGGGCAACTATCTAATTCTATAACTGAGTTTTATCCTTATGCATTTTTGAATACAATATTTGAAACTAAGAATAGATATAATGTATTTGCCCCGCAAGCGCAGTCGTATGTGTTTATCGTGCACCCGTTCAAACAAAAGTTTAGAGCGCATCTAGAACAGATGCGAGATAGACATGGAAAAAATCGTGTCAGTATATTAGACCCAAATCAAAATCAACAAATATACAGCAAAGCCTTTGCTTTGTCACAAACATTCGTAACTGATACTATAAATTATCCATCAGTAAATATACAGGTATTGTCTTCACCAAATAGAAATGATGTTTTGTATCATGGTGGTATTTTTGATTATTCACCACAGCAGATTACAGAAATCAAGAAATTTCTGTTAAGCGGTTGTGATGCTGTTTTCATAAACACAGTAGAAAATACAAATGAAGAGAATTCAACAAACACTGGTAGTAGCTTTATTTCATCATTCTTGAGCTTTTCGAAAACTGGCATAAACACAAGCGCTTTGGTACAAGTACCCAGCCCTGATGTATATGATTGTAATAAAAGAATAGATTTACTCCGTTTTTATACGGAATCTTTCTTTTCGTTGGATAAGATAACAGTCTCTACTTCTTATTATAAAAAGATATCTTTACAAATAGGTGTAAATATTGGAAACAACATTTTTGAATCAGGCAGCACAACTACTACTGAAATAGAAACTCCTGTTGTCACTTCTTTATCTCGTCTCAATAAAGCCAGTTATGAGTTTATGGCACCGGGCTGTATTCTCTTGAATGATTTGTCTTCTGGCATAAAACAATCTTTTATTAACCCATTTTCACAATTTGCTGAAAAAGATTATGATGTATATTCGCAGTTTTACATCTTTGCCAGTCATCCCACTGCAAGGTATAGCTTAGATTTTCATTATTTTTTAACTGATGAAGTAGATGAACGATTGTTTGATACAGTCTTTGGGCAGGGAACTTATACAGAAGCCAGTTTTAAGGAGGCGGTAGATAGAAAAACATTTAAGGAGCATTATTACATGGGTGCTCCTTTTGGAGGTAAGTCGCTGTTATTAGCACAATCTGATACTTATTTCATATACAATCGTATCATAGATCTATTTGAAGCAGGCTATTATAGTGATTGGGATTATTCCGTTTCAGAAATAGAGCTACCACTTGGTGAAGATGCTTATGCCTCTATTGGTATTATTCCTATTGGTACGGATATTACATTTGGCTATTATATGAGCCCAGTTGGTAGTATTATTGCAAGAAACTACTCATCAAAATGGGATAAATATTACGGAGAATATGCTTTGCCTACAATGACTAAGGTGAATGTAAACAATAATTGGAATGACATATTTGCTTTTGCTAATTCTCCCGTTTTATATAGTTATCATGCTTTGGATGCTATGCCACCTATACGAACTGGTTATATGTTTGATGATAATGGCGATTATAAAGAAATGCATGCAGTTCCGCTTAACTATATGATGTCACAAGAAGTGCATCAAAAACATACTGTCAAAGGAAATCAAAGGCTAATAGATAAGAGCTTAGGACAAATGATATATTACTTGTACTTTTCAGGAAATAAAACTTACAAAGATTATTTTGAAGAAATGATACAAAAAATCAAACATTTAGGAAATTTCATGGGAACAAGAAATGCTTTGTCTAACTGGTTAGGCACTGTGTCACCGTCATTCAAAGTTATATATGAAACACATGATTTATTTGATATAGCCAAGAATAATATGCTTATCAAAAACACATTAACTGCTTCTGATTTCAACTACTTCTCTTATTATTACTACAAGTGGAATTCAAATGTCAAGAACGAGTACTTGTATAAGTTATATAAAAGCCTTAGTAATGTTTTGCCACACCAATTCAAACGGTTAGTATATGATATTATACATGATGCCAATGCAGTCGATATGGTTATAAACAAGTTATCTTTTATAAGTAATCCTATATCCAGTGCTCTATATTATGATGCTCGCTCTTATATAACCCATATGAGTTATGACTTATCACAAGGAGATAATGCTATATTGGATGACACAGATGGATGGGTTAATACAAATAAACTATTTACTATTGGCAAGCATTTATATCGTGTTGCGGATAGTGTGGTCACAGGTTTTCATTTTCCTAATTTGCCATTGTATGGATTTGAAAACAATAAATCACAAACTGGCACTTACATTGAGATATATAAGCAAACTCTATCACCATATAGTACAAGCACAGCAGATGATGCATCTCGATATAAAAAATATTTGAAAAGTGTTTTGGAAAATAACTATATAGTTCCATGGTTGAAACCAAACAATTTGACTACAGATAACGAATTTATATACAACATGTTAGATTCTTATACTTTGAACATTGTGAATGCAGATGATTATGATAATAATAAAATCGATATATCACCAAGATTTTACACGAAATTTAGGCCCAGCATATATACTACTTCTGAATTCATAAGTCCTGGCACATATTTACCTTTTGTGGATAACAATATTCAGGAACCTAATAGCTACAGAGTTAATCCATCGTTGTTTTTTGTGAATCATAGTTTTCAACAAACTATGTTCAATAGGCCTGTGTATATGTATTATAACTTTGATGAAAAATCACGATGGCTTGGTATATCTTCTGATAATAGCGTTGATGCAGTTATAAAAGCTACTAATATATCTGGACTATTAGCGAACAGAATGTATTTTGTTTACTTTAATAGTTTTGATTTTATTCAGTATAAATACTATGGGTATTTTTCTCCTTCTTTATCAATATATACTGGATATGTGCCAAATGAAGTATATCTTGTGAGCTATGAATTACACACATATAGTGATGGTTCATGCCCTCCAGTCAATAATACAAATCATCAATTGATACCGGTAACTAATAGTAGTAACATTTTCCAAGATAGTTCTCGTTCTAATATTTCTGTTAGTCTTTGGGCATTCACTTCGCACAAAAGCACGCCATTTATACATAATATAAGTACTAATCCACTTTATTTATCTGAATCAAGTTATTCATTGCTTTTGTATAGAAGCAAAATATCATTTGGATTATTTGAGCCTATTGCAAATATCTACGCTGCGCCAGAAAATATTCTAAATCAACATGTGGCACTTTCTTCTATCAAACTTATATATCACGATCTTAATCTAACTGATACTATTATTTATCATGATTTGTTATGTTATAAATCTTTTGTAAAATATTATATTATATATGATACTTTGCAACCTACTTCTCTTATTAGTGTGCCTTATGATGATACTTGTGGTGTTATAATACAATCATTATCAGAGCCTAAAATAATACCACAATCCAAACTGCAGTTTATAAGGACTACCACTTTTTCTACTATACAAGACAATATTATCAAAGACATCTCTATCATCTTAAACTATGCATTAGGCAGGAGAGCAAGTTCTAAAATACATGGTCAAATTGCTGGCTCAGAAAGCATTTTTGATTATATACCTAGATTCGTATATTACCGTTACAACCCAGCTTACATGGGTACTAATCATCCCAACTTAGGATTAGTGTCTATGTACTATTTCTTCTACCCTCAAACATTTTTGACAAGAACATATTCATTATTCAATATGTTAGACCCTTGGGGATATGATGCTGGCGCTAATGTTCTCAAACACGGACATATAATCACTCATGGTGGATATCCATGGTATGAGGCGCAAATATTTGATTACATATTATGCAATGGATTTGCATATAAAGCTGTTGATGTTCAAACTGACAAAGAAGAGCTGTATGTCTTTGCATGCCCACATCCAAACTATGTGCTGTTTTCTGATGATGGATATTATAAAATGAAGAGAGGAACTGATAATGTGATAGAGGAATATATGCCTGATATGCTATACACAGCACCTCCATTTTATGGCATCAAAAAAGTAGAATATACGTACCAAAATAGGCAAGTATCTTTAAGGCCAGGGCAAAAGTACATAAAATATCGTGATGAAAGTACAGCAACTGTTAGCTTTGAAAGCATGTTTGAAATGCTGTGTTTCCCACAAATATCATTCCCTGCCAACTTTATAACTGATCATGATTTTGATTATGAATATTCGTGGACGCACAATACTAATGGTGGTGTGTATGCTTGTTTTACAGAGCCAACAATAGAAAGCATGGTCGTTCAAACCGATGTAGCATAATTGAAATATGTCATGCAACTGCACTATTAAAGTTGGCTGGATACGTGACACGACACAACAACCTGTTTTACCTTTGGATTATTCTGTGGATATTGTCAAAGTCAATTCTTTAGTGCCTCTTAATGTTACTTTGTTAAGTACAATCAACCAGAGCTCGTCTATGGCTCCAAATCCTAATGTCACTTACGCTATTACAAATGCCAATCCATCTGCCAGCCCCCCAAATACACCATGGAGCAATATAAGAAGCAACATAGACCAAGGGAATTTGAGGAACCCATCACAAATTCAAACGGGCACACTGAACCCCACACCTGTGTCTGCTATTACATCTAATGCTTTGATATCTACCTGTGACCCACAAAAACATGGCGAATACAGCTATTTAATATCAGCAAAACATGGGAATGTATTGGTCAGGAGATTGAATACAAACTACGCAAAAAGATTGACTTATATAAATACCAGATTGAAGATACAAAATATTGTGAATGAAGTGCAAGTAATACAAGAGCTAGAATTAATCAGTGTTTATTATCGCACAGACTACATCACATTTACTATTGCTTCTGAAGATACAAGTATCAATTTCACTATCAACGGTCGTTTGGTAGTGATACCTTATAATGGTAACACAATCAATTACAATGCTGCCGTACAATATGCATTTAGTACTCCTTCAAGCAATACATACACTGTAAACTTACAACATCAACATGCTTCTAGTTATGATAATAGTAATACAGCATATAGCCAAACTTTATACTATGTCATTGTTTTTGACGAAGTTATCTTACGAAAAACTGGTATTCCTGTCAATCAAGCAAACAAATATTTAAGAGTAAATGAATATGGCATCTTATCTTACGTGCATGACGGCGCTATAAATAATGGTTTGTCTTTTAGTTATACTGTTACTACCACTAATCCTACACTAACGTACATATATAGTGGCAGTAACCAAAATGCAAAACTTAGATTACTTTGGAATAATACACAACTTTCAAGAACGGGCGGTACAGGTACTTACAATTACAATATTCGTATGCAAACACGCATATTGAATGGAAGTAATAATAGTACGATAAAACAAAATTCTTATACTATCACCAATGTGCCTTTGGGAACATATAATGATTTATGGGTCTGTGATATTGATCCTACCGTAAGTGCTACATCTGCTCAGCACTATTTTGATGATGAAACAAGGGTGTCTTACAAAGCAGTATTTACGCAAGGAACGAATAGAGTAGCACATTTTTTTCTCACAAATATAGGTGCATCAATGACGTATTCTCAAAACAATCAAAATATTACCACAGATTTGAGTAATATAACAATAAGAAACGATAATCTGTATCCAAATGTTGTTTATCAAGGTTCTATAGTGTCAAGAACTTTATTTGGGCCTTCAATTTCTTCAAGAACATATAGTCCTTGGGGTGCACTTTTGCTAGTTGTTACTATGTCATATAATTCAACTGCAAGCACTTTAACAATGCAATTTCAGATTGCGCACGTAGAGACATACAACACCACAACTATCCCTGGGCCTTCTTATACTCCTACCAACACACCATACACATTTGGCCCACTGACTTCTATTAGTATAAACATATATCGAGGAGTAGTATCTTATACACCTGCCACCACCATTACTTGGAGTCCACTAAGTCCTATTTTTTCTCAGCCTAATTCAAATACCTTAACAGCCACAGTAAATCCTATTTCAAATGTAAACTTACAAAATGAGATTTATAAGATAGTTATCAATAGATTGTCTGCCAATAGAAATGTAGGAAGTGGAACAAACGCCAGAACTTATAGGATAGATATTGGAAATCCAACATACTCTAACACACAACATTTAGGGAATCAAGGGTCTGTGATATTTTATGTTGGTGCTTCTCCTCTACCATCACCAAGTGCGCAACAATAACTTCAAAAAACTATTTTATACTATACAATATACTTGCAACCTTTGTATAAAACTTGTTGTTAGTCGTTATAATACTGAAATTAACTTTTTCATTCTTACTTAGCATCAAATCAAAGTCGTATTTCCTATATTTTGTAAAACTAAATCGCATGCCGTAGATACGCTTGTCATTGAACACATACAGAAAATTTCTCATGTTTTTCGCTAAATGAAATGGCATCAGAATTCCATTTTCAAAAAACAACAACTCATCTAACACCAACCTGTTATTACCAGGAAGAACATAAGTGTTATCTATTTTTTCAACTGGAAACCTCATCTCAGTAAGCTTAACGATTTCTCTTTGTATGAGATATAGCGCCTCAATGAAATCCGCAGGCCTCCCAATAAAATCAGTCATGTTGTTATTTTATCCCGAAAAATTATATTGGAAACACTCGAATCAATATATTGGTGATTTCCACTAGTGCGCCATATATATACAGTACCCATTTCATATTATTATATAGGCATTGCCATGGTTACAATAGTAATATATTTGACCGAAGTAGGCATTTTCACTGCTATATCAACGTACAGGTAATTGGAATAATCTGTATTATTGCTATCATCACATACTATGATATAGTCGTCTGGCTTGTATCTATTTATGTCTATCGTAGTAGATAGCATTTGACGGATTGCTGTTACCACTTCTTTCCGAAGTCTGTCTGTATTTTCCCTACCAACATATTGTTTCAGAAGCACCTTTAGATTTCTGGCAATAGCATTTGCTAATCTTCTAAGATGTTCTTCTTTGAATAAAGTAGCATTGTCAGCAGTGGTTAGGTTATTATTGAATCGCCAAAACCCTTTATACGAATACAAGGTGTTAATTTTCTTGCTTAGCAACAGTTCTCTTTCCGCAGAAGAATAAACTTTATCCACAGGGCCAATAGGTATCAGAGATTCGGTGAAGATAGGACTAAACTCATCAAATCGTCTGTATTTTCCCGTTATACCTAATGCATACAAATTGGATACGGGAAGCATCAAAGGAGCACCTAAACCTTCCCATTTGTAATAACCGGCGGACAAAAATCCTATGTTAGATATAGCAATAGTATGTGAGAAACTGGCTGATGTGTTGAAAGGCGTATTCACTACACCAATAGCAGGGACCTTTTCTCCTACTGAATTCATAGCCCAACTAATGATTTGCGGAGCCAAAGCATCAAAATTACTTTTGGTTGTAGTGAAACCATTGTCTATTATGACATCAACCATGTCTAAACGTTCTAACGCTTCAATGAAAGTAGTATGAGTGGGTGGGAATACAACAGATACAGTGGGCACTTGCACAGGAATTCTTAGACCAGGCAAAACAGTAGTTGCATGCTCTATGTTATAGGATAAGCCAAGAGACTGTATATCACTATAAATATATTGTTCAATATTTGTACCCACATCCTTTATAATAATAGGATATATGTAAAAATTAAGAGAATTACCCACATAGTTCAGCGTACAAACCGGTGTGCCGCTGGAAATAAAATAAATAGCGTCGTTATGTGCTAAGAAACTGTTTGAATCTTGAGTATTATTGATAGTAGGATTCGAGTTTATAAAGAAAGAAGTGGCAAGATTATTAGGACATGCATAAAATGTATGTTGCAAACTAATGTCATTTATAATAACATTTGTATAAGCAAAATTGCACGATATATTAAATAGACTGTTGCTTGTATCATAATTTACATTAATGAAAAAGTAGTCATATGATATATTTGTACTATTTGTTCCATCTGTTATGTAAAATTCGCCAAATCCATCTAGGTCTGTATCAAAAGATGTAACAAAATTGCCTGGATATATAGTTGTGTTTGTGTTGTTAGTATTAAAAGCATTAGCGATTAGAGGGTTAAATATGCCTACCATAGTAGAGGTTTGACTTAAAGTAACACCAACCAATTGTGTCATTTGTGCTGGGCCTGTTGTGCTATTTATTGATAATATTCTGGTTACCAGTTGCTTATAATAATCACTGTAACTGGATGGCGAATTGAGCACAGAACCATTTGCATCTAATATACGAGCTCCTATATTGTTGTCGTTATAAACCACTGCATTTGGCAATTGTGCACATAGATATGCATAAATATTACCAGATTGAATGGAAAAAACAATACACACTTTAGAAGCAAAGTTTCCAAACAATAAATTGTGGTCATTATCACTTATCAAAACAGTAAATGTTATGTTCGATGTGGTTAATGCAGAATACTCAATATATTGCTGATTTTGGTATGTATGAATGTTGTTATTGGGTGCAGAAAATGTATAAGCATAGTTGTTGCTGCCTTGGTCTGTTAGTGTCAAACTAAAGCCAGGAAGCGAAGATAATAGATTATTAATCAAGTCTGATACAGTAAAGTTAGGTGGTAATATACCTGCATAATATGTACGTAATCGCGCATAATATTCCACTAAGCCTGTATTTGTATCATAGACACCAAGCATATATAACGGAACTGTATTTAAATTAGTGCCATCGTAATACAACAAATCCATGGTGCCTAATGCGTACAGACGCTTTGGGTCAACCAGATATGTACTTTGTGTCACTTGTTTTTCTCCAACATCAGGAGATAGATACAAATCTACTTGTCCCGCCAAATGGTAACTGTTTTTGAGAGATAAATGCTCACTCATTATTTGAGCAGGTGTATAACTGTTTCCAGTATTGGGGTCTTTCATAAACTTATCTATAAATTCTGATGTTGATGTAATATGTACTACTCTTCTTGCCATTTCTTGTTCTAACTCATCAGTCAAAGAATGATACCATTGTGAATACAAATAAGATCGTATTACACCTCCAATCTTAGGAGGCCCAGGTAATATAGTAAGGTTTACCTCTGGATAAACAACCTGCAAATCATATGCAACCCATGGCTCTAATGGTGGATTATTCGGGTCAATCTCTATTAGCAGATGAATCACACTATAATTATGCTGAAATGCTGAATCGTTTGGCAGTGAATATAAAATGACGAGAAACATATTCTCTATTCAAACTTCTCGTCGTTCTAACATACAAGTTGTCTAATATAGTTGTGATTTCAGATAAATGCAAGACCATTCTGTTCATTATCATATAATCCTGTGCAAATAAGTATATGATTTTTATAAACTGCGTTATACTTAGTTTTGTATAAGCGACGAGATTATGTATTTCTAAGTGATATATGTTGTTAGCATGCTCATATAACCAGACGACTTTATCAAATGTAAAGAATTTGCCATTAGGATATAGCGGATTATCACTAGTTTGTAGTTTGAAAGCATAAAATATCTTTGATGTGCCCTTTGCTACATTGGCTATGCTCATAATATTGTATTTTATGTGCTCTTCTATATCAAATGCTCTGTTAACCATGTATCCTAAAATATCAAAATACACTGCACTGAACTGATAATACTTTTTAATGATATGTATAGTTCTAACAGTGTCTAATATCAGACGCTCTAAATCTGTCACAGAGCAATTATACACCAATCATGCATTTATCAAAAAAACCACAAGATGAATTGTATAATTATAACATGAGAGCTTTGAGGATAGAGCTAAACAAAATAGATGATAAAACTAAAACTATTCTTGGTTATCTTACATATCATGCCGGGAAACTTTGGAATGAGCGTAATTATCTCTTACATAATAAATTGGCTAAAGTAAATAAGTATGATATATACAATAAAATCAAAAATACTTCTATTCATAAAAAATCATTTGCAATAGAATACAAATCAAAAGAGTAAGGTAGCCCTGAGTTTGCTGTATACAGCAAATAGGGGTAGTAAGGTGTGGTGACCACCTGGGTAGGATAAGGTTTCATAAGACACAAACTCCTACAGAAGCTACCACTTCTTGAAGTGGTAGTAGTTCACTTCGGGTTTGTATAATTACAGCATGCGCAAAGGGTGTGGTTGTGGCAGACCTATTCGTCCGTAATCTAGTTGTATTACTTTTGTTTCTTTTTCCCTTCCCCTCCTTTGCTTTTGGAGGGGAGCGTTCTTATTTTTATTATAATGAGCAATACAGAGTTTATTTTTTTAGGAAGTTCATAGAAATAAACATGATGTATGAAGGTGTTTCGTATGATGTTGTTGATGTCGGCAATTATCATAAAGGCAAGTTTTATGGCACTATGTGGGGTATGACTTATGGGTATTATACCAATGTTTGTCGATTTGAACAAGTGTCTGTTGATAAGTTCAGAACGTTTTCTTATGATGATATATTGGACCTTTTTTATGCGTGCAATTATGATATGACAGAAAAGTACAACATGGGTATTACCTCTATGTATTTGTATGTGTTTTATATCTTTTTTAGCACTAAATATAATTTTTTGTATGATTGTGCTTCTATATATGAAGATTTTGAAGATTGTTTAGAGAACGATGATAAAGTATTTTTGGTGTTATTGAAGAAAAAGCTGGAGAATCGTATGTCTGTGTGGATAAAAAAGAATCCTGTTTATGTCAATGGTTTGAGAAGAAAGTATTATAACTACTATAATGATTGCAGTCGTTATATCTTTTATGCCTGTGATATGCGTCCAAATGCATTATGATGGCACTCTTTTTTTAGTGTTATCTATTGTTTTGTGACATTTGGATAATTGCTATGTGGGTTCAAAAAAGAGAAAGTATAAAATACGGGTAGAAATTTTGTCTTTTGGTGATAACTATATTGAATTTCTTTTTGCTGGTGCTTTATCAGTAAATAATCTTTATCGCAACAGGAAAGGTCGTGTCAAGCCGTACATACAAGCTAAGTCTATTGTTTATGATTATATTCAAAAAAGGTATGGTAATGCATGTGAACATAAATTTTTGGTGTATGATGCTTATAGGTTTCGTTATTTTTTTATTTTCAACAGTAATAAGCGTAGAGATGTATCAAACTATGTAAAGTTTTTTGAAGATGTAGTTTTTAGGTTGTTTATCAAGGATGATGATAGCAAAGTGCAAGAAATACATATGCAGAAAGCAATAGGCAAAATAGGCAATATGAATTATGTGCGTATAGAATGGGACAAATATGAAGAAAAGAAAGAAAACAAAGAGAAAATCGTTGAACATGTAGCACAAAAAATAAAAGAGCAAAACAGTATGGAATCGTGAATCACTTATAGTTCTTTGTTGATTTAGTAAAATTATACTATGATTGTAACACAAGAGGATATTCTGCAGCAAGTAGAAAAATTAGAAAAGGCTCTATATAAAAATCCGGAGTATGAAGCTTTTGATAGGTTTCTTGCTAATTTTACAAGCACAAAGCCTTTTTATATCAATGCCAAAGACATCCCTACTGTTTTAGCTGAGGCTATAGGAGATTTGAGGCATAATCTTTTATCCAGTGCTCTTGCTCGTAGTTCTGGTATGGTTGCCAGAACACCTGCTTTCGTTTCGTATCCTGGTACTGGTAAAACTAAGAGTATAGTCGACGTATTAGAAGAAATGGTTAAGAATGGAAGTATTACTAAGTTTTTATCACACGATATGATGCGCTATGACCCTCTCTCTGCTCCGTTTGGTGTGACGATTGTAATAAAAGAAAAAGAATTAGAAGGCGGTGTAAATGCTGAATGGCAGAAGGCTATGGATTATTTTTCCAGCAATGTAGATAAGTTGAGCTTTTTGGAAGATTTTGTGTTTTCTGATGTAGCGGCTACTATATTTTCTGATGGTACATATGTAAGTCGAAGACCTAACTTTTTGAACAAGTCAATAGCATCTATAAAAGATAATGCTTTTTATCAAATGTTGTATGATATTGGTGCTGCTTTGCATTATGGGCATAGTAAGGCAGATATTCAAAAGTATGTGGCAGCTGTAACGGAGCTTTTAAAAACTTATAACTATGCGGCTTTGATTCGTGTGTTTGCTTTGTTTTTAGATTCGGTGAGTGTTGTCAAAGTAGAGGACAGAAGCGTGTTGTTGTCTTATTTGGATTTATCAAAAGGCAAAGTGCATGCTTTATCTTATTACATGACATTTTTGCTGTCTTACTTAGCTGTAAGCATGCAGCAATCTATTCAGAAGTATCAACAGGAAGGTGAAGCAGCGATCGAAAGTGTGTTGTTGAAGTATGAAGGCTCTATTTTGTTAGTCCTATTGTTCCCGTTTGTAGCTTTTGCTAATGACATGTTTTTGCAGTTTCATGATAGGATTCAAAACAAAGCCAAGTTGGTTTCTGATTTAGGTCGCATGCTTACGGCAATATGTGGTAGTGAAAAGGTTCAATTATCTTATGGTAGTGCAGAAGGGTTGGTGAGTTTTAGTGATGAGCACTTTACAGATTTCTCTGGGAAAGCCAGAGAAAATCTTGGGAGTGATGCTTATGAAATAGTAAGACAGTATTGCAAAGGTTTTGCGGCGCAATCTGAGCTTATATCTGATGAAGAAAGTATTTTTGTCCAGAAGTACATGAATTGGGTAGATTCTTTGACTATCAGTGACAAGGCAGATGGTGTGTATAAGTTGATATCACAATATGCGAACAAGCGAATAAATCCTGTAAATACAGCTGTTGTCAAAATCGTTTTAGCACAGTTCCAAGAAGATGAGGGTGAGCGCTTAGAGGCATTCAGTGATAATGTGGAAACCAAAGCAAAGACCAAGTTATCTGATATAGCTTTATCTATTATAAGCTCTGCTCGCACTGATTTGGTTAAGTATGCAGAGGTTTTCAAAACGGTGCATAGTTTTTCTAATGGTGTTGCTTCTGTTTATATGGATAGGATTGTGAATAATACTATAGCTAGTGAAAAGTACTTTAAGTGGAGCTATGAAGATGTGTATAATCTCTATTTCTTAGGGCAAAAGTTAGGGGATAGCAATAAGATAAGTGATATTTTGCAAAACAGAGAGGAGAATAAGTTGGTTTTTGTGTTTCCATCGGTAGTGCAAAGCTTTATAAACGAAGCGAGAAGTGCTTATTTGAAGTACAAGAAAAGTGTAAGTTCTATTGTCAATAAAGAGATACAGTCTAAGGAGATTGTGGCTGATATTAAAATGGTGGATAATCCTCCTATTTATGTGTTATTTTTAGATGAAGTGTTTCATTTGTTCTCTGGTGAAGGTGCTCCTATTGTTGCTTCAATTTGGGATGGTTTAGCAAATAGGATGGATATTTTCCCTCCGAACATGCTTTTAGTGTTAGCGGGCAATGCTCCGGCCGTGCAGTTCTTCAACAATCTGAATAACCCTGGTTCTAAGACTAAGATATCTGTTGATAGCATGAAAGCTTTCTTTGACAGACTTCGATTGTATTTTGTGAATCCGGATGCGGAGTTTGTGCAAAGAACTTCTATTGATGATCAGTTAGATGTGTTTAATGCGATTGTTAGCAGTGATGCTATGCCTGAAACGGTTGCAAAGGCTAAGAAGTATTTGATACAAGCTTATACTGAAGGCGTTAAGGGTGATAATCCATTTGACTATTACTATACTGTAGTTGCTCCGAGAGCAAATGAACAAAAGATTAAGCAGAGTGCTGGCGTATTAAGGCATATTGTTAACTATGCTACTGACTATGTAGGGAAGGATGTCAATATAATACATCAGAAAGTGCAAAAAGAAAGTGAAGTGGCTTATTTGAACATATTGTTGAGTGCGTTAGATGAATTTTATAAGAAAGTGTATGTTGGGCATGAGAATGCTCCTGAGATTGTAAAAAGATTTTATGATAGTTACAAAACGTTCTTGGCTGAAAATGCTGATGTTATTTCAATCGTGAAGTTTTCTGTCTCTATAGTTCCTACGTTGTTGAATGCTTATTATCAAGTTCAGACTGTAATGCGAAAGTATGCTTATGCTGCATTAGATGAGCGAAATGCACATATTGGTGGTAATGCTCTTGATAGCTTGACTTTCATGATAGGTAATGCTATCAATGCTGCCACTGATACGATTCGTGCAGAAAAGGGTGCTAATGCTTCTGAGCCTTTGTATAATGCTATGTTTTTGACACTTGCGTCTTTACTGTTTGTGTTACGTGTATATAGAAACAACGAAAATGGTGTTGTTAATCTGTCTCGTATTTTTGATAGTGTAGCTTTAGATTTGGTAAATGTGGAGGTTGGTTCTTATGCTATGCCGCTAGTTTATGCTGTAGATGATTCACTTAGAAAGTTATTGTCTGTAAGCACAGACAAAGGTGTGCATGAGCGTGTGTATTTTGAGGATTTGGATTATTTTGATTTAGCCAATTACCCTGTTAGATTAGGTGTAATGTTTGTGAGCAGCAGTGATGATACTATAAAGATACTCCAGAATGCTTTATCGCAATATGAGAGTGCGGCTTTGGCTATATTGACTATAGGTAGCATAAAAGGACTTGCGCGCATGTTAGAAGTTGTACCGAGTGGTGGGTATATTATGTTCCCTGTTTTAGATGTTGAAGGTGTGACTGTTGAAGATAAAATAATGATCTACAAAGCCACAGCTCTTGTTTTCATGGCGTTAATCAATAAGTTTGTGGGTGAAGACATGAAGCTGAATACATTAGCTGATGTTGGGCCAAACAAGTTTATGGCTATTCTGACCAATGTATTTCGTCAAAGCCAAAGAACGGTGACTTCTGATATTGCTAAGGCATATAGAACTATTGATATGTATGCCGCTAATCTTTTTAGGATGTATTTTGTAGACAAAAACCTGAAAGATATATTGGATGAATTTTTGCCTATGAATAAAGTAGAGAATTTAGGTAAGTCAAAAGATGAAGTGGTGAGTGTGTTGTTGGATATGTATAATAAGATAGTTTCTGACTATCGACCAGTTTTGTTTGGCAGTTTATACAAAAATCTTATTTCGTGGCATTTGAAAACTGAGGAAGACATAAAGATAGAGTATCATTATAAGCCGCTTAAAAAGTTGTTATATTATAAGCTCACCAAGCCTAATGCTGGTGTGTATAGTACTGATTATGCGGCTTTGATAGATGGTTCAGGTGCAGCTGACTTAGATGTAATTATCAAGAATGGTGCTTTATTAGATTTTGTGCTTCTTGTGCCTTTCTTCAATCAGGTGAAATCTACGGCGTCTAATTTAGCGTTGTCTATTTTATCTAACTTGATGTACATGTTTTATACAAAAGATTTATCGTCTATAAGAAGCGAATTACAAGGCAGAAATATACAAGAGCATAGAAGTGTATTACTTTCTAACATTGGCATTGATTATAAAGTATATGAGTATGTAAAAACTATCATAGAGAAGGGTAAGGCATCTGGTACTTTGAGTATAGATGATATACTCCCTGATTTAGACCCTAAGAAAGTAGGCAAAGTGACGAGTGGAGACATTACGTTTAAGAGTCAAACAGGTCAAGTCAGCAGACACGAAGGAAAATCTGCTTTATTTGATGTTATGAAAAAGATGGCTGGAAGTTTTGACGCATATAATGAAACCTACAAAGAGTTTAAGAAACTGGTTGTAGATATGTTGTCTAATGTTACCGTAGAGGAAGTGGATTATTATGTTTTATTGGATTTTATTCTGAGCACTTTATGTAAGAACTTGAATCTTATGTTTATTTATCTTTTAGTGCTTGTCAACAAATTGAAGTCTTATACGCCTACTACTGGTAAAAGAGGCAGAAAACCTAAGTCTGTCAAGGCAAGTGAAGATATAATGACTGTGGCTATTAGTATGTTTGAGTACATACGCAACATGATGGCTTCCATAATTGCAGTAGCGTATGGTAATGCAACTTATGCAAAATCACAAAAGGGTTCTGCGGATGTTATGAGTATGATTGAAAAGCATATGATAGAATTTGCTAACAAGCTTGGCACATTTAATGGCACTATTGGCATGAGTGGAGGTAATGAACATCTATTTGCAAATGTTGCTGCGGATAATAAGCCTGGAAGTGATTTGATTAGAGAGATAGTATCTTATGAGTATAGTAATCCCTCTGATTTAGTTGTCAAGATTGTACAAGCCTTAGAGGTGTATAAAAGGAAATATTTTGATACGGATGAAATGGTTAAGGAGTTGTTTAGCACAGAGGATATAATATCGATAATAAATGGTAATCCTAATGCGACTTTATTCTTTGAGACTAGTTTAGACTTGATGTTGCTTTTTGAGAATGCCATCAAAGTGCTATCTGATAGTGGTACAGATGCTTTAGTAAGAAGTTTAGATTCTGTGAAGGTGACATTCCCTTATTTATCGACGTTAGCACAAGATATTATTTCTCTTATGAACACAAATCTTAAGCATAATAATGTCAATAGAGGTAGCAAACTAAATAAAAAGTGGGTATTTATTGATGCATTAGATGCAAAAGGTAGCTTTATGTTTGTGCCTACAAAGATATATGTAGATTTTGAAGGGGCGTCTGTGGGTGCTGAAAATTGTATTAGATATTTTGGCTTTATTGTTCCGCAGTGTTCTGTGAATGATCAAAACATTATGTCACAGCGCAATATGAATAAGATGGCTTACATAAATCACAGTAAAACTTATATCATAGAAAGTATTGATTTAGCATTAAAGAATGGTTCCAGTAGATTTTTGATACCTTACTTATCTGATTCGGATGATTTGAAAGTTATGCTTCAGGTGATATCCCATTTGCGTGTAGAAGGAAATGTTGGGGCTTTTGGTCAGATATTGGCTTATACTTTGTTGCCTTATACTTTCCAAACAGAAGATATAGAGGAAATGAGGAAGACTATAAGATCTATTGCCTCTTCTTCCAATAAAATAGAAACATTTTTGTCTGTAATATCAGACAGATGTAAGCATCTGCATTTGTTGCTGCTGCTTGTGGCTGTTAAGTATCCATATACGGACTTTGCTAAGGCTGTTTTGAGCTACATACAAACAAACAGTGAAAGTGGATATGCACATGTTTCTGAAATAGAGAAAGCCAAGAAAGAGTTGTTTGGTGCGAAGGGTATTAGTGAAAATGATGCTGAAGCACAGAAGTCAGAAATGAAGTCGTTTTCTAAGCGGAAGTATTTTGCTGCTGTGTATAGTGGATTGACAAAAGCAAAAGCGGTGCCTATCAGTCCTATTGAGTTTATCATAAAGGAATAAGTATAATTGCTATATGGTATCTAAAGAGGTATTGAAATATCTGAACTTTGCTACTAATAAGCTTGCTAAAGACAGTAAAGCTCCACATTCTAATGTTTCTATTAACTTTGCTATAAAATCTGAGAAAGGTGGTTCTTATGCTACTTTGCAAGATAGTTTGAAGTATAAGAAGAGCAATAGCGTGATGGTAACAAGTGGAGATGAGTTGAAGTTAACAAATATTATAAATATTTCAGAAACGAAGTTGAAAGTGTTAGATAGTTTTACAGGACAGTTAATTGACAAGGATGTTATCTTACAAGAGACTGGAATGAGTGATAGTAAGTATCTTTGTGGCACTGCTGCTTTTGTTTTCAATGTAGTAGTGCATGAGGTAACGCATGCTGTTAATTTTCATGTATATTCTAAAGGGTTTGAAAGGATGATTAACTATTATTTAGATGTGCAAAGTTCTGGGTTTAATGTGTTATCTGAATCTTATTCTGCTGATTTTCCTAGAAACACAGTAGCTATGAGATATAGTAAGGCGCCTTCTGTATTTTTCCTGTATCCGTACAATAACTTTGTGCGAGGATGGGCAGAAGTTGAGGCAGGAGCTGCTGGTTTTACTGCTGCTGTTTTTTATGTGGGTATGGTGCTGCGTTGTATTTTGTATTTGCTGTCTGTGCATGAGGATGATCAATATAGTACTTTCTATGGTTTATACAAGAAGTCTAATTTTGATGTAGATTCTGATCCTTTACCTGCGTTGTTTGGTGAGTTAGTTTATCCTATTTTAAGTGGCAGTATGAGGCCAGAGGATTTGGATAATATGTTATCCAGCGATGACTTATGGGTCAAGATTTATGATAGTGTGTATAATCTTTTAGTAAAGGGTGTTCAGAGCAAAAGGCTAATGGAAGGAGCGCTTGGGTTGAATGAGGTCTTTAGAATGATTAATGATAACTTTGAATATAACTATGGTTTTCACAAAGTAATGCGATATATGTTTGGGCTTATAGATGATGATTTACAGGATAAATTTTTGAACATGCTATTTCGTGCTGTAGCGGGCGAAGTGGCGTACTCGTTGAAACATGAATTGTTGAATGATAAGAGTCGGTTGATGGGTGTATTGAAGAAGTATATGGGTGTTTCCATAGATAAAAGTTTTGCTGATATTATTCGTGATTTGAAGCCTGTATTATATGAAGCCTATGCGTCTGTGATTATATATTCACTTGGTGATATTGCTTTGTCTGCTGATTATATTGCAGGGTGGTCTGTTGCTATGACACCTTATTTGATTAAGTTGTATGAGAGAATAAGGGATTTTGATAGTTTAGTGTATGGGATGCGTGATGTTAGTGGATTGAATTTTATTTCACAGATTTTGAGAAAGCCGGAAGGAGCGGATTATTATACTAATACTATGAATATATTATTGCGTGGTCTTTCGGCTATTATTCAGGTGTCTGGTGGTCCTGAAGATTATGCTGAGCATTTAGTTTTATCAAAAAATGTAAAGCACATTAATATCGGTAGTTTGAAGTCTTCTTTGTCACAAATGATTTCTTATTCCGTATCTTTAGGGGTATATGATATGCTAGATACGGCTAATGATGGTAACAAAGGATTTAGGCAAAATTTACAGAACTTACATTATACTGTTAGCAGTAAATATAGTGGAGCTAGTGATGTAAAAAACGACAAGTTTGGTGAGGTTTTAACTTTATATAATTCAGGTAGTTTGAATGTGTTTGCTGGCGCTGGAACTCCGTTTTTATTAGTGAAGATGTTTGCCATATTGAGCACTAACTGGGCGTATAATATTGCAGAAGACATTAAGTCTTCTTCTACGGATGTGGTCAAGATTTTTAGTGCGGATAGTTTAGGGGAAGCATTATTCAATACGATTGAGAAGCTATCTGAAGATTTAGATGCTATTAGAGACAAATTTGTTAGTCTTGTGAAGCAGAATGTGTATTCTTCTACGAATAAGATTATCAATATAGCGTCTTTTGAGCACATTGTTCCTTATTTGTATCCTACCAGTGTTAGCGATTTTAGTGTGTTTTATAATGCTGTTGGATGTCAAATGCGTGCTTATGAGTATGGCGCAAAACTACATAAGATGATTACAGATCATGAAGAACTGAAAAGGTTAGTAAAAGAGAAAAATGACTTGATAAACAAGATTAGTGGAGATACTGATGGTTCTAAAAAGAAAGATACACAGCAAGAACAAGACATTTTATCTCAGATAGAGCAAATGCAGAATAATATTGATACTGTGCTCAATAAGATTGTATATGAGTTTATTAAAACTATAACGACTAAGAATATATGGGAGCTGTGGCCTGAGGTGCATCCAGAAGAGCAAGAAGAAGAGGAAGAAAAGCCACAAGAGCCTAATAAGAAAGAAGTCCCTATGACGAAAAAGCAATTGGTTGAAGTGTTGCTTAAGATATTGCATCAATATCAAGATGATTTATATAAATTTTTCATGGAGTCTTATGGTGTTTTACAAAAACAAACCTTGGAAGTATATGAACAATATGCTTCTATTTCACTGCCACAGGATCCTAAAGAAATCAATAGGTTATTGGAGAAGTTGAATGTGTTTAGTACTATTATCAATCAAATTCCCACCGCTAAGGAGTTTTTGAAGAACACGAATGAGGCTATGAATGCAGTTGAGAATCTTGCACAAAAATATCCTGAATACGCTCGTGATATAGAAGATATTGCAATGTATATTCATGCGAGCGCTAGTTCTTCAGGACATTTTTCCAAAAGAATCAAAGTTGGCAGCAAGAGCAGCCAACGCAGAAAAAGAAGAGTTCGTGTATAATGGTTTCGGGTTTAGCATAATTGGTAAGTATGATTAGGGAAAACAAGTTGTTGGAAAAGCAGCTCGTAGGTACTGCTTTAGACATAATGAGCAAATTTAATATAGTTCCTCCTAGTGCTGGTGGTGGAGGCAGTTCGGGTCCGCAGCCGCCTTTGAAGCCTCCGACTCCGCCTGAAGATGAGCCTAAGAACAAGAAAGGTAAAGGCAAAGGTCAGGAAGGCGAGCCGCAAAATAAAAAGAAACAAGAAGAGAAAGACGAGGAAAAAGATAAAGACAAGGAAAGAGAAGGTGAAGATCAAAAGGAAAAGGAAGAACAAAAAGATAAAGGAGAAGACGAGAAAGAGCAAGAGGATAAAGAAGATGAAAAAGAGGGAGATGATGAAAAGGAAAACGAAAGTGACAATAAAGAAGGTGACGACACAGGAACGGGCAAAAAAGCAAAAGATGTGCAAGAGGCAATAGAGCAGCTTAAGGAGATGAATGAAGATGGTTCTCTTGATGATGTGATAAAAGATTTGCAAGAACAATTGGATAAGCTAAATAAGCAAGGAGTGGAAGACGAACATAAGATAGTTGATGGGGTTCCTGATTTTGAAAAGAAAGTGTATACTCCACGACCCGGAGAAAAGGATGATATTGATAAGAAGTATATTGAGCGCACTATAAAGGATAATGAGAGTAGGGAAGTTACTGGTGAAGCTAGTGGCGCACGTGGCATTTTATCTGCGTTAGTCAAGGATAGTAATACAGATATTGCTGTGGTCATTGAGTATTTGTTATCTACTATTATCAAGCAAGGGCAGACTATGAATGATATGTTTGAAAGCAAGTCTGCTAAGGCTACTAAATTATCTGAAGATGTGATTAGTTCTGTTCAGAGAGAGCGTTCTCCGGCTCAGGCGCAAAGAGCAGAGACTATTCGAAGTGGTGATAGTGGTTCTTTGGTTTTGAATCCTATGGTAGGGAGTTCTGAGAGTGATTATTTGCAAGCTACTGTGGCTAAGTCTATTCTTATATCTATAGACGATTCGGGGTCGATGCATAGCTTTTTATCTGCGGCTATGTCAAGTGATCATATTGATCGATTGTATTCTCAAATATCTAAGGATATTGACAAAGCCCTAACCAATAGTGATATAGAATACATAATGAGCATCAGTTCCAATCTACAAGCGCATTTAGAGGATGAAAAGTTGTTGGATATAATAAAGAGAGTAGCGGAGGCTTTGTATGTTTCGAAAGACAAGAATGTGATATTATCGATGCTTTTGGCCAGTATTATGCGCAATTTGCATCTGATTAGTTCATCATTTGGGCATTTGATGGGTATAGGTTATTGTTCTGAGGCTCCGTTTTCTTATTTGTGTGGCTTACCTATTGTAAGGTCTGCGGCTGGTGGAGGGTATTATATTGAGCTGAGTATGAAGGAGGCTGTGACGAGTGGTGCTTTGAGCACAAAAGGTGTGTCTAACAAGGGCAATTTGACGCCTGAGTATGTAGCAAACAAGCCCAAAATCAATAAATTTTTCAGTAATGTTCATGGTGGCAATCAAAGCGCTTATGATGTGGGTAAGTCTTGGGGTACTTTATTTAAGCATTTCTTTACCTTGTCTGCTGGTCTGAACAAGATGTTGGGTGTTAGTGAGCACGTGCATTATGATTGGGCTATTGGTATTATGCATTTGACAGATTTATTTTATGAGGTTTCCAACGGTTTTGTGAAAGGATTTTATGATGGTTTGAATAATGCTAAGGTACCTTATAAAGTCAGTTTCTTGTCTCCTTATAACAAAAAGGTTGCTGACTTCAATACTAATGAATTTGCAGATCGTGTGTTAAGTACAGAACAAATGAAGGAGATAGCAAAATATACGACGGCTGTAAAAGTCAAATTTGACTCTGATACTGGTGTGCTTATTGGGTACGATGCAGATACGGGTGAGCCGTTTATTAGTTGTAAGATTATATTTGCTGATTTAGCTATCTTTTCGTTTGGTTCTAGAGATAATGATTTATCACATTTGAAGGCAGATTATGAGGCCGTAAAAAATAGGTTGAAAGGAATGGATTTGAAGAAGGTGATAGCTTTGTTAGAGGAAGGGTATGGCATGGATACTTTATTGTTGAATTCTTATAAGGTATTTAGTGAGAATCAGGCTACTGTTGCTGTTTTGCTCTTGCTGTCTAAGATATTTAAGCTGAAGATTTTTATGGATAGCTTAGACAAGGACCCTAGTAAGATAAGTGTAAAGAATTTGCATGAGATGGTGTATGAGTATAGGAAGCAGATATTGCATTCTGGGCAAGTTATACAGCATATTTTATCGAGGGTTGCTCGTGCAAGAAATAAGTCATCAGGAAGTATAGGTTTCAGGTTATCAAAGAGTGATAGAGACTTAGATGCGTTTATTATGAGTTTAGGTTCTTATGATAAAGTACCTGATAACTATGTGTCTGCTATTTATGAGAGTGATTTATCAGTATTCAATGGGGGCGATAAGAAGGGAATACACTTTGATTTGAAGGAGTATTTGAAGCGTTCTGTACCTTCTATTACGGTAGCTATTTGATGTAGTTTAACCTATGTTGTGCAAGAAGTCTCCATCTTCTATAAGATGGAGATGAATTGCTCTTGAAAAAATTTCGGTTTCGGTGTATAATATTCTTAGTAGGGCTGGAACGGTCCGAATTTACGCCTGTGGAGATCGCTAGTAAGTGGTCGATGAAGCAGGAAGCTCCCACTTCTATAAGTGGCGGGTAGTTCACTATAGTAAAGATTGTTTTGAATATTTTGTACAATTGTATTTGTGAGTTGTGCTTCACTTAAGGATTCTAATGTTGTTGTTCATGCAGATTGTGATCGAATAGTAAGGGATAGACATAATGGATCTGTTATAAAGGCCGTAGTGACACAGGCAACTTATAATCTTTACAAAAACGAATTTAGATATTTACTGAATAATAGTTTGACTGCTAGTTTAGTGATGGCCATAATGAATTTAGGGTATGCCAGTGGTCTTCATCCGTGGATATTGGCCACACAAGCTTTTAAGGAGTCTCGCTATCGTTGGCAAGTTATGGTGAGCTCAGGTTCTGATGCCAAAGGACTATTTCAATTTTTAGGTGATACATGGCTGGATCCTGTGAAGATTGTTGCGCGCGAGTATAGTGTGAACTTGCAGTTTAATATAGACGTATATAAAAATCTGTATTATGCGTACAACAGTCGGGGCCCTGATTTGGATAGTAAATATAAAGTTTTAGAAGAATTTGAAATTTTGAGTGGTTTTTACAGGGTAGTGGCCCCTTGGAATGTTGCTGGTGGTATTGCGTATCAGCGTTTGATTTTCACGAATTTCAGATATTTGAATAATGGTTTGTACTTTCGCACCATAATGTCTCATTATTGCGGTCTTCAGTTTAATTGTAATAAGAATCCTCATTACTTTGATGCGGTTCCGTATGCTGTAGATGTTTTAGGGAATGCTGTCAAAGCTCTTGTTGACGTTTGGGTTGAAAAATTTGGGGAAGATCCACGAAAGTGGCCTAAGGCCAAGTGGCCTGCTTTCAGTGACTATAATCAAAATAAGGTTTTTAGGAAGTATAGTGTGTCGCAACTTCCAAGTTTTCAACAAATGTTAGGGTACAATGCAATATGGAGTAAATTAGGTATATCTTCTCCACATATTTATACATTCCAAGAATCAGTAGATTTAGGGAATCAAAAGATTCCTGCCCTATCGTATGTAGAAGCAATTGAAAAGAGGAAAAGCGCAGATATTGTATACAATGTCAGTTTGCATCCTGCGCCATACTATGATAGTGGCGTAACTATACGAGACTTCAATCCTATAACCATGATACCATCAGAGTATGCTTAGTATCAGCAAAGATTTGCGAAACATTTTACCGAATTATTTTGATGATAGGCTTAAGGATAATCTTGTAGATTTATTATCTCCATATATCAGGCGTTTAGATGCTTTGTATAACAACTATTTAGACAGCGTTGGGAATGCGGCGTATATTGGTAATATAGCACAGACGATGTTTAGGGACATGTTGGTCACGTATGCTTTGGATAAGTTTCAGAATGTTGAGGCGTTAGTGCATCCGTTTTTGTTAGCAGAGAGCATTTCTGCTGTTATCAACGGAAATGTAGCAATAGAGCCTGGCACTTTGTTGTACAATGAGGGCAATATATTTTTCTATTTATGGCCTGAGGGCAGGTTTAGTATTGGTTCAAATGTGTTATCTGTAAATAATGTTAAGATATACTTTGCTGATCAGGCCATGTTTCAGGTGACTAAAAATGCTTCTAAGGTCATAGAAATAGAGCCTGAGCGAGGGAAGATATCCAGTGCTATTGCAATATCTGTGCGAGAGGTGATCACAGCAGATATATTTTTTGATAGATATTTTCCTATGACTGATAATGTATTAGAGTTTTATGATGTGGTTCAAACGGATGACTCGTATGATATTCTTATACTTCGTAGTTATTTAGAAACCGTGCGTTTGTATTTTTCTGAGCGTTTTTTACAAAAATATGGGAGTCAGGAGGTTACTATCAAGTATCTTAATATACCCAATAGAAATCCTCCTGATATGATGAGTTATTGGAATGAGCGTATGGTTAATCGTTTGCGACTTCCACTTAGTATTGCTTTGAAGCCCAATAGTTCTGGTGGGTATTATTATAATCTTACCAGTGCAGAAGTTCCTGGATATCGTTTAGCATCAATGAAAAGTGTTACAAAGAAGTATAAGTACAATGGATACATTAGGAGTGTTAGTGATATAGCTGCTTGTTTGCAGGAAAATGTGAGCAATATTTTAGATATTGAAGTCATACCGTACATATTGAGTGCCAATGATGTGAATTCTTTGAACTTCAGAAAAATAGTATATTTTATTGTGCTTATTGCTAATTCTTTTAGCACTACAAACAGTGAGGCTGAAGTGAATGAGTTTATATCGGGATTATCGTCTTACTATTTGGATTACATGTCTCCGTTTAGAACTTTGTTACTTAAAAATAGTGATAATATTTTAGACATTTTATCGTATACAGGTGATATCAACCGGTTTAAATATTTGGATAGTAGCAGAAATATTTATCAAATAGATGTGTATAGTTTATTGAATAGTTATGATGTTTTTATAATATTTGGGTCTCCGAACACTATGAGGCTAGATATAGAAGGCAAGTTTATAGATGTGGATGTTTTTAGGGTTACCATTAACAATATAATCGGCAGGTATCAGAATGTGATAATGAAGAGCATAGATTTCAGGGATGTTGCTCAGTTTATTGTGAATCATGTAGCTATTGATGATATTACCAATGTTCGTGTGTATGTGAGTAATAACATGATGGTTTTGAATGGTAGAGCAGTAGATCCGTTAGGTGACAATCTGTATTGGTCTTATCCTACTTCTCGTAATTCTGGGTATATGAAACTTATAGATGTGAAAGCGTTTATAAATGCGATGCAGTCTTATACTTTTGATGCTAATGGACAATTTGTTGGGTCGTTGAATCCGTTAGTTGTTAGTTATTTCAATTATATCAGTGGGATGCATATCAATATAATTCCTGTATGATTGGGTTTAGCATTCTGTATAGGCGTAATCAGCAGTTGTATCGTGCGTTTGGGTTATTTATAGAAAATTATGTTCGTTCAACGCATATAGTGCATTATAGAGGAGGTCAATACACGTATGACGAGCCTATGGAAAGCACTGTATCTGGTGTATTTTATAGTGCATGGGGCAAATGCAGTGGAAGCATAGGACAAGTTCATAATGTCGCTTTTCCTGTGAATGATGGAGATTTTGAGACAATGATGTCTGATACAAACTATGCATCTCAAATGGTTGATGCACTAAGAAGCATGTTAGATAATATGGGTATAGTTACTGCTATTTCGGGCATGATGCATAATAGAAGTACATTACAAGATATAGATTTTGCTGCTGATGAAACTAATGGATATTATGTGGAGTATAATGGTTTGGAATTGTTTGCCCCGTATTTATTATTATCTGTGAGTGGTGGAATTCATATGTATGATTCTTTGCAAAATCCCTCTAATCTTTCTTGTTCGGTGCAGCCATTTTTGTTTGCGAGGTTATATTCGACTATAAGGCATCGTGTTTTGTATAATACTGTTTTATCAGATATTATGTTTTTGACTGGATACGGGTATATATATTTGCCATCAGGCATAGAAAGGTTAGATGTGTTTGACTTTTCTTATAACAACCAGAATATTAATATTGACAGATATACGACTTTGGTTACAAAGTATGATGACGTAGCCATGAGTAGTGGTTGGTATGCATTGGTGCATATATTTGAAGACAAAATATTTGTTACGCAAATCACTAGGTATCATAAGTATAATGAAAACACTGTTATTGATGTAGTTGATCAGGATACTCCTACTGCAAGGGGGTATTCATACACTGTGCAGGAATATCCAAAGAGTGTTGTGAGTACTATAAACACACAAGTTAGTGTGAGCGATTTTTATAAATTATAACATGAGAGCTTTGAGGATAGAGCTAAACAAAATAGATGATAAAACTAAAACTATTCTTGGTTATCTTACATATCATGCTGGGAAACTTTGGAATGAGTGTAATTATCTCTTACATAATAAATAAGATTAAGAGTATTTGGGAAACTAAAAGGTAGCCCTGAGTTTGCTGTATACAAGCAAATAGGGGTAGTAAGGTGTGGTGACCACCTGGGTAGGATAAGGTGTCATAAGACACAAACTCCTGCAGAAGCTACCACTTCTTGAAGTGGTAGTAGTTCACTTTCGCACGCGATTTCGTATAACATGTACGTAGTAACTTTTGATATAAATGCCGTCCTTTGTTCTAATATGTGGTATGTTATGTTTCTTTACCACATGGATTACTTTATTGAAATGTACTCTTAGTTTTTCGGCTACTTCACTTACCTTTAGAAGCATTTGTGAATTATACACTATGTGCAAAAACTTTGTAAAATTCACTTTGTGTCATGTGTTGATGCCGTCAATACTATATTAGGATGCTATAGAGATTTGAGTTTGTTAGTATTAGTTCCGTTTCCGAGATTTTTCTTTAATAACGAAGAAGAGTTGGATAAGTACATGAAGGATGGTATAAGCTATTTTATCAAAAATGATGAATGCTTATCATCTTTAGATATTAGTGAAATCAGTCGTGTGCGTGTAGAGCATAATAAAATATGTGGTGATATAAGCTTGTCGTATTATCATAAATGTCTATTTTTATATCAGTATCAGGCTATATTTTTTAGAACAAGTTCCATAGGTATGTATGAAACATCGTACGAGTATGTGACCAGTGGTATTGTCAAACTGCATTTAGTAAATTTTTATGATGTGTGAGTATATATGTTTTGTTTGTTGCATTATGTCACTTCGGATTTTGCATAATTAGCGTATGCTAGCATCCAAACTCGAGGAGTTTCAAAGTGGCAAGCTTTATGCAGACATAGCATCTGTTAGTGCTTTAGGTGAATCTGATCGTCCTCCAAATCCTGAGCTTGTAGGGCAACTCAAGAAAGAATATATTGAGATACTGAAAAACATTATTAGAAATGCGAATAAGGCGATAATGACTATTTTGCGTTCAGACGATCAGCTAACTCCTATTGCTGTTGCTTGTACAGATAATGCTTTTACTTTTCATGCTGGGCATTTGACAAACATGGCCTCTAATCGGGTTATGGTGCCTGAGCCAGATAACAAAGTAGAAGGTGTTGATTATTCTGTGCAGGAGGAGAATTCAATGAATTACAAATATGTTATATTACATTCTAAAAAAGATGAGCGTAATGTAGAACTGAAAAATACAGATGATGTTTTTGCTCAATTTTATAATATTATGAAATTTGATTCGGTTATGAAGATGGAGCCTACTGCGAGTAAGATAGATGGTATTATGAGTGATTCGCCTGTGAGAAAGATGTGTAAAATATTTGAGAAGTATGATGTTTCTTATTTTGCTCAATCGGACATATTTAAGTTAGAGTTAGGTACTGATCATGATTTCAACGGGCGTGGCAAGTACACTATGATTGGTGCTATGAATTTGTTATACAGGGAAGATAGAGGGCCTTATTATAGAGCTGACCAGAATGCTTATCAGGATATAGTGTTTAAGTATTTGCCTTATGACAAGACTGGTGCGTTTGAAGTTATAGTTCCGTTCAATGAGGATATAGATGAGCTAATAATGCGGTATAGCATATTGCTTGCGTCGAATGGTGAAATCCAAGATGATACGCAATATCCGGATACTTTTCAAGCTAGCATAGTGGCGCATATTTTGAATTTCCCTGGGTATTTCAATTTGGGTGATTTTACTTTGCCCGAGGTTTCTGTCAGTATGCCTAGTGGTGTCAAAAGATTTTATGATGCTGCTGTAAGGTATGTGCAAGATGTAAAGAATGGCCGTATGGGCAATAAAAGCTTTGATACTATTGTAGATGATAGCAAGTTTGCTTACTTTGCTGCCGATTGTCCATTCTGGCGTGGGCATTATTATTATCCTGGTGAGTATGTGCGCAATTTGGCAGTATATGGTTCGCCTTGTTTGTTAGAAAAGAATACCAGTGAATTCACAATGGCTATGAGAAGATATTTGTACCATAAAATATATGAAAAATTTGTGGATATGGTTTTACATAATGAGCAGTTTGTGTCTTTTAGTCCTTTGCAGTATATTCCAGAGACTAAGTTAGCGTTAGCTGTTGTGGAGATACCTTCTATAAATGATTTGAAGAAGTCGTTCAGAGTTTCACCCAGATTTTCTAAAGCTACTCCGTTATTGGAGTTGTTTGTTATGCTGTTTTATACTATTGTAGTTCAGGCTCTGTCAAAACAAGCAATCAAGAAAGATGATATAACATATCCTTCTCATTTAGTAGGCAATCGTCTCAGTCAAATGTATAATGTATTGAAGAAAGTATCTCGTGTAACTGGCATTTTGTATGGTGTTGCTTTTGAATATGAGTATGTATCCAAGAAGGATGAGTTAGATCAAATGTTTGACCCGGTATTTAAGCAGTTGTATGAAAAATCAGTGGAAAAGTATATAGAGCTGACTAATATGATACAGGAGCTTTGGGATAAACATGATATTGCTATAATCAATGCGTGAGGATATTAAAACACAAATTGTAAAAGTAAATGATCTTTGGAGGTCTTTTATAGATGTTTATAAGAGCAGGTTTAATGGGAATGTTCCGGCGGAATTAGAGAATGTTAGTATAGAGTCATTTTTTTATCAGAATGCTGATAGTGTTGGAGATATTTTTGATGAGTATATCAATGTGAGTTTGAAGATTGTTTTGACTAAGATTGTAGTGCTTCTAAATAGGGCGATAGAGCATTTTCAGAAGAATATGGACAATCTGGGTGAGAAGGAGGTATTTGTGATTATTGATAAGCTTACAGGGCAACTCAAAGTTTTGTATGACATACACAGCAAGATAAACAAAGATAAAGCCTCTGGCAGTCAGCATAGTGAATCAAAAATAGAGGTATTATAATTTTGTGTTTTTGTGTTATATTTCCATACTGGTGAAAAGTATTTATCGTGCATAAAAAGGAGGAATAAGCCTATCAAGGATAATTATTTTGTTTGTATAGACCGTGACCATATAAGAAGCAAAGCTTTATCTTTTAGATATGACAGAGTTTTAGTTGAGCGTGTGTATAACAATATGATGAGTGTTCTATTCGTGCAAAGCGGGTTATGTTTTTATGATATGTTGCGTTATATTTTGAGGTTTAAGATAAAGATAGTGCATGATATGTTGTACAAGACAAACAGTTTTATTTATGAGAATGTATTTTTGAATTTGTTAGGGCATAAGATATTTGTAGGCAATCCTATTGGAAATGAATTGTTTGATACGAAACAGAATAGAAAGTGGCATAAGGCTGTTAGGATATTGAAAAAAGTTGCAAAGGGCAATATAAGAAATTGTAATGGTATGATATGGTATTATTATGGGCATATATTTCAAAGGTTGTTGGTTTTGTGTGGTATTGAGATAGATGTAGAAAGAGCTACTAAGGGACTGTTAGATATATTGTGTTTGTATGAAGGTGATATTGATTTTATTGATGTGGATATGTGTTATAGAAGGCATAAGTCGTATCGCGATGATTATAGTGATTATGTGGTTTTTATGAGTGCAGTAGGAGATAAGGTGATGTTTTATGTTAAGGAGTATGCTTCATTTGTAGAGTTTTCCAGAATTATTTGTCGATGTTCTGATTATGATTCGAGCGTATGTTTATTTAGGATGTTTTTACAGAAGCATTTTCCTAAGTTATTTAGTGAGATAGATGCAGATTATATTTTTGAGAACATATTGTCTTACAATGTTTCCATCAGTTTTGGAATGGTGGCGACGAAGGATAAAGTAGAGCAAGTTTTGTATAGTGTATGTTTATATGAGGAGGATATTTTTTTAGCTGAAAAAGTGATTTTGTATTCTGTATGATTTACCGGAAAATAGTAGAATTGTTTTATGCAAAATCCTAAGGTAGAAGAATTTATGACCTGGGGTGAAAAGGAAAGATTGAGAGCTGGTGCTGATAAGATATCGACTCCTGTTGGGATACCTATATTGACGCAGACTTTTCCGTTGGGGTCTGTTTATACTTTTGAGCAAGTGTATATCAGGCCTATAAACTTTGCTGGGTTTTTATACTATGGTCGTAACTTCCCAAGAAATGCGGATGAATTTACGATTTTTTTATACATTTATAACTTTGTGAGTATGTTTGTGGATAAGCTGCCTCATTTATTTTTGCCTGATATTTATTATGCGTTTTATTTGTTCTGGGGTATTTCTATAAATAAGGACATGGAGTTTGTTTTGAATACAGAGTGTGTGGAGTGTGGTAAGAATCACAGCTTTAAAGTGCATATGTCTGATGTGAAGTTCAAAAAGATTGAGAGTCCTTTGTTTTCTATTACTGTGGGTGGTAAAGAGTATCAGTGCAAATATCCTACCGGCGAGTTTATAGCTACTCATTTGCCACAGTTGGTTAGAATGCTAAGAGGCAATGTGCCGGATTTAGATACGGCTTTTCTAATATTATCTGTTATAGGTTTTGAAAGAGATCCTATGGGTATTGCGGATATGATCATTAATGCAGAGCATGATGATATTTTATCAGTATTTGATGCTATGATAAATTGTATTGCTATACCTGTTGAAGATAAAACATATGTATGCACAGGGTGTGGTCATAAAAACAAAGTGAATTACTATGGTGCTTTGGCCAAGGACTTTTTTCGTATCTTCATGGAAAATAGAGGACTTAATCAAGCTAAAAATAAATCTAAATAAGTTAGGTTTGCATAATGTTGAGGAATACACTTTAGATATCATAGAGAAGTTTATAGAAGAGAAGCAAAAAGAAATGGAAAAGGACAAACAAAATAGACAAATTATTCGCTTGAGTAATGAGCAGTTGAATGACAGATTAGGAGAACTAGGTAAATGAATATGATTTTAGTATAATTGGAATATGAGTATCAAAACCAAGAGAATATGCTTTGGAGGCAAATGTACTATAGCGCCTAAGGGTGTTCGAAAAAACTATGCAAGTATAAGTGATAGTTTAGTGCAGAGTGGTATTTTGAGTGAAGGATTTTTATCACAGTTGCCTACTTGGTCTAAGAGGACGCCTGGTGCGTTCAATATGTTGTCTACAAAACTGAGACAAGTTACTTCTATTTTAGCCAGAACTTTTGTGATGGCTGCTCGTAGGCCATCTCGTAGGATTATAATGAATATTGTCAGTTTGATAAGCAGATTTGCCAGAGGACTTATTTCTGCTCATCGTATTAAAGGGAGTAGTGAGTTAGAATTGAGAACGGCGGAAGCCGAAATCAAGATTTTGGTTCGTGCTTTTACTAACTACATATTTTCTACTACTTTTGCGCTTATGATACATTATTTAGTGGATAGTGGTGAAGTGGAGGCATTAGAGCAGGAAAGTTTAGCCAGCGAGGATGGTGATTTGATTGATGAGGGAGCTGATTTGCCTGCTAATACAAGACAGTATTTCCGTGTAATACGACAAGTGCTTATGAGGACTGGGTTTATGCAGGCTTTTGCTGATAGAACACAATTGCGTTTTCTGGCTATGTATTTAGCTTTTGTTGTGAGCTCGTCTGGTGCTACTACTGGATTTTCAGGTGTTGGGAGCATTAGACAGATACTCAATGGTCAGACAGTGTATATAAGTTTTATATCTGAGTTGTCTGATGCAATAGTTGATTCGCTGTTTGAAGAGATGATGTCTCAGGCGTATGGTTTGGCTATGCGTAATAAAAAGCATAATAAAGCATTCTCGACTAGAAAGAGATTTACTGACCCGCTGTATCGTGCGTATTTTGAGGAGGAAGGGTCTTCTGAGTTTGACGACTTGGAGCAGACAATAGAAGAAATGGAAGATATGACTTTAGAAGAACCACGTGAAGGTTCTGAGGAGTGGCATGAAGAAGAGGAATTTGGAGAATATCCTGATTATGAAGATGAAGAATATCCTGAAGAGTATGAAGATGATTATGAGGATTATGAAGATGAAGAATATCCTGAAGAGTATGAAGATGATTATGAGGATTATGATGAATATTTAGAAGATGATGATGTTGAGTATGTAAGTGAGGATGTTTCTGATTTGACTCCTTCTGAGTTGCCTTTAGAAGATTTTGAAGAAGAATATGTGGCTATTGAGCCGAGTGAAGAGGCTAAGGCTATAGTCAGAAGGCTGATTAATAAGAGACGTATGTTTTCTAAGTCTATTTCTGCTGGTGGGTTAGTGAATGATCTGTTAGAATACTTTTCCAAGTATTTCAGTGATGAAGAGCAAGAAAAAATAGAAGAAGAGTCTAAGGTGTTTATTGCTAAAGCGGAGGCTGCAGAAGTTGTAGAAAGTGCGAAGGAGTTAGCTGAAAAATTAGCTGAATTGCTGTTGCAAGAAAAAGAAGAAAAGGAAGAAGCTGAAGGTGAAGAAGAAGAATCGGTAGAGTTTGATTGGGGCTGGGAAGAAGAAGAGGAAAAAGGTGAAGAGGAAGAAAAGAGTGAAGACACAGAATCAGAAGAAGAGGGAGAGGAAGAAGAAAGCGAAGAAAAGAAATCGGCCTCTCGCAAGAGAAGAGCTTTTGTGACTCGAGGCAAGTTATTTTCCAAGCGCAGACGTGCGTTAGGCAAGGAGCAAGTTAGAGAATGGCAATCCAACATATCTAAAATTAGAAAGAAGCTAAAACCCACACCCAATTATTTTAAGATGAAGAGAGCTGGCTTTTACAGTGACACAAAGAGAGATCACAAGGAACATGATGTTGAAAAGAGACATAGAAGACATGAAGTTGAGAAACGGCGTTCAGGCCGCAAAGAGCTTGCACGGAAAAAACAACAAAGACGCAGAAGATAAACTATTTGTATAATTGTGATATGAGAGCGCTGATAAGAAAAATATCTCAGATTGAGCGCAAGCATCACTCGAAAGGTGATGCTCATGCCTCTGAGGAGGCTAAAAAGCGTACTAAGAATCAAGAACACGAGTTTGAGACACGCGGAGCCAAATTTACTGAATCAGAAGAGGAGTTTTCTGATTTATTGTGGGGCAATGAAGTTGATCTTGCAAGTGATGTAGAACAAGAAGATGTGGAGTTTATGTCGGATGAAGAAGAGGAAATGGAGACTGAATTTTATTCTAAGTCTAATGCTGTTGATGTAGAGAATGTGATACGAAAGATATTCTCGAAGAGAGCACAAAGCAACAAAATGATCTAATGGAGGTGATATGAATACAAAAGATATACTCGAACGAGCGCTTCGAAATCAACATTTCCGCAGAGCGCTCATGCAGGGCTCCTTCAATCGGGAGCACTATGCGAAACAAAGACTTGATGAGTTTTGTCGTATGTTGGCTAACACTGCAAAGATAGAGAAGGTCAGATCATTTTTCTCGGCGCCTAATCTTGGAGCGGTAGGTTATCCTTCCGGTGGTGGATTTCAAAACTTTGGTACTGTAATTCAGTTGGCTTCTTTGACTTCCTTAGTGTCTTCTATTGCTGGGTTAGTGGCGTTAGAGAAGAGTGTAGATATGCCTAACTTGACTATTTATTTGCCTGACCTTGTGTCTGTGACTGGTGCGCCTCCGGTGTATCCTGTGGCTGGGGCTTATCAATACAGTGATACAGGTATTTCACAGCAAGTGCTTCAGTTTGATGCTACGCCAAGTCCGGCAGCATCCAGTGTAACTGCTGCCCCTTTTAGCACTGTGGGTATCCCTGGTTTGTCGCGCAGTTATAAACTTACTATAACTGCTATTGATAGTAATGGGAATAAGGCCACTTATACTATTTTAGATTCGGGCGATGGGCAATTTTTGATACCTGCTCCCTCTGTAACAGTAAATGGTATAACTATAACTTTCCCGTCACAAATTACAATAGGTTATGGTTCAAGCAACTTAGTATATGGGGGTGCCATCAGCACTTTTACAGTAAGTTCTTCTAGTAACTTGACGTCGGTGGTTTTCACGCTTACCTTTGACGCAGATTTCCCTGGGCAAAATGCTTATCCTGTGAATCCTAACGACACTCGTCTTCGTCTGAGCATGCGTGAGTTTACTGTGAATACCAAGCAGAATAAAATTGAAGCCGAGATTGATCTATTTTTAGTGCATGGTTTGCAAAAATCTATGAATACAGATATTGTGTCGCTTCTGACGGAAAGGCTCAGCAATACGCTCACGGATTTGATTAACAGATACATTGCGCAGGTTTATGTAAGACAGATTTTGCCTCAAGCTGGGATAATCGAAATTGATGCATCTACGCCTATAGGCACAGGTGGTCCTGCTGCTAGTTCTTATAATCAATACAACCCAATAGTTGATAAGATTATGGGTGAGCTTGAGGGGGTCAATTATGTGTTAGCTAAAAGATCTTTCATAGGCCTTACTGCCAATGCTTACTTAGTAAGTCCTCGCATGGCCTATTGGTTGGCTCGTACTGGGCTGATTGACCCTTCTAACTTCGTGCGTGAGGATTCAAGATTTATCAATGGTCTTGTTGGTTATTATAGGGGTGTTCCTGTGATAGTAAATATGGCGCTTGAAAGTGTATTTGATGGTGTTGACACCGCTACCGCTGGTAGTAACATGCATACTGCCGGTGGTTTTGCTATTCATAATTTAGTAGAAAACAATCTATCTCCGGCTCTTTATGCTACGTTCCTACCCATCACTGCTGGTCCTACTGTGGGTAATTTTAATAACACGGTGCAACAAGCTTTTGCGCTGTTCCATCAATCTGATGCGATTCCTTTTGTGAAAGAGCTGGTAGTGCCATTTAGGTTCAGAGGGTTACCTGTTCTGCAGGGTCTATAATAATACAATACTGGTTATTTTGCTAGCGGGGGAAGTCAAACTTCTCCCGCTTTTTTATTTTTTTGTGTATAATTGTCTTATGAGATCTGTGTTGTTACTATTGCTCATATTTTTGTCTGGTTGCTCTTATTTCAGTCATATAAAAAGAGCAGAGCGTAAATTGGATAGGGCTGTTGTTTTGATAGGTCCGAGGCCGTCTATTGGGTACATAGCCACCAAGTATGGCGGTTTAGATACGCAGACGGTTATAAAACATGATACTGTACAAAGAACCGTGAGTGATACGTTTTATTTACCAGGAAGGGATACTGTCATTCAAGTAGAGAATAACAGGGTTAGGTTACAGCTTCATAAAGTGCGTGATACTGTTTATGTAAAGGCGACTTGTCTTGATAGTTTAGTGTATGTAGAGAAGATAGCTTCGTTGCATAAGGCTATTGATGCTTATGAGAAAATGTTGAAGCATGAAGAGAATATAAAGAAGATAACGGAATTGAACAGTACATTACGATGGATTTTTATTGCTTTGATTGTAGGTTTACTATTGTTAGCTGCATTGCTTGTTTTGCGTTTTGTGTCTAAGATTAGTAAGTTTTTTGTTCCATAGTGTTTTCGGTAAAATAGATTTATATGCATGTATATTCTATAACATATGATTGGACCAAGGTCAAGTATGTTGTGAATAATACTTGCAATTGTAGTGTTAGATACGTCTTTTTATCAAAAATTCAGCAAGAAGACTCCATCTTCTTTAAGATGGGGATGAATTGCTAAAATAAAGTATCTAGCGAGTCTGCAAAGAAGCAGATAGCCAGTAGTGGGCGTGTGAACCGTCCTGTGAGAATAAGGGTAGTGTAAAAACTACCAAACTTCTCACGAACCCTCCACCTCTATAGGTGGAGGGTAGTTCACCAGTTAAGTGATTTTTTGATGCAGTGCAGTGTGTAGGAGATGCTTGTATTGACTTTTATAGCTATGTATCTGGCTAGTATTCTTAGGAATTTGGTTTTTGTAAGTTTCGGTATGTTATGGTGAAGGTAAGTGTATATGTCTATAATTCTGGGGCAGTTATCTATTGTGATTCTGTTCATTGTGATTTTGTTGGCAGTGTCTAAATCAATAGTGCCTGACAGTAATAATATTTTGGACAGTACTGTAATAAAGTCATACAAATCTATGCAATTTAGCATATTGGTTATATGTTTGTTGATTTGGTTTTGTTTATTTGGCTTTTTCATATGTGTGGATGCATAATTATACTGTATAGTGTATGTATAGTTTTCGGTGATTATGGTCTATGGTGAATGTAAAGAGTTTATTATTGGAGCGGCTGGATATACTGCAGATAGTTCGAGATTATTTAGGTGAAGGAAAAAAAGTAGGTAAGCAGTATGCATATCTAAGTCCTTTTAAGGCCGAAAGGACGCCTTCTTTTTTTGTTGAGCCTAACAAGGGTATATTTAAGTGTTTTGCGAGTGGGCATGGTGGTAATGCCATTAAGTTTGTTGAGTTATTAGAGAAAGTAAGTGAGAGGGAGGCTATGGTTATTTTAGCTAAGAAGTATGCACCAGATTTATTGGCACATTTAGTGAATGGTTCTTTGGATAATCTGATGTTAGAGATTGTAGATTTGTGTCATAAGTATTTACATAAACACAAGGATGCTTATGATTATTTAAGGAGAAGAGGTGTAGAAGATAGGGTTATAAAGGAGTTAAGGATAGGGTATTTAGGTGATCTTAGTGGATTGATAGGTAAATATGACAATGATGTTTTGTTAGGATCTAAGTTTTTTGCAGTTGATATAAACAATGTTATAAGGCAGAGGTATCGTAATGGCATTATTATTCCTCGTATTGTAGATGGCAAGGTATTGTTTTGCAATGTTAGGATTTTAGATGGTAGTGATGCGAGGTATTATGCGATAAAGGTTGCTGATGATTCCGCGGTGTATACTTTAGGAGATGTGTTTAGTTCTTTGAATGTATATTTGACTGAGGGTATTTTTGATGCTATTTCTTTATATCAGATGGGTTTTGCTGTTATTGCTTTGAATGGTGTCAATAACTATGATAGGGTTTTAGATATGCTTCGTGGCAAGGTGGTGGTTATGTGTTTTGATAATGATAAAGCTGGACGTGATATATCTTTGAAAGCTGGTTATGCTATTATTCGCTATGGTGGTTTGCCTCAGGTTTTGCGTTTTGATAAAAGTTGCAAAGATATAAATGAGGTTTATGTAAAAGGGTTGATAAACAAGGAATATGTTTTGAATAATCAGGTTAGTTTTGTAGAGTATGCGTTTAGTGAAGGAGAGGATAAGTATGTTGTCATACAACAGGTTTTAGAGAGAGTTCGCAGTGATTGGGGATATAGAAATGAGTTTGAGGAGTATGTTAGGCAAGCAGCATTAGGCGGAGATTTTAGTGCCTCATATGAAGCGTTGAAAGTGGCTTTTGTATCGTATTGGAGTAAGTTTGATTATAAGCCGATTAGGGTTGATAACTTGGAAAAACGGATTATAGCTTTGATAGTTTCAGGTTATCAGTTTATCAATAAGAACAATATATCACATGTATTACCGTTATTTAGTGTAAGGAGCAATTCGATAGATTTAGTGAATTTGTATTATATGACTGTCAATGGTTCGGATGTTTCTGTTATAAAGGAAAGTTTTAAGGATTATGATATTTATAATATCAGTAGTTATGATGTCTTCATAAGTCAAGTGTTGCAGGCGTATCATGCGATTGAAGCGCAATCCAACATGTCTGTTTTGTTGGGTGGTGCGGGATAAGTATCATATGTTATCGTTTATGTAATATCCGTTTGGTATATGTTTAGGTGTGTTGTTGTGGATGTATGTCCAAAATGGTTTTTCTCTGTTTTTAACAATATGTAGTATGAGGTATTTGTCTTTATCTATTATTTGTTCAATCAGATTATTGTTGATGAGTGTTCGTAGCATATTTTCAGCTGGTTTTGTGTTTAGGAATGTGTGGGGTATAGTGAGTATCATTTGTCCTGTTTCTGATAAGAGGTTTAGTCCAAGTTCTATGAATGATAAGTAGCAGTATTCTTGTGTTTTGTGAATGCTGTATTTTGATAAAACACTTGCTTCTAAGTATTTTATATTTTTTGTGTTTATGTTAGTTATATTGCTAATAATTATTTTGTAGTCTTTGTTTTCTATTCTTTTCTGTACTGATTCGTACGGATATATTTGCCATGGAATAGTATATGCGATGTTTGGATGGTATTTTTCAACTATATGGTTGAGTTTATTTTCTATGTTTTTAATAGAGGTTGTGTCATAGACCCATCCTTCTACATGACACAGGATCTCATAAGCCTTTTGCCAGTTTTTTGTTTGGCATATGTGTTTTGCTATGTTTGCTATAATCTCGGTATTTTCACAATGAAAATCTAATATTTTTTGCCCTGTGATAACATTAGAAAGTGCAATTTCATCTATTTTGTAAATAATATTAGTATTCATATTGTATGTATAATTATGGTGTGAGACTACTCAAATCGTATGAAAGCAAGTGTGGTTGTAATCATATGAGAGAGTATTTTTCTGGCGTACAAGAATTTGAGCCTACTATTAGAAAATACGATTGCAACAACAGATTGTTATCACTTAGTTTGTTTATAAAATTGCATGACAACATTATTAAACAAACGACACCAATGCATGAGGAGTTTCTAGAGGTTTTTACTCAAATGTATGATATATCCTACTATTCTACTGTAAGTAGTTCTTTGTTACTATTCCAAGCTGGGATAAATATTGAAAAGATACTTTCAGCTCTAATCAACTACATGTTAAATAGTGGCAAAACCAGTAAGAAACAGTATTTTGTTGTGCATAAGGAAATGCAAAAATGCGATATATTTGTTTGCGACAATCAGAATATGTGCGCTGGTTATTCTATTAAGGCTAAAACAAAACTTTCTGACATATATGTACATAATGTTAGAGGTAGTTTAAGTTTATCACGTAATTGTGAAAAGATATCAGATGTATCTGACTTAGATGAACAGCACAGAGAACTTGTATCTCCTGTAAGTATAGTTGCTAATAAAGGTTTTCAAAAAGCTTTGCACCGATCATCATACTTTGAGCCTATCAACGATTATTTTGATGCGTATAAAACCAATTCGACTATAAAAGAAATGTTTGATATATTAGATACTGTTTCTTATGATAGCATTCCAATCAAGAAGTCAAAAAATGCTGTGGCTAATATTGGTAAGTTAGTTATTAGTGCGCTCAAGGAAAAAGCAAATGATATTATTATGAGTGCTGAAAAGATGTATTCTAACAGGTCCTATTATGAATTATATAAAGTTGAAGGCCAATGTGCCTTAGCACAAACTTTGATATGTACCCCACCGACGATTTTGGTATTTGTGGGTGATGATGGTAATCTTTATTTGATGTATTTTGATGGATTATTGTTATACATAACTTACTTATTTTACAACTACTTATTGTTTGTGTTGTTGCAGCATATAGTCGTCAGTACACAGAACAATAGTATCATTAATTCAGTGCAAAAATTATTTATGGAACCTTATAAACAAATAATCGTCAATCAGGGTAATGTACGAATTCGAGGTTCTTCACTCAAAAAGTATTTTGAAATCTTCAAAGAAAGTCCTCTAGTTATCAATATAAATCGCTTTCAGCACAGAAAACAATACGAAAATGTAGATTTTGTTGAATCAATAATGCGTCATTACGTACAAAAAATAAAACAAGAAAATTCAGAAGAAATACATGAAAGAGTTTATAAAACATTTTTAGAAAGCACTCCTAAAACGGAGTTTGCCTCTGATGCAGAAAGAATAAAAGCAGGAAGCTCTGCTGAATTGTGTGGAGAGTTCAAAATAGAATAGTTAATTGCATCACACAAGTGAACTACTACCACTTCAAGAAGTGGCAGCTTCTGTAGGAGTTTGTGTCTTATGAAACCTTATCCTACCCAGGTGGTCACCACACCTTACTACCCCTATTTGCTTGTATACAGCAAACTCAGGGCTACCTTTTAGTTTCCCATTATCAGGTGTATAGTTTTCTTTTGAAACAGCACTATTAATAGTGCTGTTTACACCTGATGTGTATGCTTCATTGATTAATACAGTTTCTATACCATACTCTTTTGATTTGTATTCTATTGCAAATGATTTTTTATGAATAGAAGTATTTTTGATTTTATTGTATATATCACAAATACAATAGGATACCCTCTTTCTCTACAAATGTCAAACAAATCGTTTTCACTGATATGTCCTTTGTTATTGAAAGATAATACGATATATTTGGCTTTGATATTTTGTATAAGTTGTGATAATGCGTCCTTGGCTTCTTTTTTTGAGTAGAATGGACTTTTCATTTGTTTTACATCTATTCTTTTCTGTGCTACTCCGTATGTCTCTGGGTTATCGTATTTTACTAGTGTTTCCCATATATGATAGTTACCTGCATAAGAATGTTGATTGTATGGAGGGTCTAAGTAGGCAATATCGACCTCAAAGTTTGGTGCCATTTCCAAAGCGTCTCCTAAATAAGCGTGTCCTTTTCCTGGTAGTAATGGTGTATATTCTAACTTCAAAGGGTTATACGAACGAGGAGCCCAACTTTTAAGATAAGCCATTTGAACTCCGGTCGTAGAATCTACTTTGTCAGCCGCTAATAACAAACTGGTTAGTAGTATAGACTTTAGATTGTCGTCGTAGCTGTATTCTTGTTCAATAATTTCTCGTATCTTTGCTATCTTTTTTGCATTGAATGGTTGAAAATATCTTGCTTGTACAGAGTATTTTTGTACAAACCAATGGTCTTCACTTACTTCACCTGCGTTATGGAGTTTTTCTAATAGATGCTATAAGAGCTTTTGCCATAGTGTAAGAAAAGTGTAAATAATCACCAGCTATTACAAAATAACCCAACTTTTTGAGCGCATGACCAACCCGACAACTGCCTGCAAATGGCTCTAATATTTTGATTGCATTGGAAGATTTTGTAGATAACTTTTCATCACTTTTTATAATGTTAGTTATAACATCACAAATCCATGGTATAAGTGCTCTTTTAGAGCCGATATACTTGACCATTATATAGTGGGTGTGACCGAAATGAAACTGACGTTACTTAAAAACAATAACTCATATGCTTCTGTTGTGTAATAGTTGCGTAATACAGATATTGAGCTCGTAGAGCGTGTAATGAATAATAAATGTATTATAAAGTCCAATATATCAAAAGCATACGAAAACATATGAATAGGCAAATACTCAAAGTTATAAACCAAAGTGATACCATTGCTACCGTGACCTGTAGAATAATCACAGTGTGCAAAATAGTCTCTAATGAAAGTTATATGTGAAAAATCGTTATTGTAAGAAGCATAGTTCTGATTTACATATGCTGTATGTCTTATAAAATATATTACTCGATTACTTTGTACAAAACCTTGTGTCATAATACACGGCATACTCTGTACAGACATCTTATAACCATAATGCACTATATTAGGGTCGTTCTCGTAATATATTCTAACCACATTTTCATTGGAACCACCTATGAAACTGATACTGGTATTCTTATCCGCCGGTGAAGCCGTTAATACATTGTTCCCTAAGTTCAAAGTTTTAGGACTTTGTGTGTATATATTATACGCCGAATGTAACCATATAGGTAAATCTACATGATTTACACAGTTATCAACTTTCAATAAAATACCATTCAATACTGTTATGACATAGGGCGTGTTAGGATTTATTTGTAAAGATGGAACATTTGCAAAATGATGGATGCCTTTTACTGTGAGTTTGATAGGTGTTATATCTACCGCATTCTTCAAAAACACATCATAAAAAAGTTCGTGAGCTGCAAAACTTTGTCCTTCATAAAAAGCAAGAGCCGTTGAATTGATGTTGTCATCGTTTATATGTAGATACTCATTTATACTTTTAGTTTCCTCAGTGTATAGTAAGAAAACAGCAGCGTATATAGATTTTATGTCTGATGCGTCTGGAGGATTTAAAATACTGGTAAAAGCATAAAAATCATTTGTTCCCATTAGAAATACCAATCTGTCGTCATTTTTAGATACAATAGAGAACAGGTTAGTACAAACATGCTCTAAATCTGGAAGAGCAATATAACCAGATAATTGTTGAACGTATGTATATAAAGGTCTTCTTGTTGCTCGAATATAGTTATGTTCTTCTCCTATTTTTTGTACAAAAACTGAGCCTTCGTCAATAGTAACTAAATAACTAATAGTAGACAATGTATTTGATGAAGAAGAATTATTCGAGTTATCTGTGTATCTATTTTCTAATCTTACAATCATAGTAGTGTATTTGATATTCGTGTCTATAGTAATGGAAGCTAAGCCATATACATTATTATCACGCACATAGTTTATTTTGTCATAATAATCTGCTTTCCTTGCACCCATTGAATAAGCTGTCAATATATCTTGATAAAAAGAGGCATTTGTGTTGCTGACACGACGACTCAAATCCAGATTCATAGTTGCTCACGAATTATGCAATAATCGGTGATATGGTTTAGTGGCCCTCCTCTTATCAGAAGTTTCCTGATTCATCAAACAGACTTACGTGAGGTTCATCTATCCACATGCGTGACTTCGAGCCGACCCGATCCTACGATTTTGTTCATATGCCAGTTATACTTCGTGCACCAGTTATACTAAATTTGTTCTATCCATAATTGTGCATAATTCCAGTGTGATATACAGAATGCTTCAGATTTTGTCACAAACAAGAAATAACAGAAAGGTTACATTCAAAATCAAAGACCTACAAATGTTTTTAGACCAATTTGCCTATGAAAAGTTAGAGGACACACCCGCTGATGTTTTTATGTATAGAACTATACCTATACTCAATAATGACCAAATAGGTGAAGTGGCAGGGAGTGCAAGAAGAATGGGTTATGTAAATGTTCTATATGCGAAAAACTATTATACTGTTTTTACAAATTCTAATGTTTATATAGATTTGATATACAAAAACAAATCAAGAACCTTTGAACCTGTTCAAAATATAGTGAAACATGCTTTGAAAGAGTCTCACGAATTTATTTTATTTGCAGTCAATATGTGTGACCTTTTATCTGGTCAAAAGATGAGTTTAGTAAAAATGTTTTTTGAAGTATTGTCAAATCAAGCATTTAAGAATTTGTACAAGCCACTGATAGGACGATATCACTATCGCATTATGATATTTCATGCGCCAATGATTACAGATGGTGACGTGCCAGCGTATTCTTATAAAGTCTTTAGCCCTCTCTATGTATCGAAGGATGGAGCAATAGTTTATAGCATTTATCCTTTGTTATACATAAATCAAACTTATGGAAGCCTGTTTGACTTGCCTGATAGCGCAACTTATCCCGTTGTAGGTTACCAAACTGTTACCAAAGCCTTCAATACTGATAGTCTGCAACGTAGAATAGAAAGGAGAAAAGCAGCAGAACCAGTTAAGGCGTTCTTGGAAGAGTTGTTAGCTTGGGAAGTATTATATCCTATGGTTACATCTAGTTTGGGACCACGTTTAGGTTATGAGACACTATATAAATCAACAAGCAAAAAAGTTTTAGATTTTGGCATTATAAGGTTTCGAAACTTATATTGTGTAAATTTCACTTTATCTATAACAATCGACAAAGATTTTACATATCATGATATAAAGTTTGTGCAAAATAAGATACAACATATGATTGAAGAATTGACCGGTACATGGGTATTGCCACAGCTGCTGATAACAAAAGCAAGGAGTGTGTATAATAAGCTGCTTTGTGTAATACCATTGGTAGTCATAGTAAAAACATAATTGTGCCATGGACAGCATATTGTTTCAACTGTTGCCGTGTCTGAGGAGTAGAAGAAGGATTACGTATAGAGCCAAAAATGCAGAACATTTTTCAGAAAACAGAATGCTCAGCAGACTCAATAATGTACCTTACGACATACTTATGTATAAGAATTTGCATATATTTACATCACGCAGTGTTCCTATATTGTTTCCTGCTACATACATAGAAAATTCAGTGAATGCTTATATTATCAAGTCATACCATACTTATTTTTACAAGCTAAATGCTGATGCTATTTTTAGTAAAGATGGAGGAATTTTATATCACTCAGGAAGAAATCCATACATATTAGAACATATCGATCTGCCATATCATAATATTATGTACTTTGTCAACATGGTATCGTGCATACATGATACAAAATACAGGTTGGTTACCAGCATACTATCGTTGTATAAAAGCATCCCATTCAAAAAAATAGGGAGGCGTGCATATTTCGCAGAAATCAAACATAATCCTGTGATATTGCTGGGCACAAAGCTTTACAGAACACACGATATAGATGAAGTCAATTGCCAGCGACTATATACATTATATCTGAATGAAGATGGTTTTGTCGCATATCCGATAAAGCCTATCCGATTGTGGCACAAGTTTTACAAAGAAATACTACGATTACCTAAAAATGAAAATTACTTGCTTTATGGATACAAATTTATAGATGAAAATACAAAAGAAGGACAAAAAATACATTCCTTTTTTGTAACCTTAAATCAAAAGGTTATAGAACCTGCTATCAAGTCTTTCATATATAAGGTTGCCAGTGACTTTATGCATACTTTTGATGTATTGTATTGTGCAAATATTGGCAACTATTATATTGTAGACGTAATGTTTGAAATATTTGCGCATAGACCTAACCCATTGGGGGCGAATATACAACAAGTACGAAAAACATTACAAGAAATCGTACATGGGATAAGCGAAACAGATTGTTATGTACAAGTTTCGTTTGCCTGTGATGGATATAGTAAGGAAATGCAGTTTATGTTCTTCATTCCAATGATTTTTATCATAAAGATATAAATACAGTTTTTCTTTGTTGTTATGTTTTCTGTGGCACCCATATCTCATTATAGGCATTCTGCTCCATCGAGCAACTTATATGGAGATGACCGCTTACTACAGTTGAGTATAATTCCAACATGCCATATAGAATGCTTTATTTTTTGCCTCAAATACGAAACAGAAGACGTATTACATATCGATTACCAGAACTCAAAAGATTCTTAGGGCAAAACTTATACGAGCAGCTTGATGGTTTGCCATATGATATATTTATGTATAGAATAGTGTCTATCTCAGAACGTTATGATTTTCTCAAAGCGATAGAGATACAAAAGACTCGTGGTCACTTGTGTTTTTATAACCTAAAATTGTATTATACACATTTTTACCCATTAAGTGTTGGTATATACTTCACTTATAGGAGTAGGAGAATTACATATGAAGGAGATGCACGCACACCTAACAAACAATACGATGAAACCTATAAAACACTAATATACTGTGTAAATATGGCAAGTTTTGTATATAATGCAAAACAAAAATTAATCGACATCATAATAAACAGCCAAAGCAAAAAGGATTATAACAAAATTCAAAAATTTACATATTACACGCGATTGACCTATAATCCATTTCTGGTAATACATATATTATTAAATACATATGTGCGTTATTCATATACTTTGTACTCAAAAGGTGACAATTTGATAGTTTTAGAAGCAATGCCTAGGATTGTGCCAGAAAGTCCTAAAAATCACGCATTTGATTTACCAAAATCTAATAACTTTATACTTTATGGATACAAAATTGTAGAAAAAGAGAGCGAAGAATGGCATGTAGCAAATGATTTTAAAAACCGATTCGAAAAGCAAATCATATATCCTGCGCTTAGAGAAGAAATGAAAGAAGAAATTGAAAGTGTTTTGAAATATTTTATTGACAGATTTGAGATAATAAATGTAATAAAAGTAAGAAATATGTATATTGTTAATACTATGTTTAGCATATTGACCATGAAACATCAAATACGTTCAAATGAAGAACAGTTTATGGAAATTTTACAAAAAATTGTTTATGCACTTAGTGGTGTAGTTGTAAATATTAGAACCTTTATACTCACTCATGAAATAACTTACAACACCCACTATACATGTTATATGCCCATGACGTTTGTTTTGAAAGTTAAGTAATATACCTTCGCGGTGAGGGCGGGATTCGAACCCGCGACACGAGCCTTTACTCGTGTAGCAGTTTAGCAAACTGCCCCCTTCGACCACTCGGGCACCTCACCATTTCTTTTCGAATTATGTCCGAAATAACAGTCTCTTCTGTGACATAACAGTCATACTGCAATACAAACGAACATGCATTATGTCAGATTCCACTTCACATAGTATTCAAACGGGTATATATACACACTGCTCTGACTTCTTCTGAGCACAGCCTGTGCTTTGTGAGTTATATGTGCATACAACTGACCATTATGTTCTACCACATATATTAGACCTAAATCCATGTAATGCTTGAGCCGTAATGATATACTCCCTATTTTCCTGGGTATCAGATATTCCTCTAATAGCTCCTTACTGATTTTATGCCTACCAATCTTATTGATGAACCTGATGTAAAGCAGATTATAAAATGCCTCAATAGGTTTGTTATTCACAGAAAGAGCATATTTGTCCAATATGTTGTATATCTCTGCTTTTTGTTCATTTGAATGTGCATACTTTACTAAAACAGCAAGCTCATGTGCAGGAAACTTAACTGTGTTCCTGCCATTCACTATAATCTCCCATAACACATTATAAAAATACTCGCCTAATGTGCCATCCTTTTCAGCAAACGAAAGTATATGATGGCTCTTATCTTTTGGCAGAAGTAGTTGACTTATATGTCGCGGAAATGGTGGCTTGTGTATGTGAACAAAGTCATATAAGACTTCCTTTTGCTCAGAAGTGAGAGGGCAAATCGTATGGATTTCATTCACACTGCGCCTCATAGCACATGTGTTTTTGACAACAATATATAATAGCAGGTTCGGTTTTTATGCTAAATCAGCCAATAGGTTTTTGGCTTCTTGGGGTGTTAGTGCGGTGGCAAACATGTATGCTTCGACAGGGTTGTCTGTAACTTCGAGCCATTCCTTGGCTTCTTGTGGTGTAAAATCATATTCACGCCACAAGCTGGCTTTTTCTGCTGACGAGATGCCAATATCACGCCACTTCTGTGCTTCATCTGGCGCAAAATCAAAACTTGACCATTCCAGAGCTCTCTTCAAATCAAATCCTTTATCTCTCCATCTCTTTGCCTCAGACTCCGAAAAACCCGCTTTCTCCCACCCTTCAGAGAACGTCTTTTTGAGTAAGCGCATATGTAAATTATACTCGCGGTTCGGTTCAGTATAATTGACAAATGCGTTTATTACGAACATACAAAAAAGCCAACACAAGCCACAAAGTTGTTCTTTCAATCTTCAAAAGATTCAGTTATTTGATACCACTTGCTATCCAAAAACCTAAAAGGAGACTTTGCTCTATTAGATGGAAACTGAAAGGAGAATTTTCAAAACTATTCACATTTTTTGCAGAGGCTTTTTATTTCGTACAATATATTCATAAAGAAAATGATAAGAAAGCTATAGAATTTGTGTGTAATGCTATATCATCGACCAAAGAGAATATTACACATATGTTTCCTATGTTTGCTTATTACCTGTATGAAGAAATCAAAGCAAAAGAGCGACATGCACAGAAAGCAGAAGTATTCAAATATAATCGTAGAAGAAATAGGTATTTTAGTCGAATAAATAGAGGCGATAGGAGAAGACTATACACTAAATTCAAATTGTTAGATTTAGAACACAACAGTGGAGTGGTGATTGTGGATAAAGTTTTATCCAAATATTTCAAATATCTATCAGATTTTATAAATGATATGCACAAGCAAGATGAAGAAATACATGGTATAATGGAAGAATGTGCTGCTAAGAATGATGTAAGTGTGCCTTTTGCCTATTTTGCGTTAGGAAGCGTGTGGTTAGGAATAAAATTGATAGACACTGAATATCCTTTTAGAATTCAAGATATACATATGTTAGACATAGATTTATCTGAAAAGGCTCAGTATAATATATCCAGAGCACTCAAATCGCAAAAGGAACCATTCATATATGCTGTGACTCCATGGGTAATCCTATTTACTATGATGGCGCCGGATTACTTTACTTTCCATTTTGCCAATTGTATAATAGACACTAAAGAAGAGACACTGCTGTGCCTTTTTGAGATGGCTAAAAAAGAAAAAATCATCGAAGATATCGTAAGCATTATACAACACGATAAACTCATAGATGAAAATATATTAAGTGAAATAGAAAAATACCATGACGAATTCAAAGAACATAGGGATTACTACCACAAACTCATAGAGACATTGGTAGAAGAACCAGAATATGAAGATCTTATAAAAAACCCAATCATAACAGAAGATAAGAAGAAACGTATCAATTAGTTTTGATAACCAAACGACAATAGCTTTCTTCTGAACTTGCAAAACAAATGATATAAACACCATCAGATATATATTCGTCGAGTAGTATAGCATCTTCATAGTCATATATAGTCTGCTCAGCAATCAATACACCTAACTCATTATACACTCGTATCGTAGCAGGTAAAGTGCCAGAGTAACGATAATTCAGTTTGTCTTTGAAAGGATTAGGATAAACATAAATCTTATTTTGTGTGTGTTGAAAGCTATCTGTTTCTTTTTCTTGATAAAACAAAGCACTGCATCCAGAAGTGCAATTTTGGTATACTTGTGCGCTGCCCCAGTTTCCGGAATTGTTTGTTGTGGCACCAGGCGCTTGGCACACATACAATAGGTTTGAGTTGGTGGCTCCCTCCTCTTTTCAGAGGCTTCCTGCTTCATCGAGCGGGCTTACATGTAGATGATTACTCATCACACATGCAGAGGCCCATCTCTCCACAGGCGTGACTTCGGACCGGCCGGCCCTACGCTTTGTCTGTACACCAATTATACTAAATTTATTTCTTCTATAAAAGAAACACGAATATAAGGATTAGAATCTAAAATGCTTATGGAAATTGCCCTTTCTGTCAGTGTGAATAGAACAATAAAATATAATCTGGCATCATATTATTTAGTCTAATGCAAGATAGACTTAGAAAGGTTGCAATTGTTTATTACTAATATCGCCAAGAACATTCGCGGCTACAAGAGCTCGTAAATAACTTATAATGATGATGCACAGCTGTTTCCATATGCGCTTGCAGCATATTGTGTTCAGATTTACCCAACACTTTCTCAAATATTTCCTTCACATGTGTAATATGATACTGCTTATATTCTTCAGGAACAGTGCTTTGTTTGTTGTACATGAAAAGCCATACTTTAACTTCATAACCTTCATACTGGAACACTTTTGGTTTTTCGTTTTGTTCAAAGTTTTTCTTGTATCCATCTATCTTCCTATAGGCCGATGCAAACTCTAAGCTCTTTGGGTCCACAAAAACTATGTGCAGAGTTTTTCCGTCCAAAATCCAAAAAACAAAGTCTGGTTTGAATTGGTGAACGTTACCATTTTCGTCAATGTAAGGTATATATGCATCATCTATATTTTCATGGATTTTGCCAAATACAAATGAATACTGCGACAATAGAGTTTCTGGCTCTAATACTTCATCTACAAACTCTCTCTCACTATCAGTATTTATCCCATAAAGTATGTACCCTTGCGCGGATAAGAACATAGGATTATATACATGCTCTTTCGCATAAACTAATTTCATATTACCCAAACTTTTGCCTATAACACTTTTAGACTTAATAACCTCTGCACACTTGTTTTCTAATTCATGCAACACAGAAGCCTTTACCCTAAGATGTTTATAATGTATAATACATTCAGCATAATGAACAAATCCTTTTGGGAACAACCATCTCAACAGCTGTTTACGCAACATGCTAAATAGAGTCTCCACGCTGCGAACACTATCTTGATTAGTTATCTCAAACATATTATCATCTTCAACATACTTTCTCAAAAACCTAATCTCATTAGGCGTAAACCCAAATTTGACATGCAACCACTCATCAGAGCAGTTCATCATAACATCCCTAAGTATATCCAACTCCGTCTCAGAGCAACGAAACTTATGTACATTTCCTACATATTCACCTTCTTCATAGTAAGGCAGTATAAGTAAATCATTAGGTACTTTTATGGATGTGTTTTCTTCAATCAAATGATTTGCCAGCACCATTTCTTCTTCTTTCTTCAATATATTCGTAGTGTCCTTTATATTTTGTGCTCTTGTCCCATATATGTACAAAGCCTCCAAAAACTCAGCATATTTTATGTCTTCATAAGCCTTAATATCATTCTTTCTCAAACTACCTCTCATACCTTCCTTAGGCACCAGTCTTACACCTCTGCCCAGCGACTGTAAAACAAACTTAGTGGCATCTTTTCCTTTGCCTATGTTGATATATAATACTATATACGGCCTTGGTGTATCCCAGCCTTCATAAAAAGCACGGGACCCCATGAGTATTCTGATATGTGAATACTCATCATCAATGCCTTCAAATATCTTTTCCTCCGCATAGTTCTCACTGATAAAATAACCACTAACCTTGTCCTTAAGCCAAGGAGATATGTTGCCAATCTTTATCAAAGCAAAAGGCCTATCTGCATTTGTGTGCTTAAATAATAACTCTTCATCATTATTCCGTATCTTTATTACTTCAATATTTCCATCACTAGCACCAGAAGTGTTAAAGACATATTTATAAAAATCATCTATGGTTAGATTGTTTAGCAGAGCACTAAAATATTCATATGAAAAGCTCTTGGATTCTTTAAATGGAAACATCATATTACACAAATCCGCCAATAACTCTGATTTGACACTTTCAAATATATCTTCTATGTTAGATCTCTTGGCAATAGAAGCTATTTGTTCAAAAAACACTTCAATATCTGCATCTTCTGTGTTAACAGAATGTCCAAGAACCAACATCAAAGGTTCTGGATAATAACCATTAGCCTCTTCTGTTTTAACTTTACCTAGTAAGGCTAAATGCATTAGACTTTTAAGAACAACCCTTCTCTTCTCTTTATCAGAAAAATCTGTTTTGTGCTCTAGCTCTTCAAGATTAGACTGCATAATAGCTATGTTCTTACCATATCCATTCTGAACATAATCCGCTAAGTTATATCGATAGGCACATGTGATATGGTCAATTTCATCTACAAAAGTAGCAGACATGTTAAACAAAAACCCATCCTTTGAAAGCACAGAGAATATCGCTTTTCGTTTACTATCAGAGTTATCCCCTTTATGGGCCTCGTCTAATATCAAATAAAAATTAGTAGGCAAATCTTTGTAATCCAATCTCTCTATACCCTTTTCGTCAGATATATTGTCCGCACGATAATAAAAGATAATTCTATCTTCCTCTCTGGCACTATGCTTAGCTTCCGTATATCTTTTCAAATTTTCACATATTATCTTTCTATCACGGCCTCTATTGTACTCATCTAATGTACTTTTAAACTGATCTATGAGCACATCAGTGTACGTCAAAAACAAGATATCCCCTTTGGGCAATCGACCTTTTTTTATCAGATCAAGCAACAAATCTATTAAAGCCACAGCTACTACGGTCTTACCTGAGCCTGTTGCCATCCACAAACATGCCCTGTTTAAAACATATTTTATGGAAAGCCGATATGTATTATGGCGAACTTCGATTGGATATCCTGCCTCAGCATATATATTCGCAGCAGATCGACTATTCACAACAATATAATCATCATCTAAACCAAACTTTTTATATTCATTATGCCAAAGTTCCTTATCGGCTTTGTAGTTTGCATAATACTTCCATAGCACTCGTGCGATACGCTCGATAGCACTTTTTTGATAATCATATAATTGCTTCTGACTCGAAAACATAGAATACTCAGATAAATCATAGTAATGACTGCTGTTCTCTAAGATTTTGCTGAGTATATTTTCTACGGTTTTCACCTTCATAGCTTTACCAGAACAAGAAGTTTTTGAGTTCTGAAAGAGACACATGCCTCATATCAATGCTTTTCCCGTCCGAAAAAGTGACCCTATCACCTACTATCTTCTTTATTGCTTTTCCAGTATGTAAAGATAAACTTTCAGCTATATCTATACTATCATAAAGATTAGATAGTCTGTCAGTCACATAATAATTGCCATTCGTTGAACAATCCACATACGATAAAAGCTTGTCGTCAAACATAAATGCATAAGTTAGAATGCCTGCCTGTGCTAAATCTATGAATTCACTATCTCTATATACAACTTTTGACAATACATCATCGTATTGTTCTAATTCAAAATATTTGAAAAAGCCTCCACATTTATATAACACCTTTTTCATTCTAGGTATTATAACTGTATAAAAATGTTCTCCCATTTCTATGCCAATCCATTTTCTTTTAAGTTCATGTGCAACAGCAGCGGTGGTGCCACTGCCTAAGAAGAAGTCCATGACTATATCTCCTTCATCCGAAGCAAGGGATATCACTCTCTCCAACAACTTAGGTGCATTTGCTGTTTTGAAGCCTACATTACCTCCATAACTTGGAATATCATACCAATCATCACTTAGCAAATCAGCATATCTACTGTGTGCGTAGTACTCCGCTATTCGCTTACCATTTTTTTCTATTATCCTAGCAAAGTCGGTTATTCCAGTCCTTTGGGCATACATTTCAATATCTTCTCCTGTCTGTTCTGCAACCTTTAAATATTCCTGATAGTTATCATATGCTTTATACGCTCTATCCTTAGACCATAGCCAGCACTTTCCTTTTCCAGGCTTCAAACCATAAAAATCGTATTCCAAACTTATATGCCGGCCACTCGCCTTCTCACCAATCTCCAGTCTCCTCCATTGACCAGGCATTTTATCTATCATCTCTCCCGTTTTTCTATCTATTATAGGTATAGTCAGCTTCTTAATCAAAGCCTTTTCACTCTTCCCATACATTATTATAAATTCATGCACAGGAGGCAAACATAATGCAACATTATGACTCTTTTGAAGCAGCACGTTATTTGCACGATTGATATTGATATTATTTCTGAAATTTTCCTTTCCAAATATATCATTCATTATAAAACGCACAATATGCTCGCCATTAGCATCACATCGCACAAACATAAGCCCCTGTTCAGATAAAATATCATACGCTAACTTTATTCGATTGTGAAGCATAACAGACCAACTGGAATCTAAATAATCCGTCAAATATTCATAAGCTTCATTATACCCTAGATTAAAGGGCGGGTCAATGTATATAAGCTTGACACGACCTCTGTATCTGTTTTTTAACATGTTCAAAGCCTGCCAATTGTCGCTTTTGATAAGATACCCATCAATCTCCTCCTCCAAGTCGTCAAATAAACTGAGTATATCACCTTCTAAATCTTTGAAATATTTAGTATCGATAGGCAGATTTCTGTATTGTTCCTCTAAATTCCCATCAAATAAATCTTGTTTCAATAAAGAGTCTGGTTTGTTGTTTATTAGTTCTAAGTCGAACCACTCTTGTACTTGTTTATCACAATTGACATGAGTTTCTATTTTTTTGATTATTTCAAAGCCACCTTTGTCTAATATTTCGCTAAGAGTCAAAACATAGTTTGATTTAAGCACAAACTTTGGCTTTTCCCATATCTTTACAACCTCCTCCTCAAACTGAGTTATAAAATCTATAATGTAAAATGCAACATCTCGTAATATATTTATCTTATTTGCTCTATCCACGGTTATTTCATCAGATTTGAGTATGTAATCCAATAGATACAGACTAAATTGTTCTTTTAGAAAACTTTTAGCTTTAGGATTCAAGAAGTAATCAACTTTTGATTGTTTCTCAAAGGTTTGTATCGATTTGCTTAAATCGTCAATAGATAAATCATATCCCTGTTCTTTTATTCTTTTATGCAGCTCTTCAATATCAAACTTATGATTTCCAGTAACATAAGATACTTTGATTACGATTTTATTGTCATCTACTTTTGATAGTTCATAGAAAAAGTTTTTCCTTTCATTGGCTTTTTTGTACTCAAATTCGCTGGCATCAAAATACAGAGACACATTCCCTAAGTTTATAGAAACAGATTGAACAAGCACATCTGTTTTTATGTAATACAATCCATCTACTTTGGTGAATAAATACATATCCTTGTCGGTGGGTATTTTTATATATGCCGTTTTGGGGTATGCAGTAGAGCTGTAACATATGTTGCCCACTTCATTAACATAAGAACTAAAAAACGACCACAGCTTTTCATATAACTCATTTCTAAAATCAGGGCATTCTTTTGTTTTGTGCTCAATAAATTCAATCACCTTTGGCAAACAACTTTCTAAGTATTTCCTTTTGCACTTGATTAGATTTACCCTTCCACCTTTGCCCTCAACTTCTTTTTCAGCAAACAAATGTTCAAATAAAATCAGAATTTTATTTCTATAGTCTATAGATACCATTATCCGTGATTGGTTCCGAAAAGAAAAAGGAATTTAATATAATTGCAAAATGAGACGCCTAAAAAGACGAATGTTCAGCACAGACAAACAATATGTTGCCATGCAAAGTGGAAATGCTAATGCTGAGCAATTATTACCCAAGTAGGTGTTCGTTTTACAAATGCGATAGAGACCCTCGTTTGGGCTGTAAAAGATAAGAATGCTAAGGGTTATTACTTTGACAGAGAGGCTGCAAAGGCATATGGTGGTTCTACTATTGCACCGTGTGTTTGGCATTTGCCTATATGCACAGGGAAAGAACGATTGAAAAGAGAGGACGGTAAGAAACTGCATTCCACACAAAAACCTGAAGCATTATTGGAACGGGTGATAAAAATTTCGGTTCCACCTAACGGTATAATACTTGACCCTATGGCAGGAACAGGCACAACAGGAGCAGTAGCCAAAAGGTTAGGCCGCCATTTCATTCTAATAGAGAAAGAATACTCCTATGCTAAAGCAGCAGAGGGGAGAATAAATCGTGTAAGTAGTTCAGACACCAAACTACCTCAGGAAAACCGAACTATTTCATATACATAATATGAGCATGCAAAGTGAAAAGCAGTGTGGACCAACCTTTCCTGTGTCTGCGCCTAAGATGGCGCCTTTTGTTGAAACCTTCAGAAACGATTTAGTGCAATGGTATGATATCAATTCATCTGACACCGATCTGATAAACGCTACTGCTAACTCGCTCATAGAAAGCAAGCTATCTGGTGAAACAGAAGAAATAAAAGAATATATTGCTACATTTCTGCTTGGAGGAATATCCAGCATAATCAGTAAAGTCACGGATTTACGAGATATGAAGTATTTAGATAAGCATTTAGATGAGCTACTACAAATCCTACCACACATAGTGGAGGCTTTGGGGGCAAAGCTGTATATAGACCATGAAGAGATAGAATTGCAGGGTAAACAGGCGTATGTTTTCAAAGTCATTATCGATAAAGGCAGCGAAAGGCATATGTTGGCCAAGATGCTTTATCCAAAGCATTATTTGGCTCCGATACTGTTCATGATAGATGTTGCCTTGATGTCCAAGGCAGATGACATTCTGCGTAGGATGGATTTGGCTTTTATGAATTGATTTAGTATAACTGGGAATATGGCAAAGTATTTGGCGCATCAGTATGCTACCACAAACACCAAAAGATTGGTTGCTGCTGTAACCAGATTAATACAAGAAGTGTATGGTAAGGATAGTTTGGCGGGTGAGATTGTGCAATATGACGATATTACTGAATTGCATGAGCTGCTTCAACAAAATGTAAAAATACGCAAATCTATTGATTGGGTATTGCAAGAAGATTATCATAGTCCTGCTCCTGGATTTTACAATATGACATGCCTGAACAGGATGCCATTTTCCATTTTGACTTTGTTAACCTAGACGAGCTTGAGACTTCAACATGGTTAGAGGCAATATTTGGGAGACGTCTTAAAGATTTCATTAGGGGGAAAAGAAGGGTATATTTATATACAATAGGGCATGGCTCCATGATTAATATTTTACATGAAGCGTGCATGATAGAGGATTTTTCTCCTGTTTTGTATAACGAACATGTAGTTGATAGTGACTGCATATACGAATTCGTGGATTTGACCGGTGATTATATATTGAATGATAGTCCTTACGGGGATGCTCTTTGTTTTATGGGCTATGTACATGACACAGTAAAACCTGATAAAAGTGGTTATTATGTTGGTGGAGAGCACATAGATGTATCCTTTAAATATGTATATATACCGGAACATTTCCTGCGAGGACACTACAAGATGAATAAGGATATGCTTATTATAGAACACAAGCTTGTGGAGAAAAGGAGAGAAGAAAAGGAGCTGATTGTGCTTTCTGATGGTGCTTTATCAGAAGGTGAATTGCATCAGATAATAAGATTTAATACAAGGCTAACAAAATAGTTACACTTTTTTGATACGTTTTGTGTAGAATAGCATATATTTTGCTCGTCATGGTATGTTTTGGCTTTTTAATCGCAAACAGATAAGTTAAGTCTGCATATTCATGTCGTCATAGGCAGGGGTTTTCGGTTTTCCTCTGCAACCGAACCTGTTATTATAATATATGTTGTTGTGTATCATTGGGCCTGTAGCTCAGTTGGTTAGAGCAGCGGACTCATAATCCGTTGGTCGGGGGTTCAAGTCCCTCCGGGCCCACATAAAACATACGCACCCGTAGCTCAAATGGATAGAGCAGCAGATTTCTAATCTGCCGGTTGGGGGTTCGAATCCCTCCGGGTGCGCTTAGTTATTTGATTTTTTTATGTGCTCGTAGCTCAGTTGGAAGAGCACCAGATTCTTAATCTGGGGGTCGTGGGTTCGAGGCCCTCCGGGCTCACAAAAATACGCACCCATAGCTCAATGGCAGAGCGTCTGGCTGTTAACCAGAGGGTTGCAGGTTCGAGTCCTGCTGGGTGCGCTGCTTGATAGTATATTAGTTACAGACGGGACTGTAGCTCAGTTGGTTAGAGCGCGACACTGATAATGTCGAGGTCCGTGGTTCAATTCCACGTAGGCCCGCTTTTCTGTGGTATGTTTGAGTGCCTGTGCTCAGGGACAGAGCACCAGACCGCAAATCTGGGTGCTTGGGCTCAATTTACATTAGACACGTTCAGGGTCTTTTGCATTATATGTGACATGTAACAATAACCGAACTTATATTTATTTATTATATGCTCGTAGCTCAGAGGCAGAGCGTCGGTCTCATAAGCCGATGGTCGCAGGTTCGAATCCTGCCGAGCACACAAAACTTAAACTGTAAGCACTATGAAAACCGCAGATGAAAAACTGATTAAGTCGTCTGATGAGCAATTAGAGGTCCAGAACAACAGGTATCAGGATGTCATTAAACATCTTGGCGAAGTAAGTCAGTTAGAGCCTTGGAGGCACTATGAACCTACACGAGCACTGATTGAAAAATTGTCTAATGAGCTTTTAGATAGGCTCGGCTATGATGCAGAAAGGTGTGGATTGTTCTTTAAGGCCATAGATACCTTAGAAGCAGACAATAGAGGGGTGACTATTGTTTTCTATGGCTCTATTGTAGTGCCTCTCAACGATTACAGTGCGGAATGTAGAGAGGAAAAATACCTTATGCGGCTTCGTATTACTCCTAATAAGTTGCAAATAAGAAAAGAATCCACAGGCCAGTCTTAATAACACAAAGTTCCGTACTGCACTATCAAAGCCGCTGTGCATGTGCTTAAAATACAGATGGCTGCACAGCGGGCATATTTTATGTGTTTAAAAAATTTCGGTTTCGGTGTATACTATTCTTAGTAGGGCTGGAACGGTTCGAATTTACGCCTGTGGAGATCGCTAGTAAGTGGTCGATGAAGCAGGAAGCTCCCACTTCTATAAGTGGGAGTAGTTCACTCCTCCTTATAGGAGCACATGTACCCAGATGAACTTACATAAAGTATTTCGGGGACGCAATATTGTAAATGACAATAATCCTATGGTTTGTGATACAAACGACAATACAATTGTACAGGATGAGGGCATCATGACATTTTGTGCAGGCAACTTGTATTACGTCAAAGATAGTCTCTTTTGCCTATATCATGGTGATGCGTTAGAGATTTTGAAGCAGTTTCCGTCTGAAAGCATAGACATGATATTTGCCGACCCTCCGTATCATCTGTCTAATGATGGGACTACTTGTTATGCTGGTAAAAGGGTAAAGGTCAATAAAGGTGAGTGGGACAGGAGCAAAGGATTTGAAGAGGATGTGGCATTTCACAGAGCTTGGATTACAGAGTGTCGTAGGATATTGAAAAGTACAGGTACCATATGGATTAGTGGGACTTCACATAGCATATTTAAGTGTGGTTACATTTTACAGGAGCTTGGATTTCACATACTCAACGACATATGCTGGTATAAACCCAATGCAGCGCCAAATATCAGTTGTACTACATTTGCACATGCACATGAGATTATTATTTGGGCAAAGAAAGATAAGAAGGCAAAGCACTTATTCAACTATGAACTTATGAAGCATGGGAACTATCCTGAGGACAAGCTTAAGGCACCAGAGAAGCAGATGAGGAGTGTGTGGAGCATACCTACGCCAACGCCAAAGGAGAAAGTCTATGGTAAGCATCCAACGCAAAAACCCATAGCACTACTAAAACGGATTATCATGGCATCTACAAAGGAAGGCTATATTATCTTAGACCCGTTCAATGGTAGTGGAACCACAGGTATAGCAGCGATGATGGTGGGTAATAGAAAGTACATAGGCATAGATATAGAACAAGAGTATTTAGAACTCACGATAAAAAGGCTGAATGATGTAGGTTTTTTATGATGTTATAAGATCAGTGAACTACTACCACTTCAAGAAAAAGCTCTCATGTTATAATTATATAATTCATCACCATCTTATAGAAGATGGTGTCTTCTTGTGGTTTTTTTGATAAAACTTAGATATTATTGCAGATATATATTTGTAGTTCATGAAGGAATTGTACCAAATTTTACTAAAGTGGATACAAAAATCGTCCAAACACTTCTTCTACAGAAGATGCTTTCACACCTATTTCCCTTAGTTTTGTGAGCATTTGTTTTTCATTATATTCTATGAAAAAATCTTTGTAATTTTCTTCTCTATATGCCATTAGTTCTTCCACATTTTTGACGCTATACAAATAAAATTTTCTATTGAAGGAGTCTATCATTAATATCCATAGGGGTATGTTTATGTCTTCTGCTAGTTTTGCCAGTATTTCATATCTAATGCTTTGTATATTATTTGTTGTTTTTGCGTCAAAGTCTATGATTTCAACGATTGCCGCTGGTTTGCCTTTATCGTTGTTCAAAAAACGCACACCTCTTATATAGCCTTCATTGTCATTTCCAAATACTTTGTTCAATAAATTTTGCATAACGTCCATTTCTAGCCTGTTATCATTTTCTTCAATCATAGTATTCTTTGTAACCGAAATATCGCACAATTTTCGGAAGAAAGACACAAAGGGTGTATAATAGCGTAGTGAGATTGCTATACAATATTTATGGTTGCGTCGAAAAGTCACAAGATTATTCATATGCTTCAGATTATGTTATAAAACATTATCACGAAATCAAAAAGGACAGGTTTTTGAATAGTAAGAGCATTGCCAAGTATTTGAATGGCATTTCCAAGGAATATGGAATTGTAGTGCAAAACAGAGAAGATTTTGTAAGGTTTTTGGTTTCGTTATTTTGTGTTTATGATATAATCATAAAAGTGTATGCATTACGAGTGTGCAAGGATTTCGTAATGCATAAGGAAAATATGTTAGATGTATTTATATCTCTTAATGAAGGACGATTTTTTGATAACTTTTATAATAGTTCTTTATTAACTCCATTTTCTTTTTATATGGATTTCTGGGATATTATTGTTGGAGATGTTATATCTTTGTATAATAGTATCTCTCTTGATAACAGCTTAGGCGGTATTTATCAAGATTTAGTATCCAAACACATAAGACGCATATTAGGTGAGTATTATACACCTGAGAAGTTAGTGGATTTTGTGTTAGATAAGGTTTTACAAGATGATGGTAATTGGGTAGAGAAAAGGTTTTTAGACCCTACTTGTGGTGATGGTGTTTTTTTGTTATCTGTGTTGCGCAGAATAAAAAGTAAATGGCATAATGTAGGTGATGTGGCTTATTTTGTTTCGCATAACCTATATGGATTTGAACTAAATCCATTGGCTGTTGCTACTGTTAAAGTTCAGATGATAAAGGAATTGATTGATTTGAATGTTGAGTGTCGATTGAATGTGTATAATGTAGATTTTTTGAATCGGTTCCAAACAACCGTGGATATGTTTTCCACTTTTGAAGCGGCAGTGCATCCGTTTATAGGTATGATTATGTTACCATTTGGTGTAGATAAAGACAAAGCATTTCTTATTTTTCAAAGTTTTAGCAGTGATACAGATGACTTATATGGACAATATATAAAAAGTATGCATGAAAAGTTGGAATCAATAAAGGCACATTCTTTTGTTATGTATAATGTTATAAGACAGGAGATTGATGGTTATTTACACATGAAATATGCTGGTTGTTTTGATTATGTTGTAGGCAATCCTCCGTGGTACAACATAAACTATTTAAACGAAGGAGATAGGCTACGGTTATTGTCCTTAGCAGCAAAGTATAACTTATTGCATGAAGACAGAGCTATTAATAATGTAGGATTGGATGTGTCCTCTTTAGTTACTTACATCGCTATGGACAGGTATCTTTGTGAAGATGGGCATATGGCTTTAGTTTTGCCGGACATTTTGTTTAAGTCAGCTAAGTCTTCTATTCCGTTTAGAAGAGGTTTGTTGAGCGGGGAAGTTGAGTTACGAGCTTTGTATGATATTAGGGAACGTTCTGTTTTTCGTGATGCATCTATCAATCCATTTGTTTTATTCGTGAGAAAGCATAAGAGTGCAGACAAAACTTACAAATACATAATATGTGACGGGACAACGGAAAAAGTATTGGATGGAGATGTGATAAGTGACAATTATATGTTTGTAGCTAAATCTACAGGTAGTATTGCTGATCGGTCCGATTATCAAGCTTATGCTGGTATGCATTTGAAAAACTTGCATGGCGTAATAGTTATGAGGGTTTTGCAGGAAATAGATGATAAGCATGTATTAGTAGCGAATGAGTATAAAAATAGCAGAAAGCCGCTACCACGGATAGAGCAAATGATAGAAAAGGATATTTTATTTGACTTGATAAATGGCAGAGATATTGATGCGTGGCGTGTTAGTGTAAAGAATAAAGTGTTGTTACCTTATGATTTTGTGAATAAACGAAAGATGAGTAGAGAGGAGATAAAGCGTGTATATCCATTAGCTTATGAATACTTGGTGAAGATGAGTGAGTATTTAGGTATAGATGCATTTGAGCGTATGCTAAGGCCTGTACAAAAGATGATGATACCTGGTTATAAGGTTATTTGGCGTGATGTAGGGAAAGATATAAAAGCTGCGGTTATACATGTCAGTGAAGAACAAATGCTTATATTCACGCATGCAGTGGTTGCTATCAATGCTGATAGTTTTGAAGAGGCATGTTATGTTTGTGCGTATTTAAATAGTGATAAGGTAAAAAATATACTTCGTGAAACTGTTGTCAAACATATTAATCCTGCCAATATAAGTTATGTAGGTTTGAAGAAATATGATGTTAGTAATCCTGAACATATAAGACTTATGCAAGTAGGGAAAGATAATATAAATAGATTTGCATAATTGGTTTATGAGATTGGTTAGACAATACAGTGCAAAATCTGGATGTTCATGTTCTCAAAGAAGAAATCGAGTGAACAAAATCCAGTTTGACAATAGGTTGTCTTCTTATTATGCCAAGCAAGTGCAGGACTTGATGTCAGATTATGATGGACATTATATGGCAAGCACGGGGGATTTTGCGTTAGCATTTACTTGTGAAACAACGATAGAAGAAGTAGATAAATGCAAATTTGCTGCTATTGATATAGAAAGTGGGAAAGGAATAAATACTGACGTCACGGTGTTAGAAGCACAAGCACCGTATGAATATGTAGCAATAGTTCCCGATAAAGGGAAGAATGTTTTTAAGGTATATGGTTTTTTGCCGGACGATAAAAATAAAAAGATGTTATTCAGCGGTGAATTGCCTCGTGATATGGGGAAGATTGTAATGGCTGTGACTTCTGAATATTTAATTGTAGAAAACCCTAAAGACCCAAAAGAGCATTGGTTAGTCAAAATAAAGAAAAACGGGCGTCCTGTTATTGAAGTAAAACTGAAAAAAGGTGAGTACAAATTTAAAAGAGATGCACATGAAATTGAAATAATACCTGAAGATGGGAAAGAAATAAGCGTACCTTACTCAAATAGAGCGACAAGAGCAAAACGCAAATATTATTCTTCAAACATTAGAAAAAGGGACAGACGCATTACATAGATACTTTACTCTTCTTTTTGTATCTCTAAGTTAGGAACCAAGTGAGACAATCTATTTTTCATGATATTCACTGCTTCTTCTTTGTTATCTACAAGCACAAATTTGCGTCCATGTTTGGCTGCTGCTTCTCCTGTTGTGCCACTTCCGGCAAAGAAGTCTAAAACCCAGTCGCCGGGATTGCTATGCACTTTGATTATTCTTTCTAAGAGTTTCAACGGTTTCTGTGTCGGGTATCCTGTTTTTTCTTTGCTATTAGTGGGCACAATAGTCATCCACCACACGCCTGTTGGTGTTTTGCCTATTGCCGCTTTTTCAGGCCCCACTAAGTCTGGTGCCATGTAAGGTATTCTGTCTATTTCTTCGTAGTTGAATGTGTAGTTGTCTGAGTCTTTTACATACCAAAGTATATTATCATGCTTTCTAGGCCAATAGCGTTTGCTTCTGCCACCGTAGTCATATGCCCATATAATCTCGTTCATAAAACATTCTCTGCCAAATATACTATCCAACAGGACTTTTACATAATGCACTTCGTGTGGGTCAATGTGAATGAAAAAAGAGCCATCAGATGCTAATACACGATATGCCTCTTTGAGTCGTGGTTCTAAAAAAGATAAGTAGTCGTCAAACGCATCTTGAAAAGCTGGTGAATCATATTTTTCAGTTATGTACTTTTTACCACCGAATCCTTGTCTTTCTCCATCTTCACTGGCTTTTACTTTTATTCGCTCTCGTTACTTTTACCACCAGCATATCTTAAAGGTGAGCCCAAATATCTTTTGTACTTTTGAGTTTTGCCACTTATACGCCTTAAGAATTCTTGCTTTTTATCATATTGCGTAACTACTGTGGCCTCATTATTCTGCATACATTACCCATAACTATAACCGAAATAAATGTTTATGTATTTTTAGGAATGTAAAACAAAAGGGGTCATGGGAGTAGTTTCCCCATGACCCCTGAAAGAATAGGCGTTTATAAGTTATTGCACTTGTATAACCTTCCCGTTTGGCGTTTTGCTAACACTTAGCACTAAAACACCGTTTTCAAACTTAGCTTCTACACTTTCTGTACGCACATTCAAATCTAATCGATATTCACTTACATCTGAATAACAGCCGTACGCTCTTATAAGTTCTCCTTCTGGCACACTTCGCTTGGCCGATATACTTAGAACACCATCATGTTGAACAATGTTAATTTCTTCTCTTTTTACGCCAGGCAAATACACAAACACTTTGTAAGAATCATTAGCATCATACACTTCATAGGAAGGTTTGATAACATTTTGTTTGCGCACAAACTCGTAGTTGTAGAGAATGTCACTGTTGAATACATCTCGGAACAACTCATTCGTAAGCTGTTCCATTCTTTGAAGTACGTTCACCATAGCAGAGGATATATAGTCAATACGTGTGCCAAACTCAAATACTGACAATATGTCATAAGGATGATAATAGGATTAGTATACAATAGAAGCATGTATGATAGAGAAAATGTATTTAGTATAATTGCATTATGAGACGGTATCGTAGACCTATGATTCGCAAGTATTCGTACATTCGTAATCTGAGGGCGCACTTCGCTTCCAGTGATGCGGAAGAAGCTTTTGAAGAACTGGTTGAGCGGCTTGAACATTTGTCAAGACGGAAGAGAATAAGCAGATACTTTGCTGATAGTGGAGATCCAATAGAGGTCACAGTGGAAGCAGTAGAGGAAAATCCAGAAGTTATAGAGGTTGCTGAGGAAAGGCTTGCTGACAGCAAAATAATAGATAAATTAGAGGAATTGTTGTTAGAGAATGCTGTTAGCAATGGCCGTACACCCAAGATAAAAAAACGTAGATATGCAGATGTCGGTTACAAATTGACGGAAGAATTAGGTGTTTCGGCTGGCGAAGTAATTTTGAAAGTACTGGAAAAGGCAGATACATATGCAGAACAAAATATTAGTGAAGAAGTACGAGAATATATAGCAGAAAAGTATAGCCCTCATCTTGAAAAAACAAAAAAATCTGAACGCATATCATGGTGGCTTTTTGGGGTTGCTGGTGCTATTATGGCAACTCTTATTGTCGCATATGAGAGTACGGGCAATTTAGACTTGCGATATTTATTGCAAAACTTATCTCACGGAAGCGCCGCTTTTGTGGCTGTTGGGCTTGTTTGTCTTGTTATGTCTAAAGTATTTCATGGGTTATGGAGAGAAAAGAAAGAAAAAGAACAAGAGCGCGGTATTGCAGATATTATAATAATTTGCAATATGACATCTAAAGATAGAGCAAGTCTGGCCTTATGTTTAAGTAGAAGAATGAAAAACGAAGGCTATCTTGTACCTTTTGCAAATGCCGCACTCAAAACTGGGGTTATTGAGCATAAAGAGTATAAGATACTCATAGAATACGCGGAAGCATAATAACACTTAAATGGCAAATTTTTCTGTATAGCAAAATCAGATTTCAAACAGACCGTGATTTCATGAACATGAATGATATATGTTTTTAAAAACGCTGATGTAAACGGAGCAAGAAACATACTGAGAAAGTTCAAAAAGAGCTGGCATGATGTAATAACTGGCTTAAAGCAAACAGTAAGATTAAGAGTATTTGGGAAACTAAAAGGTAGCCCTGAGTTTGCTGTATACAAGCAAATAGGGGTAGTAAGGTGTGGTGACCACCTGGGTAGGATAAGGTTTCATAAGACACAAACTCCTACAGAAGCTACCACTTCTTGAAGTGGTAGTAGTTCACTGATTTGTTGATCTTACCGTAATAGTATTGCTTGTAACTTCCACATATCCTAATCCTTGTTGATTATGTGTATATGTCACTGGGTTTGTATTGACATTGTAGATAAATGCACTTATGGTATTATGTATCCAATTGCATTGGTCGTCTACTTGTATTGTTGTTGGTTCTGTTAGTAAACCGAGTATATCTTGTATGATAGTTCTGATTCTTTGTATTCTGACGTAGAAGTACATAAGTTCGCAGTTGAAATCTACTGTGTACATGTAGTATCCTCTATCTGAGGATACATTTTCTATTTCTTCATTTACGTCGAATGATATTTCGTCGAGTCCCCATTTGACGGTAGCACAATAAGTTAAGTCGTTTGGTTGTTTTTGTATGCACACAAGTGTCAGGTTGTTTGACAATTTTTCAAACCATATCATGTCATTTATAAAGCCTCTGTATATCAAAAAGTCAGTTGTGTGGAATGTGAAGGCTATTCGTGCTTGCATGAAGTGGTGTGTATCCCATGGTGGTATTTTCATGTACATGGCGTGTAGAGGTTTATCTTGGAATTCGACTTTATAAGTAATAAATGCCACATCTCTTTCGCTGGTTTGTATGTTTTCTGATTTGTGGTAGATAGAAAATTGTAAGATTTCGTACATTCTTTCTTTGAGTTTTATCAGGTAATCTGCGAAGTCGATAGCATAGTTATAGTAGTATTTGAAATGCACGTATGGATTATTAGGCAGAGTGATATTTTGTGCGTATCTCCATTCTGGCACAAATCCAGCAGTTGTAAAGAATATGTCATTTGTTATGTTTTGTGGCAGTGTTATTTCGAATATTTTAGTGGTTGTTGTACTCGGATAGAAGTAAGATGAGTTAGGGAGTGTTGCGGCGAATAGGAGTGCGTTAGCGAACTCTGTTGGAGTACAGCTTTCTCTTCTGGCAATAAATAAGTAGTCTTCGGTGACAAATACAAACACATTCGTTTGTACTGGAGTACCAGATAACACGCTGACAGGGTCGTATAGTATTGTGCTGTCGCTAAAAAGAATGGAGACTATGGTGCATTGGTCTTTCAGGGAGTTAGAAATTATTCTTATGCCGTTGACAGTTACTTCTCTTTCTTCTATATAGTAGTACCCTTCTAATATCTTGTAGTTGTTGATGTAGATGCTTTCAAAGAATGTATTGAATGTTGTGTTAGTGGATAATGAGACGACTAAGTTTATATTACTGCGTGTATCTCCGCGGATGTGTAGGTATTGTCCTATGAGTTCGCATGAAGGAGTTTCAGAGTATTTAAATGTTATGCATCTAACATTATTGGATAATAGAGCAGCTTTGTTGAATGCTATGCCATTTACGAACACGTATGGAATTATGCATTATGCATACAACAAACTATCCGCCCAAATTGCACATTGTATGTCTCGTGGCATTTGCGTTATTTCATTATATTGAGTTTCTATTCTAATATCTGGATTGTTTGACATCAAGTTTAGAATAATCCTCATGATTTTAGCGTTATCTCTCCTTCGTAATGAATGCCAGATGAAAAATATATTCTTTGCCCGTCTATGCTTATATAGTAACTTTTATTCCCTTGTGAATAGACTTTCATATGATAATTATACTATCATCATTTTGCATTATTTTGCTATATACACCATAAACACCTATAGTATAATTTTGCGTATGTTATTGTCTTACCCATTTTTGACATGCGTGCGTTCCAGAAACAAATATGTAGTGCAAGGTATTATAAATGCTACAAGGAAACATGGTGCGTTTTTAGAAAAAAGAGAGAAACAGGATATAGCTCACGCATTTTTGAAAGTTTGTGTTCCTTCTCAGTGTTTAAAATGTCACGTAGTGCCTCACTTGCTTCGTATGTTCTCTCATGCAGATTATACTTTGAAGGGGGTTATTCTTTTCATGTTCATGATTTATTAGCGAACTATAATAGAGATGTTTTATCAGAAGTTAACATTAATGAATATGAAAGATCAAATTATTGGAAAGAGATAGATTATAGCAGTATATTCAACTTGTATAGTTGTATTTTTAAACACAAATATGCTTATGTGAAATCTATGTCACATCTTTCTATCACACAAAGAACAAATGGTGAATACCGCGGTATTTTGATAGCTCATTTATACATATCAAAAGAAGAGAGAAGGTATTATGAATACACATCTGCCATAATGTCTAAATGGGGCTATGAATATTGTGCTTTTCGTTTTTCAGACAAGACACGCCTTCAATATTTATACGATTATATGCGTATTTTAAATTGGAGTAAAAAAGTCTCAAAATCTAATATTACGTTACAGAGAAATATATTATTTTTTGAATATTATAACAGCGCTCTTCGAACAGAACAAGATGAAATTAACAGGGAATGGTATAGGATTTGTAGAAAAGAAACTAATCGTGAGGTAGCAGATTTTTTATCTGACTTTAAACGGGCAAAAATACGTAACATCAGGAATACACACATCAGAATTGTTCTGGAGATCTGTGATGTGACCAGATTTGGAGATATTTATGTAATACATTGTGTTTTATCGCTTGAACTTGGAAAACATGCAATAGGGCAAAAGTGCATTGAAGAAGCGCTTAATTCTTATGGAGCAATTTTGTCAGAAATATTTGGCACAGTTGTGAGGTTGAACTATGATGGAATTTTTAGGAACCTATCAGAGCATAATAATGTTACAGTATATACATCTTTTTGGGTGTCGTTCAAGATGACACCCTCCTCTTAAAAACAGGCTTCCTGTTTCATCGGACGGACTTACATATTATCTGTATGGATTTCTCATCTTGCTTGTGGTATAATTCTGTTGCATGCTTTTGTACACTGCTTTTTTGTCTTGTGTATTTTCAAAAAGGAAGAGCGTAGCAAGGAGGCTAGTGGGTATAGAAGATTTACAAGATAGCAAATCTGGTGATATGGCTTGTCTATATTTGGACTTGTTGTCATCAAAACATATGTATGTTGGATCACATGAAACCGACAAAATGGCGACATATGTAATAAAGTCATATTTCCTCAGTGCTCATAAACTAGAAGTAACTTTTGTAGGCAAAAATAATGGCACACGAATAAAAACAATCAAAACGGATAGTGCGTATATCAACTGTGATGTGTATGCTAATATATGTAGTTGGTTCAACATGTGTGGATTTTATGTGAAGAAAAAGCAAAATATATTGAAAATATTTTCTTTGTCTCTAAAATTGTCAAATAGAGATATAAAGTATAATGTACATGTATATTATCAACGCCCATCGGGAACACAAGCAAAATATGAAAGTTGGGGTAATTTGACTTTTTGGAATTTTAGGAATTCTCGTCAAAAAATGAATGTACAGTTAGCTTCTGGTAGAACTGTACGTGTTATTTCTCAATATGGATTAGGTCACATGAGCGCCGATAGTATTTTTTATAATGCGCAACTGTTGTCTGGAGAATCTGATTTGGTTAGTGTGAGCAGTTATGATAAAGATTTTTACAAACCAAGAAAATTTGATATACAAGATAAAAAGATAGCTGATTTTATGGAACATTTCTATGAGCAAAATGTATTGGAACATTTAGGAAAGGGTACATATAACATATACGAAAATATATTTGTAGCGGTCGATTTTGATTTATTGACGCACGTAAAAATATGTGATATGCACATCATAGATTGCTATTTATATACAATTTGGGCGTTACAACCTAATTTCACTGACCATGCAAAAAGATTTATTATAGAAACGTGGTTCAACATTTTAGATAGTATTTATGGTTATCCTGTGCCAAGAGATATGACAAATAGTCTGCGTAGTTTTATTGATACATACAGAATTTTAGCTACTTACCTGGTCTTTTCGATTGTTATTAGGGAGTAAATATTTCGTCACTCTATTTCGGTTATATTGCTATTTAGGTGATATGGTTTCATTGGCTTGCTTGCAACGCAAGTAAAAGAAAATGTTTGAAAAGGGAGGTTTTGAAATTATCCTGTGATTTGTCTAAGTCAGATGGCACTCTGCTATCAATTGTATCTATATTGTCGAGTGGTAATCAAGATTTTATACATAGTTATAATGGATTTTTATATTCTCGTATTCCTATCAAATGGGCGCATAAAACGATGACTGAGTTGGAGGTTAAATATTTTTTAGTGTGCGAAGATAGAGAAGAGATGAAATTGGTAAAAGAACCACTTGCTTATGTAGAGGCTATGAAAGTTTTACTAAATCATAGTCTTTTGTTCAACATGTGTTCTGTAGCTTATTCTGCAAAAAGTGATTTATTGCATGTATTGTGTAGTCATAAAAATACTTTGTCATCTTTGTATTTTGGGAATTGTGTTGTTTATTGTCATGATAAGCCTAAGGCTGTTGTGATACCTTTTTCTTTTTGGCAAAGTATTTATGTAAATGTCACGGCGTATAGTAACGAAATGTTGTATAAGATTACTTTTGATAGAGATAACAACAATTATAACGCTTATAGGTCGAGTTTGAAGAATAATGAACTACTTAGAAGTTTTGCACATGTTGAGCACATAGATAGTGATATCAGATTTGCTTTTAAGTGCTTATATGAAGACAAAGAAGTTTATGGAGTCAGCAAAACTTATGAAGATGAACGCTTGTCTAAGATTATAGATTTTTTCAGAGTGTTCTATACCATGTATGTGAAAGAGGAGCTAAATACAGACTTTTTCAAAAATACTTATACTACATTAGGATTTGTGATTCGGAGAATAGATAAGCTGTGTGACAAATATGTTGTAGATATAGAAATGATTATGAGTTTATGGTATGCTTTGCAAAGTGACGATACATTTTTACGGGATGTTATACGAATGTTCTACAAGATTTTACACAGCATAGGCAGTGAAGGTGTGTTATTGAACAAAAAAATGGACATGATGAGTGTTGGAAAGAATAATAACGTCAAGTTGATGTGCAGTGCATCTTTTTTGTTTATGTTTGATTTTTAGCAATTAATCATTGCAATAGCATCTATTTATAGTTATGCATTCGGATGACAAGGAAAGTATAAATTCATCGTTGTAGTTGAAATATTTAGGTTCAAAGTAGTACGTTTTTTCAACTTCCCATTCAATAATATATCCTTCTTTTATATATGGGAATTTTTTCTTTGCTTCCTCTCCCAGTGAAATCACTTTATATTGTTGTCTATTATTTGTTGTCTTTACTATTAGTTGGTTTGGCCATAGTGGGTAAAAACGATCATCTCCTTCTTTTGTCCAGCATATTACTCTATCATTTGTGGTATTTATTGCTATAACCTCGTTGTCTGCTATATTAGGATTGTAATCTGCGTATATTATCCATGTCTTAGCTTCGGGATTATACCAATCTTGATTGCACATAAGTACTTCCCACCAATTTTTGTGTTTGCCACTTTTTCTAACAAACGCCATAAGATTATTATACCATACAATTTTTTCTTTATTATCTATTAGGTATTTCAAACTGTCCAGATGTTCTATTGAACATGGTTTTATTATAGCTATTGTATTCACACGGTCTATAAAGTCCACATCAGACTCATAGAGCAAGCTCCATAGACTAAAGTCGAAATGGTACTGCATAAGCATTTTTGCTGACGACTTATTAGTTATGTCAGTGGTATATATGGCTATGCATCCAACTAAATTTTCCCAGTGAGGCAACGATATAGCACTACGATGATATGGCATGATTTCTCCTATCATAAAACCACACAAGTTATTTATTCGACGGACAGCCATTTTATGTGGGTCAAAATACTTGTATTTCACATAATGCTCTGTACCCGAAAACTCTTTATTGTCTCTTTACAAGTTTATCGGGAAACTCCATCTGTGAAATATGAGAGTAGTTCGTGTGAATCGAGTAAAATTACCTCATGCTTCCCAATTACATAGGCATTTTATCACAATCGAGGAGTAGGAGAAAAGTCTTATTATCTTATATGGTTCGAGGAGGAAACCAAATGAAAGATTTGAAGAATTTCGCTTATGAAATACTTTACAATCGTCACTCATTAGTGTGGAGAGAAGGTATGTATAGGATTGCGGAATCTGTTGGATTTAATGCAGTTTTTTATAACTTATGTATTGAATACTTATATGTTTTTGGTGAGCACCAATTTTCTTTTACTTATGACATGCTCAAAGAACACTATGCTATTTTGCCAGTAATGAATATTACAGCAAGATTAGTTAGGTTTATAAAAGAAAAGATAGTATATGCCATAGTCTCTATATACAACAAAAAAAATACAGACAAAAAAGAAGAGGCGTTAGATTATATTTTCTTGGATGTAATCAATGTTAATGTTCTGTATCAAGTTTATAGCGATTTAAGGATTTTGATGTCAAGTGATGTACGTGATAAATATATGTCTCAACACCTTATGAATTTTGGATTATGTGGTACGACTTCATATAAACAAATAGGTGGAATTTTTTATCTATTGCCACGAGCTTATAATGAGCAAATTTATAGAAGTAAGATATCTAAGTTATTATTCCCAAAGATTTGGATAAGAACAAACGAGGTTTATGCTGTGCGAAAACCAAAAGGAGAACATGGTATACTTAGTATATTTCATGCTCCAAACACACTTGATCATATTCCCAAAGTCACAAAGACAGTTGCGCGTATATATCAAGAAAAAATGGCTCCAATTTTAGCGAGCAGATTTAAAGATCTTCAAGATGATTATATTGTAGATGTTACAAGTGCACTGAGAATAGGTGATTACACTATTGTTGATATCAAGATTTATTTTGAAACTTATCCACATCTTCATAATATAAACAATAGTTGGCAGATACTTAGAAGCATTATAGAAAGCGTATCAGGAAAGCCATATGAAAAGAAACCAGACAAAATAGATGAAGAAATACCTAAGTCAGGTAGTCGAGTTTTTGCGTCTTGTGATATTCTTATAGCTATTGTTGAATGAGATTGGTTTATATGTTTTCGGGTTGTTGCGGTAGTGCTATAATCAAAACAAAAGTTGAAAGACAACGGTATGCTGATGTTTTCACGATATAAGAAAAACTCACCAGGTCTGATTCTAAAATATTTAGGCATAATATGTTAGATTATTTTTATGGCATATTATCTCAAAAAAAATCTGGTAGGAACTTATTGTTTGGTAGCAATAGATATAATAAGGCCAGTATTGCTCATTTCTCTAAACAACCTATATACGCTTTTTTGGTTGAACATTTGTTTAGTAGGAAATGGTATTTTATACACGATTATAATACACGGGATATAACTAATAAAAATAATGATTTATTGCGAAGTCTTTCTGTATTAAGTAATTATGGCAAAGTGTATACAGTAACACGATTTCTTACAGAAAACTGGAACCTAACTGATCAAAATAGTGTATTTAGTCAAAACATCATAGGTTTTTTGACGAATATGTCTGGCTATGTTGGATACGCAAAATATTATGTTATACAACTTTTACATCGTTATTTACAAAAAAGTTGTAATAATATTCCTTATGCAGTTATGAATGTTAGTGATATACTCATTAGTAACCAAAATGTTGTGCACTTAAATTTGGTTATGTCAGATATCCCTGCACAATATTTGATATTATGTGACAATATAACGCAAGGAAACAAATATTTTCCTTTAAATCTGTTGACTATGCAATACAAGAGATTGCCTGATAAAGGTTTATATGCTCTGCTCCCTATCAAAACACAGCATCGCGAAAATAGCGCGCATGTAGTTAAAGTGTATGCAGAAGGTATTTTTAAAGACTTTGCTCTGTATGATGAAGGTATATACACCTTAGGCATAAAAAAAACTGTGAAACAGATATACTACAAGAAGATACATCGCTTATTTTTGAAACTGCTGGACGCAGAAGAGGAATACCGCTATGGCGTTACTTCACTAGTCAAGATAGCCAATATAACATTTGTTCAAATTGAAATATCATTAGATGTTAAACTGACAAGAGATAAACTGGTGAAAATTATAAAAAATGTACGCAAGATTGTTAATAGGATTGCTGGCAGTAATATAAAATCTTATAGAATAATAAAGTTTTTCACCAAGCATTTGGAAGATGTGCAGGACATTCAAATCAACTTTTCCGTTGTTATAGCCATTTGAAATGATAAGAAGCTTTCGAAAAAGAATAGGTAGAAGTGATGATTTATTAGACAATAGGAGAGACTTCGTGCTACATATGATAGGAAAAAGTATAATTAATGCGTGTCATTTAGGGTTATGGTGCTATCAACATTATAAGTAAAATAGGTATAGAGTCAGAGTTTTTTTGTATACCTGTACCTGTAAGAGTAAAGGTATAGCGGAGTGTCTCTAATGAGACATACGTAGTAGTGGGTGCATACGAACCGCCCTCTGAGGATAAGGTAGGCATGAGACCTATAAACTCCTCAGAAAACTCCATCTGAGAAAGATAGGAGTAGTTCGTCATCATTTACGACCATCGTAAATTTGATTGTACATCTTATATATGGATCTGTGCTATGACGAATAAAGTTATTATGTACTTTTACGTGGGCAGAATTGGTACCCAACATATTTTGCAAAATATCATAAGCCATTTGTTTCATTTCTTCAATACTATATTCATGAGTGCCGCGAGAGAAAGTCAAAACTACATCAAAAACAATCATATCACTTACTTTTGCTATGTAGGTAACATAAAACATATATGTATCGTCTGCAATGTTTAGTTTTTGCAAATGTGGTTTGAAATACTGTTTATACATATCACTCAAGACCTGACTGACTTTGGCAGCATAAGGCTTATTTGATTTGATTACTATGTTTTCAAACACATAATCATAAGCGAAAAGGTATTTATGGACCAGTGGTTGTTCCTCACGAAGATTGATTGAATTTAAAGATATCATGTTATAATACGAAATTTGCTGGTCTGGTATGCTTCGCATTGCTTTAATGTAAGTAAAAGGGGAAAGAAAATCATCATAGTTCCCTTCTACCTTATAACAAATAAACTTATCTTTATGACAACCCAACCCAGCACATTGCGTATGAAAGACAGTAGCCCTCATTTCATGAATAGGAGAGTTGTAGATGAATACATCATTTAAATAGACAATGTAACACTTCCTGCCTTTGATATTTATAGGAAAAACTTCTCCACCAATATATCTCGCTATGCTCGTTACAAATAACATCTTCGATGGAAACACAACACTCATTATATTGATAACAGACGCAATCTCATATTGTGCAAAAGTATTGGAATGAGTATGTCGTTCAGGAGCATGGGCCCCACAATTTGCACGAAAAAGATGAAATTCTGATACAAAAGTGTTGATAAAAGCCATAGAAAACAAATACTTAACACGATCAGAGCTAGCATTCACCGATTCAAATCGTCTTCCAGAAAAGTACCTGATAAAAAAATCATATACTGAATTTATCCTGATAAAAGAATCATCATATGCTGAATTTATATTGAATATTCTTTTGTCATATTTTTGATAAGATGATAATAACCTGCGATTACTTCTAACTTGTGATAAAAAACCTGTGTATTGCTTTGCCATTTGTTTAATTTTACAGATAACGAATAAGAGATTTAGTACAATTCCACTATGAAAAACTTGCTGCTTCTCGTACTCATGTCCTTTTCTTTCTTATTTGCACAAGAGATCTACACAATAATAGCGGTCAAAGGGAACGTCTATGTATCTGATGCTTCTGATTTGTCCTACATAAAAGCGAAAACCGGTATGAAAGTACAGGGAGACGCCAGAGTAAGAATAGGTGACAACAGTTATTTGGCTGTATACGCACACAACAAAGCAGTAGAAGAAAAACGTCCCGGCACATATATTATAAGTTCCTTGTTCCAAAGGAAACACGATACTAATTCTTTTCAATCTCGTTACACAGGCTATGTTCTCAATCAAGCACTTGCCTCCAGTTCTGGAAGTGCAAGTGGCCGCACTTTGGGAGCCGTAACTAGAAGTACCTTGGCTCCTGTTCCTATGATGAAACCTCAATCTCTATTTTTTGCTGATAGCGTCATCCTATTTTGGCAAAGCGTTGCAGGAGCAGAAGGATACGACGTAAGAATATACGACAACAACGGCAATGTAATACAAACTATACAAACAAACCACGAGAGCATATTGTTTGACATGTCACAACTATCTAAAGACACAACATCTTGCTTTTATTTCGACGTGGCCACTTCCAAATACCCTGCCTTACGCTCTCAAAAAGTATGTTTCAAATTGATAGGCAAACATACAGCTGAGTCTTTGCGCTATCAAGAAAAACAAATAATCGGGAACCAAGAAGATAGTGCTATACTGAATGCAGCCTTAGCAAAGTTTTATGCCGAGCATGGCATGTACGGATACGCACTGCTTAGATCGTTAAGATGTGAAGAGCTTACAGGAGGAGCTGAATGGTGTGAATGTGAAAACAAGTAAGTGAACTACTACCACTTCTTGAAGTGGTAGTAGTTCACACTGCTGTTGTATCTTATGCGGACAAAGCGTTAACTCTATCTAATATAATCTCGTGATACTTTGGGTCGATTTCAGCAGATAAAAAATGCCTTCCTAATCTTTTACACACCTCCAATTCAGAGCCACTGCCACCAAAGTGCACTAAAACAATATCCCCCGGTTTGGTGCAACTCAAAATAAGCATCTCAGACAACTTTTGCGGTATTTGACAAGGGTGCTCTGTTTTCTCCTTGCTCACATTTTTCACCAAATCAAAGTAAAACCAACTATAGGGCATCCTTCCCTTGTGACCTTGTGCCATTCTGGCCAAAATACGTTTATCCGTTGGATTCTGATAAGGCTGTGCTACCTGCTCTTTATAAAAACGATTGTTCTTATCTTTCCTAACATGCAATATACTTCTATGAGCAGTAGTAAATCGCTTAGGACTATGGCCAACATTGGTATTATACACCCAAACATAGTCATGTACATCATAACACGCCTTGTCTAAAAATAGCACTCTCAAATACGCATTCTGTTTAGGGTAGTTAATAAGAAACATGTTCCCATCCTTCTTCAGCACACGTAAAGATTCCTTGGCAAGCTCTATATACCATTCTATGTACTCCTCAAAAGAACGAGTGTAACTTTTGCCATTATACTTGATGCCTACATTATAATCAGGGTCACTAAATATCATGGCCACGCTCTCATCAGGTAGCTGCTTCATCAAGTCAAACACATCCCCTAAAAATACAGTATCTAACAACTCAGACGGAATCTTCACATCCATACTTTATAAACATGATAACCGAAACATTTTCGGATTACATGTGTTACATGAAAAAATTACTTTTATCCATAGCCTTCTTCTTTCCTACATTCTTGATCGATTCTTTATTTCTCCTTATGACAACCCAACTTAGCATATGGTTCGGCATATACCTGTCTTTGCTATTGGTTAGTATCATAGGACTACTCCTACCTATTTATGCAGTCAAACACCATGATAAAAAAGAGCAGATCAATATAGATAAATACAACATAAACGAAGGAACACCAGATGCTATATTCCAGTTTTTTATCAACACTGTTGGTATTTTGAATGTATTTATGCTATCATTGGCACCATATACACATATCTATATACTAAGTTTAACCACTGTATTTATACTATGGCTTCTGATTTATCTGACAGATAAACACCCATACAATGTGTTTTTCATGATACTGAACTATAGGCTGTTTGAGCTCAACTCAAAACAAGAAGCGAAAACCTTGTATGTGCTCTCTAAAACTAATCTAAGTAAAACACCAAACAAAATATACAATGCTGTTGCGATTGATGATAGTTTGTATATAACGCTTGACGAATGAAGCATCTATAAATCTGAAAATTCGTCAAACCTAAATACGGTAGGGTCTATTTGCATGATGGACTCCACTATTTCTTCTTTGTTGCTAACCCGTTGCCTGAAATGCGTAGGCAACTGCATTATTAGTCTATGTGTTTGCAGCAAAGAGTAAAATATGGATTTACTCTTTTGCATATAATGTATTAGTTCAAACAACTTTCCGGCCTGCACCACATCTTTATACAGGAATTCACGGGCTACTGCTATATTTACAGACAAAGGTATTTCGTGGAAGTACGTATCCATCATTATCTGTTTGATACCAGGCCATGCCTTTTCTGCTGATTCTATAGCATTCACAGCAGCATACGCTTCTTTATACACATAATCATAGTCAATAACAGGATAGCTATGTTTTACAATATACTCTGTTTCTTCTTCTGCTGTTCTACCATTCAATAAGTCTGGTATAGATACACTAAGCAAAATAGCAAAATCCTCTTGTGGCCTTTTTAAAAGATCAAGATATAGCTCAGAGGTTTCATATTCGTACGATTCTACAAAAGAGTTTTGTATGTACGACACAAATCCATTGTCCCAATAGCCTTTTCTGCCAGCTCTTCCTGCCATCTGCAAAAAAGCATTCTTAGATATTGGACCTTCATAGTACTTTGCCAGCTGCGCAAAAATCACGTGCTTAGCAGGCATATTGACACCTAATGCCAAGGCATCTGTGCCAACTACCACATCAATCAATCTCTTTCTGAAAGAAACCTCTACAAATAACTTTTCCTTTGGTAACATGCTGCCGTAGTAAACACCAATGCCCCTTTTTGATAAATTCAACAGTTCTTCATTATCTATGCTTAGTTTTTGTGCGATAGTCTGTATATTATCTACAACATTTTTAGGTAGCTTTTTTCTTTGTCGCCATAAAGCTTGGGCGACGGAGATAACCCCGCTTTTTGAAAAAGCAAAAACAATAGCGTCTTTGATATTTTCAAAATCAACGGGATTTTCCATGAACACAAGCTTCGTAGGCCTGAAATCCGTATGGTACAAAACAAATTGCCTACCAGTTATCTTGTCAAGGTAATCTTTCACTTTATTTGCATCTCCAAAAGTAGCACTCATGATTAATACCCTGCTTGTTTCGTGGGTACTTACAATACCATCTATATAAGCTCTGGATCTCTGTGGGTCTTGCGTTACATAATGAAACTCATCAATAACAACAGTTTGATAAGGAATGCAAGCATATTTTTTCGTGTATATCTCTTGAGTACAGCAAATAACTTTAGCATCCGTGTTTTTCTTAAAATCTCCAGTTTCTATGCCAACATCTACTCCGTTTTTCTTTAGGTCTAAATATCTTTCATTAGACAAAGCTTTAATAGGTGCTGTGAAGATGACCCTGCCTTGTGGCTCAAATACATTAGCCCATAAGTAAGCAACTAAACTTTTTCCTGAGCCCGTAGGAGCAGAAACAATGACACTATTGCTTTGGGATATGGCTTGCAAACATTCCCTTTGCCAATCGTACAGACTATAGGAATGCATATTACTTATGATATGTAGTTCGGTTTTTATGCAAAAGCTTCTTGTTTCATCAAGTAGTTCGGTTTTTATGCAAAAGCTTCTTGTTTCATCAATACGATATAAGTTGTAGTTATATCATTATGTGCTTATTCACTATTCTCTCGTTTCTGAACTCACTACTAATACAAAGTTGATATATGCATGCAAATCTTGATATTTAGTTTTCTTACCTATATATCTTACCGATTGACTTTCTTTATTGTCAATAAGTATCATGAAAAGTCAATGGCAAAATCAAGAATGATGCACATTTCCATCAGGAGATTTGCTTACAACAGTAAAAGCAATGTGCGCATGAGCACTTCTTAATCTTTTGGATTTATAGTCAGGTATGTGAACATCTATAACTTCTGCTTGAAAAACATATTTCATGATATCTGTGTACATATTTATCATCATATCAACCTTTTTTTGATTCCATGAAGACGCATCAAAAAAGATGTATATCTGAAAATATCTGATGCATAATCCACATATATGTACCACTTGATTGGCCCAAAAGTTTAAGACAACATAAATTCCATAATTAGGAAGCAACTTAGTATAATAATATTCTATTTTATCTACCAAACCATTTAGAAAATCAACCAAAATGCCATCGACAACAGCAATGTTTCTTTTCACCTTAGACCGAACTTTTTCTAAGATGCTCTCAATTTCCCAAATATGCGAAGTAACTATATAAAATTCTATTTCATATTGGGTGTAATGTTTTATATTCCAAAACATTTGCTCTATTTTAGATATCGTTGCGTTAAATATTGTTCTATAAAATACTGCGCTGATTTTATCCATAGAGATTACAATCGTTTTGATCGGTTCTTTGCCTGGTATAAAACGCATATAATGTACGAAATCATTTGATCTTACAAAATGATCATCAAAAACTATATCATACTCTATAGGTATCACTTTATAGCTATTAGATAAAGACTTTTGCTCTTGGAATTGTAATATGATTCTTATAATATTTCCCTTTTTACGAATAATCGCTTCTTGTATATTCATCATGCTACCAATGCCTATCTCTGTGTTGTTGTCACTAACATTTTTATATGTATGAGACACAAGAGAAATATTGCCACGTCGGTTTTCAACTAAATTAGTAATTATAAACGCATAAATAAAATTGTAATGTTTTACATTATAGTTATTTGCATATCCACCAACAGTATGTTTCCCATAAACTATTTTATTTTCGGCCATAATCTTAGTCGCTGTATAGGATATTGCTGTATAGGATATTGCTTTAACAACTGCACTCATTTTTCGTTCATTGCCTAAAAAACGAATTTTTTCTGCTATTTTTTTTCTATGTGTTGAAACACAAGATAAAAATGGAGGCACTATAATCACAAATCAATTATGCTAAGGTACGCATATTTTTTCGCACCTGAGTCAAAACAACTAAAAATCCTAAAACACATAAAACTGAATCCGTGTTTTCAGGTACATTCACTTTTGGGGCTTTACACACTTCACCTGTTATATTCTCAATTGCTCTTTCCCAAATACAGTGTAATCGCTCTATATCCATTCCATCTTTCTTGAAGCTTGATTATGATATGATACCGTAATAGAAAAGTCGAATACCATATAATCATACAACATAAATGCATGACTCCAACATGAGAAGTCTATGTACATGTCTTGTGTATTGTGCGTGAACATGGCATCTGGAAAGCTGGTTTCTATCTTCTTTGTATAAAATTCCTCTAATGCACTAATAACTTCTGGCCCACATTCACCACACTGAAAACGAGGCTCCGTAACAAGATTGGTTTTATCGGCAACAAAAACCGCATAATCCGATACCTTTTTGATTTGATTTCATCATGTAGTTTTGCCTAAAATAAACTTTTCTTTGTTTCATAACACAAGATAAAAAAGGAGGTGCTGTTATCACGGTACAATTATACATTTGTGACCATTCTATTTATTCGAGGCTTCCTGTTTTATAGGGTGAGGTTGCATACTGATGATTGCTCATCACACATACAGAGACTCATCTCTACACAGGCGCGACTTCGGACCGGCCCTACGCTTTTATTATTTCGGTACAAAAATCATAGAGTTCTATGACGTATGATGGCAATGGTTTAGCCTTTTGCAAAACTCCTTATTACATAACTAAGTTGATGGTGGGTTTATCTCAATTTCAAAATACAGATGTTAGAGTTTTAGACACAGGATGTGGTGATGGCGCTTTCATACAAGCATTGATTGAGAAAGGATTTACAAATATAACAGGCATTGAATTAGATGATAAACTATGTTCTACATGTAAAGATAAATATATTGACACAACTGTTATTCACGGTGATTTTTTGACTTATCCTTTTAAAGAACCATTTGATCTGATAGTTGGGAATCCTCCGTATATACATTATAATGATTTGACGGAGGTACTAAAGCAAAATGTATTGAGTATAGTTAGTACTGCTGAAAGCGACATATATTATGCGTTCATCATGCGTTCTGTTTCTTTGCTGAAAGATGGCGAAGAGCTTATTTATATCGTGCCTTATAGTTTTTTGTATAACACATATGCTAAAAATTTGCGCAAGTTTCTTTCGGAGGCTGGTACTATTGATTTGATTATTGATTTAGATGAAACGAAATTGTTCAAAGGTGAAAGTCCAGAGACTATTATTTTGCGATTTATAAAAGGCAGGAAAGCAGATTATGTATTGTATTTGAAGACAAAGAAAACGGATTGTACAGATAAAGACATATATGAAAAGGCACTGGACGCTATTAGTCGAAAAGGCGAAAATGACTTATTTCATTACACGGAATTGAAACCCTTTTCAGGAGATGGACCCTGGACATTACAACCACAAATGTCGTATACGTGTGATATAGTATCTCTTGGTAATATTGCTAAGGTAGGTGTAGGTTTTGTGTCTGGGTGTGATGAAGCTTTTTTGCTGAAAGACGAAGACATATGGAATTTATCGGAGAATGAGATACAGTGTGTTTATCCTTTTGCAAAAGCCAAATACTGTAAACCATTTGTTTTAGATGAATGTGCTTGGTATTTTATTATTCCTGATGAAATACAAACTGAAGAACAGCTGCGCGTTGTTTTCCCAAAATTTTATGAAAAGCTTAGTCATTATGCAGACAAGCTAAAGAAGAGATATTTGTCTGATAAAAAGAAGTGGTGGGATTGGCAAGCTTTGTGGAACTACGAGTTTTTGTACCAGAACTTTTATAGAAAACGCATTTATGTGCCTACACTAAGCAGAAGTAAAAGCCTAAATTTTTCTATTGGTCGAGCAAATTTGTTTCCATCAGTCGATGTATTATTTATACAACCGTATAAGCCAGATGACATTTATTGGCTTACGGCGTATTTGAATAGCAGGATTTTCCAGATGTACTACGATGGATTAGGCATTAGAAGAGGAGGCAGGAGAGTGATAACACAAAGATTATTTGAAACTGTACCAGTTCCTGTTTTTGACGAACAAGATAAAACTGAGTTGTCTTACTTATGTCAGGGAGGTGTAGAGGCATTAGATGATATTGATAGTATAGTTAGAAAATACATAAAGACGGAAGAGCTAAATCCATAAGAAAAAGATGCCTTCTTTGGTACGCAAACATGGTAAGGAGAAATACTTTGGTAGTGTATATACTCCGGATGTTTTAGTGGAAGAGGTATTGTATGTGGTTGGTTATAACCCACAGAGGTATCCGGATGCTATGATTCTCGACCCAGCGTGTGGTGATGGTCAGTTTTTAGTGGCTATTGTCAAACGTATTTTACAGCAGTTGCCATCAGAGCAGTGGCATAATGCACTATCTAAAATAGAGGGATGGGACATTGATGCACAAGCAATCCAAAGAGCACATGAGCGCTTAGAGCAAATCTTAAAACCTTATGGCTTAGATGTGCCTTGCAAACTATACATTAGAGATAGCTTGCACTTCTATGCAGATACAAAAAACACAAAGTCACAGTACGATTTCATAATCGGCAATCCACCATACGTTAGGATACAACATATGCCTGATGAGTATAAAAAGTTTATTTATGATAACTTCATTTTCTGTCGAAGTGGTTCTACGGATTTGTATATCGCCTTTTTTGAGATGAGCATAGGATTACTCAAAGAAAATGGAAAGTTAGCGTTTGTTACTTCCAATTCCTGGCTTTATACGCAAGCAGCACAAAAACTACGGGAATACTTGCTAAAAGAGAGCCTGTTAGAAACGGTTATAGATTACGATGATGAGATGCCGTTTGATGGGTTTGGAGCCTATATAGCTATTACCGTGCTTAATAAGCAAAAGCCTACAACATGGCGATATGAAAGAAGAGGTAAAAGTATAATACACAAAGTGATGCCTGCTGGTGTTTGGGTGCGTGATAATGCTGTGACACCAGGATATAAGCCCTTAGGGGAAGTGGCATATATAGGAGTAGGTATAACCACTTTGGCAGATGAGGTATTTATATTACAGTCTGACAAACCAATATCTAACGAGCATACAGTGCAAACGCTAAAAACACGTTCTGGTCAGATTGTCGAAGTGGAAACCAATATACTGAAACCTATTATAAAGGCTTCTACATTTAAAGGAGATGATGGGCATCCAAAGGAATACATTATTTTTCCGTATAAGCTTGTAGATGGCAAATATAAGATAATGACAGAGGACGAGCTTATGCAGTATCCATTGGCGTATTCTTACTTATGCTCTCGGAAAGATAGACTATTGAAAAGGGATGGTGGCAAATCTAATCCAGAGGGATGGTATGCTTTTGGTAGGCATCAAAACTTAGAAAGGTCTTTTGGTAAGAAGATTATATTCCCGCCTATGTGCTTAGAACCACGGTTTGTTTTATCATGCTTAGAAGAATGCACAGTGTATTCCGGGTATTTTATCAAGTACGACGGTGACTATCAAGAGCTATTAGAGCAGCTAAACTCTAAGAGAATGTATGAATATTTGCAAATCCATGGGAGGCCATTTAGAGGAGGGTGGCGTTCGTGCAGTAAGAAAGTGATTGAAAATTTCCCTGTGAAATGTAGTTTTAGTGATGTTTTTGAGAGTTATGCTCTTCCTTTTACCATCTTACATAGAAGAAGCCATAGAGATTGCATTACAAAATGAATGGGGCATCATCGAATACAAAATGCATGGGAAACAAATAGCGTAAGGTATAGGCATAAAGCGTAAATACAGCGCAGAATTATAAAAAAGTAAGTATAGATTCTGAATTTTATCACATGCCTGTACCGTTAAGGGCAAAAGTATGGCGGAGTGTCTCTGATTGGGCATACGCAGTAGTGGGCGCAAGTGAACCGCCCTCTGAGGATAAGGTAGGCATGAGACCTGCAAACTCCTCAGAAAACTCTATCTGAGAAGGATAGGAGTAGTTCGTACAAATACAAGGAAAAGAAGAAGAGGTAATCCGTGGAGCCGAAGACTTCCTAAGATCCATTGAACTGTGGCCATGGAGCTTCGTCGGAATGGGCGCTTACAATTCCCCAATGGTTGATTGAATACCCCCGTAGATTGCATCCATACGCAACATCAAAATCCGAAAACTTCAAATTAACCTCTGGACTTTTCAGGCCAGGGTTTTCGACTGCAACAACATGTGGCCTAGGTGGGACTCGAACCCACACTTCTGGCACTTGCCAGCGTTCTAACCATTTGAACCACTAGGCCACCTCCCTCACTGTGGTGGGCAAGTCCCCAGCCCACCATCAGCAAGGGAATACCCGCGGGTTTGGGGCTTTGCGCACTCGCGCATATACACATGTCTCTTTGTACTAACCTTATTTCAAAGACCACTTACATATATATATGCTGACCGGTTCGGTTTTATGTCTTTGTGTCAAAGAACTCTCACTAGACCGTACCCCACAGGGGATTTGAACCTCTGTTTCCTCCTTGAAAGAGAGGTGTCCTGACCAGGCTAGACGAGCGGGGCACATATTGAACATTATGTCAAAGATCTCATGCTTAGTGGGAAGGAGTAGATTCGAACCACTGAAGGCATACGCCACCTGATTTACAGTCAGGCCAGTTTGACCACTCCGGCACCTTCCCTTTTCTATATATCCCACACAGTTCGGTTCAACCCACTCTCTTTAGCTTCACTAAATACTCATATCGCATTGTCACATCTTTTTCGCCAGCAACATTGGAAGGGCTGTTTTTGTAAGGCATCCTCTTATTACCGATTTCCCTCACATATGTGACTTCGTGTTTATACCCTAAGCTTTCAAAGAACTCAGCCATAATTATATCAGTAGGCAGTTCTACGCCTTGTACTCTACGATTTCCAACAAGCAAGAAAGCGAAAGAACCTTTCTTCACTAATGGAGCCATAAGTTTGCATGTCTCCCACAAGTCATCATAAAACCCGAAAACCTCTTGTGCTCTTTTATGGTTTTTATTTTGTACTTCTTCTAACGCTTTATACAAGGATGGAGACGGCAAATGAGTATGTATTTCTTTTCTTTTGCCACCCAAAGATATTGTGTCTAAGTTCACATTGCCATGTCTCATCCACCATAAAGACAAACGAGAGAACTGACCATATGCGACAGTGGTTTTAGAATCACCATACGGTGGTGAAGTGATAGGCAAATCAAACCTTCATGAGGCAAAGTTTTCAGTACATCAAAAACATTGCCTTCTACTATTGAAATCTGCGCTTGGCTTTCTTTACATATGTCTAATGTACGGATTGCTTCTATGTTTTTATGGACTATCTTTTCAAAAACTTCCCAAACATCACACGATGCTTGTGTTTTTCTTCTAACTAATTTGAATTCATTTTTATCTGCCAGTGAAGTTTCTCTAACTACTTCTGAAAAGGCAATCCAAAAGAAACGAGCAATATCTTTATCACCCACTTGACTGATAGCAGTATGTAATCTGCTAAGATTTTGTATTGTCACCTCATCAAACCAATACCGGAGATTTTTGACTTGTGGCACATAACCTTCTTTTGCATTTTTATAAACATTGTGCAAGAGAGCAAAGATATCCTTTACTTGTTTTGTTTCTAACGGCGTTGTACGGACACGAGCTATTTCGGCAGCAAGAGGATTAATATCACATCCAAAGAAGTTTCTGTTTAGAAGCAATGATTCAGTACCAGCCACACCGGAACCCATGAATGGGTCAATAACATAATCACCTTCTCGGGAATATTCGGATATAACCTTCCGCACTAACATGTAATGAAACATAGCAGGATAAGGATGTATTTGGTAAATGCCAGTAGTGGCTGGGATATTTTTGAAATCAAACGCTTTGTCTCTTATTTTGTTATGTGCGTCACTATTGTTTCCCACAAGTTTAATTTATACGGTGGCATATATCCGAAAAACGGCACAATCATAAATAATACTAAATATATCTTTACTTTTCTTCTTCTGTTTCGCTTAGCTCTGATAGATTGGCAGTTAGTTGTTCTGTTATTACACTTGTCAAACAACTTTGCACTTCTGTAATATCATTTTTCTTCAAGCATTCAGACTTAGACAAATCTATTTTTTCAATAGCTTTCTCTATGCGACTTTTTTGCAAACTTGCCAGTAACGATGTTATAGTTAGACCGGCAGCTATGGCTAAAACGAGGGAACCAAACACGGATGCTAAAACGAACAACTTGCCACCTTTGAATATCTTGTAAGCATAGGCCGTTAATTCGGTTGATTTGCCAACAGCAAATAAAATTGAAGACAAAGAAAGCAATATATCAGAAGAGCGACTTTTGAGCAATTCAGATAATATATGAAGTCCATGTCCACTTTCTTTTAAAAATAGTCCAGAAGCTGACGCTAATATTCCAAGACCACCTATAACACTAAAAAAGATACCTACTACATCAGAGATTTTAGATATAATGCTAAAAAATTTCGATCTTTCTTTTTTCTTCTTTACTTGTTCATCAATAAACTTCATGAGTTTTTGCACTTTCTCGTTTTCCAGTATTTCTTTAGATATGCCAGCTACATTATTTTCAGCGAAATACCTTCTAAGCTTTTTTGAAGCCTTGCTATTTGCGTTTTCTCCGTTTTCATCTACCACTTCTTCAGCAGCCACAACACTATTGATAAACTCCAATTGCCCCAGTTGAGCTAAATTTTTGCCACTATTTTCTGCAATTTCAGCTAATGCAGTATCAAAATCAACAACTTCTACGTTATCTTCATCCGCATAAGTCTTTTTAGCATCGCCAGTGGCAGAATCCTTTTCATTTTTAGAAGATTTCGAAATCAACAAGTACAATTCAGCCACATTGTTTGCAAAAGCTTTTAACCCTTCCTCCGTACTTAAATCATTCACAGGCTTTAGCTCTATATCCGTTTTCTCATTCTTATCTGCATAACTTTTTTGCTTTACCCCTTTTTTAGATTCTGCTTTTGCTTGTTCTTGCAGGTTCTCTGCTAACTCATGTAAAGTTTCTTTGTTATTTTTAAGTATATTATTCAATATCTGTTTTTTCTTTTCTTGAATATCTTCAACAATGTCACTAAATACTTTATATCTTAGACTTTTAGGTTTGTTCTTTTTAATGTATGACTTGGCAATAAGACGCATGTGACAATTATACTTATTCCCACTTTATAATATAACAATAATCCCAATCGTCATCTTCTTCATAATAGTGTTTCAAATAATCAACAAAACTGTCATCTCCAAACAAAAGTCGTTCTTTTTTAGTGAGATACGTATCATAAACATGCAAACTATCTTTGGTTTCTATAGCTGTCATGCTTATCCGATCTTTCTGTGTAAGATATGTATCATACAACACATGCTGAGTTGCAAGCCGCTTTAAGCAACTACATCCAATCAGTACTGACAAAAGTAAAAGCCCAATAATACGCAATGACATATATCTATTGGCAATATTCCTAAATTTTTTATCTTTATCTTGGATTATATGTTGTTATGCCGATGCTTTGTCTGTTAGGAGTACGCCTGATAACTGTAGGTTGAGGTGAGTTGCTTTGTGTGTATGTTTCATATGTAGGAAATACATACCAATAGTTGAATGAGCTATAGTACGTTGGCCACGGAGAACAATATGATGGATAATACAACTGTGGCCATGTATTAGACCAATACGGCGCATAAATATACCTGCGTGTTCTTATAGTATCATAATCATCTTGTGTTTCATAATTATCGTCTCGGTTATCCACTTCATGTTTTGTGTAGGTACCGTCTTGACGTGTAACTCTTTCTTCTTTAGTCAAATAAACATCATCAGTCACAGCTGTTCGCCCAGCAGAACATCCGTAAAGAAACATGAGCATAAGCGACACTAAAACATATCTCCAACGCATTTTGTAATTATACAACTTCGGCATACACAGTCATAATATCACACACAGTATGTTATTCACTTCTGATTCATATCTTTCTTGCATTCGAAGTGGCCGAAAAGTATGATTCAAGTCTAACATAAAGCATAGTACGTCTATTGAAGTAGAAGTATTGTTGAATAAGTGGGCAAATGGAATAGCTATACGAACGGTCAAAGACTTAGATTGCAATATCACAAGTCAAATACCTTTGTGTTTTTATAATCATATTATAGATACATTTTTGGAAGAAATAGATGGTGAAGAAAAGGACCTGCACAGACTATTGGTAATTGATGCAGTCATCAAGGAAGCCACACAACATAAAGGCTCAAAAAATATTGAGATATATCAAAACACGCACATTTTACATAACACTAATTCAAATAAACATCTATTAGTTCAAATCAATTTTATGGTATGACTGTCTTAGAACTGATGATAGTAGCTGGTGAAATAGATTTAAACAACACGAATATGGAATTGAGTAAAATAGCCAATGAACTCTATGCTATGTTTGTGTCTCATGTGTCTTCATCTTCTTCCTCTTCTGTTCTTAAAGTGCTCACCATCGCATTTTTCAATTTTCTATTCATTTCGCAATCATCTGTGAAAACAGTGTCTGATAAGTATGTGAATACTTCTTCAAACATAACTACATCATTAGGAGACACAACATATTCATTGATATCCATTGCCATAAATAACAACAAGTAAGCGAACAACAACTCGCTTCTGGCATCTAAGATATCCTTGGGTTCAGGGACACTATCTTCATCTATATCATATTTGCTAACATCATAAGCTTTTATGAAATAATAAAAATCATGTCCCTTTTGTGGATCATATGTATCGTCTTCTATATCAGAATATCTCCTTTGTTTATACTTGGGTTGTGTTGTCTGCCCATATTGGTCTAACGATATAAGCACTAATAAATGCGTTCTTCGCATAGGTTTATCAATCTTTATGTCTCTAAAATTCATATCCATTATGCAGGACATAAAAGATTTTAGAATTTTCATTTGTTTTTCTGGAATTCCGTTGAAATCTATTTTGAACTTTTTGCAAAAAGGTGAAAATGCAGCTAATAACTTCAAAACATCTTCACACCCTTCATCCGGAGGCACACCAATGCCATAACCTACTAGATTAAGCACATCATACAGATAACCCTCTAAAATCTCTTTCATATTGATTCTTTGAAGGTCTATATACCTAGTTCTCGCCTCATTCATAGTTCTCGCATTTTTAAGGTGTGCAATAACTAAAAAATCTATGTTACCATTGCCTACTATGAGATGCCCAAACTCATGACCATTGACAGCAGAAACAACAATAGCCATTCTTTCTTTGTCAAATACAGGATACAAAATCTCGTGTTCCCTTAATTGGAAAATGTTAGAAACATATAATAACGGAGGCTTTTGTTTGTCATCAGACTTCTTATCTTTCTTTTCTTCTTTCTCTTTATCGTCACCTGCCTCTGAATCAGTTTTATCTTCTGTCTTCTCTTTTTCTTGTTTGTCGTCTTCTTGTTTTATATCTGATGAATCTTCTGTCTTTTCTTTCTTATCAGCATCATTTTGTGTTTTTTCTGTTTTGCTTTCAACTTGACCGGCATCATCCTCTGCTTTTTCTTCATTTTGCTTATCTTCTTCTTTTTTATCTTCCTGCTTCGTTGGTTTCATAGACCTTATTCTCTCAAGCACAACAGTGTTAGCATAAAAAGAACGATTGAGGCGAGCGATTGTATAACTATATTGCCGTCGTCTCAGCTTCATAATCATATTAATTATGCATAAAATCAGTACAACCTTACATACACTTCACCTATCATGCCAGAAGTGAATATCTTTATACTCAAAGTGGCTTTCACAAGTTTTATGGGCAAAGAAGTAATATTAGGCCCATAATACTGTGTCAAATCAGATAACACTAACGCATTTTCTTCTAACTCTAAATCAGCATACTTCCCTGTCTTTATCTCGTACGTTAAGTTCCAATCAGGAAAAGCTATAACGCCACTTGTGTTATTCTCTGAACGAATAATATTGTATAACGATTGATTAGCTGCAATCAACATGCCTCTAATATACTTCTCTAAAAGTATTTCCCTGAAATACAGGTTCGTAACATCATCATGCTCAATACTATATGTAGATAACCCAGCGTCTAACTTTTCATATATGGAAGGATAATCTTGATACGCTACAGAAGTCACAAAATCAAAGCTAGTAAGTCTTGTAGCACTCCTATCCACCATATGCTCTAAGTTGATAAGTGGTATCTTTATTTTACCTATGTTTTGCGTGACTAAATAAAATACATTTTCCATAAAAAACTCATTTAGTATGTTTGGATTTAAAAAGTTGATAGGTGGTGTAGTAATATTGAATAAATCTTCATAATGATATAACTCATTGAACTCAGGTATTCGCACAAAAAAATGGTCTAAAACATCCTGCACTTTCTTAGCTGCTCTGTATAACTCATTTCCGTTGGCATCTAAACAACGGATCAAATAATGATATTTCTTTATAGGTTGTCCATTAACATCATAATCATCACTAACAACTATGTATGTAAAATCATCTTCTTCATTCCCTGTGATAGGTATTCCCATAGCATTTACATATTTGGAATTTTTTGGATCTTGATAATGCGTCAAAGCAAAATGTCTGTCTGTATAAGTATCCATATCTCTCTTGCCTCTATAGTTTGGTAGCCTAAAATCTCTTGGGTCAACCACAAAAAATGGAGGAAGCCCATACGCATATAATCGTCTGTCTAAAATATTTACATCTAAAGTAGCAATCCCAGTCTTTATAGGGTTATCCTCACCCGTTACAGCCGCAATGATTTTGTTGTACTCTAAATTTCTTATACCCGTGAATGTTTGCGAAGGAAGCTCTATAAACATCAATATGCCACCAAAATCCATGTTGCTGCTTACAATGTTTTTCTTTACATTATATTCGATTTCTGCATACACACCGTCTCTAACGTTCAAAGTCATTGGTAATAAGTTAACATACCCATATAAACTGCCACACCGTATTAGATTATAAATATCCTCAAAACGCTTATCCGTATCAAACTCATAAACATCACCAAAGAACCTATTGCTGTATAAAACATTATACAAGTATTCATATATGTTGATAGAAGAAATAACATTATTATTATAAACTATCATGATAGACTTCTCGTCTTCTGTATATACACCAGCAGGAACAGCATGCCAATAAACTCTGCCAGATGTGCCATAGCGTAAAGTAGTATATATCTCCCTAACTCCAATCTCACTATCACTAAGACTTTGATTTGGAGAACTGCCATCTATATACTTATACTTGTAATCTATAGATAAACCTGAACTACTTGTGATAGTTGTATTATCCGTTTCAGAAATATAATAAAATACCTGAAAGCCTAAAGCCAAGAAAACCAAGAAATATAACAGATAGTCTAATTCCATGACATCTCCTATCACAGATGTGTTGTGTATGTTGTTATGTAAGTAATAACAATACTTCCTATCACGAAAAACTTCATCATATACTAAATTATAAGCCTTAGATAAGAATATAAAAGCCGGTTTTTTGTTACATGCTTCTTTTTCTAAGATATATTGTGCCGCATCATCATAATACTCGTGATAGTCTTTGACATAATAAATGAAATTCTTTATCCTATCATCAAGTGCTTTGTAGTAACCATTGTTATTGAAATCTGTGGTAATACCATAGGTGTCTGTAAAATAATCAGGACGATATCTATAAAAATCACTAACATTCCAGTTGTCAAGAGAATCTGTACTTAAATATTTGGTTACAAAGAATGTATCAAAGACAGCAGAATTAACATCACCAATCAAGTGCATTTCACTTAGAAAAGCTATATCATAATCGCTGTTTGCCAGTATGCTGTTCACGTCAGAAATCAATATATTATCTGGGTTAGAAAAAACCCACCCGTCTTTTTTATAATATGTTCGTAAGTTATTTTTATAGTCTCTTATAAGGCCCCAATAGGAGTCGTAGTAAATCTCTAAGATAAATATGTCCGTTGGATTTTGCCAATCTACGCTAAGTGGCTCAACATATGTATTATCAAACAAGTAACTGGTTTTTCGCCTGAGTTTTAGTGAATTGCCAGATTTGACGGCATCAAAATGCCGTGCTATGCGCATAAATAGATAGGTGAGCATATCATCATACTTTTCAACACCATTTCCACTGCTATAAGAAGTAGGCAGAGATATGAAATTGAAAGGATTACTCAATAGCTTATACCTACTGCTTTCACACGAAAAACAAACACCAGCACTTGTATTAGGGCTTACATTATAACTATTTTGGTACAACGTACGAGACGTTACATTATATAAAAAAGTGCTATATATGCTTATATCATTATTCCAAAAGTCAAAGTCATACGGGTCATCCGTAACTCTTTTGTTTTGAATTTTCTCTACATATTGTATAGTGTGTCCTACTATTTCTTCAAAAGGATATATAAAATGCAAAAACACATACGCTTCTGGTTCTCGGGTTTGGTCTAATAAAGACTTAAAAGCATATTGCCTAACAGCCATCTCATACACTGCTGAAATAATAGAACATACGTTATTTTTATCATAATCATTCAAAGTGTTATACGAATTAGTGATAAAACTATACACAGTATCACTTACATCTGTAGCTGTGGATTTATATTCTATATTACGAAGAAGAGACAACACATCTTTTTGTACGCGACAGGCCACTATGTAACTATATATCTGCAAAGAGGACATGAGATTGACATAAGGATTCGGATTTTGATTTGATTGAGCTATGTGGTCTTTTAGTTTAGCATCATAGTAATCATATATCCACGGAAAATAATTGGTAATATCATATAGATTTTTATAATCACCAGCACGATAATATTCTATGGCTCTCTTAGGCACATTAGGAATAGATACAACAATATATCTGTCCTGGTCAAAATCCGCTTTTCTGTACAGTATAGTTTGCGAAACACCAATAACGTCTTTGGTGTCGGATATGTATCGCCTAATGTCAAATCTTGCACTGCCTGTGCCACCACGTTCAACACTACCAGAAGGCTTAATGTATTCTATCTTTACAACAGTAGTATTGCCAGCAAACACAATAGAATTATGCTATTGTAAAATCAAATCGGGACAGCACTCGGTTCTCCACCACCGGATGCTCTCCTACTATGATATTCATCATATTCACCAAACAACTGTTTATCCATATACTCAACAAAATAAATTGTACCTTTGTGTTTTTGCTGCTCTAAAGTAACTATACACTTAGTAATCAAAATATATCTTTTATTGATTGTCACATTGCTAACACCCAAATTCTCACCTTGCTTAGGCATCATAAAAACAGTTCCAGGCTCCTCAAAGAACTCCGTAACCGCATACTCATCTGAAATAGACGCTGCCAACTCGTAGTTTGACTGCCTGTCAAAAATAGGCTTTGAATTACCCGGATACTTTAGTTTATTTACGACCTCAACTAATAAAGGATTGTCATAAAATGCCTTGTCTGCATGATATATGTTTACTAGCCTTATACCACCATCTGGATAAAATATAGGTATATGATACCTCCGAACTCTATGTAGCGCTTTAACTAAAGTATAGTATCGTCTAACACCAGGAGTGAATGTGATATAAAAAAACTGGTCTGACATCTTTAAATCTACAATGTCAAAAAGATCAGCTGCCTCATCATTACGCATAACTTCTCCTTCACCATATTGACATAGAGCAGGAGAACCTCGTATTAGCAAATAATAGAACTTGTTCATATAAAAAGCATTAGCTCTACTTATAACATACCAAGCGCCTCTGACATCAAAAACCAATTCCTTAAAATTGAATGTTGTCCTCAAACTATGCTCAATATCCACACGGTCACCTATATTATAATACTGGTCTGATATATATTTAATAATGCACCCATGATTTCCATATTCTAATCTTGCAATATTATTTACGCCTATTTGGGCTTGTAACTGCTCAGTACCTTCTATTGGTTGTTCCATGCAAAAATTGTACTATATTAAAAAACTTATAATCTAAACAACCAGAGTTTCGTTTGGTCCCTTAAACGGAGGCAAATTGGGTGCCCCCACCTTAAATGGAGGAACACGTTCAAGTGGAAAACCTAGCAACTGTGCCACATCATGCACTCGATACCAAGGGCACTGCTTATAATAAGGAACATCTCTGGTACGTAAGCATTCCTTCTTTTCTTTATCTGCATATTCCACACACTCCTTATAGGTTTGTTCTACCATATTATGACCAACAAGTTTCAAATTAGGAAATCTTGTCATTAGCTCTTTCGTCAAAGCTAACATAACTTCTTTTTGGGTTCTGTTCATATCAAAACTTTTATAACCACCTGTCCAAGATATGTGAAAAGTATTTTGGTTGTATGGCACAGGATAAGAACTGTACGACAAATTACTGCGAAAAGTATCTTGATAAACTTGACCTGACGCCACTCCCCAAGTTACAGTGTTGTGGTTGTGATACATAAGATTGTCTTTTATTTTAGGGAAAGGACTGGTTTGTACCACTGTGCCATCGCTAAATATTATTAGCTTATAACCCGGTCTGCTCCAAGGTTCTATTTCTCCTTTTGCATTTCTCTGATTTCGAAATACATCATACAACTGTTGTATCTGCTCAGGCATATAATGAGCACTTGCGGTGGTGTGGTGCATTAAATATTCTATTTGCCAAAGTGGAGCATCAGGATAACCGTAGGTAGAAGTGGCACTGCAATATTTAACATACATCTTTACAATGTGCCTCAAAAACTGAGGCACCTCTGAAGGAGCGACTACTGTACTGCTTACATCTGCCATTACATAAGTACCATTATGCTAAAATGTCTTTGTTATACAATCCTGACAAATCAGGCAACTTCCGCACATACCCCAGAGGGTCGTCAAACAGTATTCTGTCTTTACTAATACCACGTCTAATGGCTTCCTTGGGCACACTAAATAGAGGACACGGCTTGTGGTCAACTTTAACCTGATTGTGCCCCATCAACACAGCCTTAGGAAACAACGTTAATAGAGCCTTGGCCAATTCAAACATCGTGTCCGCTTGCACTCTGTTTATATTTAATATACCTCCCATAGGGTCTCTAGGATTATACCCACCAACCCAGGATATATGTATAGTATTCCCGTTATATCCACCACTAGCTCCGTAAGTGACTTCTTCCCAAAGCAAAACTTCATCTTTATTCAACGGCCCAAACTGATAAACTTGCCCATCACAAAATATCATAAACTTGTAACCGGGCTTGCCCCACTTGAGCTGATTAAAGAAATAATTCAAAAAAAACTCAGGCGTTATATGCTTATACTGACAATCAGACCAAGAAGCCGTGGTGTGTAACATTATGTGTTTAATGTTCTGTGGGAAATATGGCGCTCTAAACCATTTAGGTTGTGTAGGATTTTTATAATCCACATACTTTATATTCAAATATCGCAATTCTTGTAATATACGATTATCAGTGACCATAAGGCAATTATACTAATCCAGAATCCAGAAGCCGTGAAAATGATTGCCTCTGGATTGCTCATAATCTTGGCCTATACCTGTTCCTGTCCTTGGCCTATCCCCTATTACTAACAATATAAAAAAGGCCCCAGAACATCTCTGGGTATATCAAGCGTTTCAAAATATGCATTATCAGCAAATATATATGAGTTACATTTCATAAAAAGAGACACGAACACAAGACAATTCTTTTGCTTCAATACGTTCTGCCCTTTTTCTCATTTCGCTTACCAATCTTTCAAATTCCTGTTCTGCATTTGGGACAAATATCCATTTCATGTCATAATCATAAACACAGCCAAAACTCTTGCTTTCTGTTCTCTTTAATATAAGATCTTTAGAGTATAGTCTAACATGTACTATATCTATCCATTCTCCATCGCTTTCATCTATTACAAGCGTTGCCTCTCCTCGCCATCCGAATAGGGGTTCTGGCGTAATAAAATACGGTATCACGCACCCATCAAAGGAAAGCGTATCTTCGCTTTTATCACAGAATATGGATGGGTAAAGTTTTCCCAAATTCTCACGAACCTCAACGAATCTATGTAACCAATGATTTAGAACCTCTAAATTTGGAGCTCTAAGCTCCTCATCAAGCCCATTAGAACGCCAAAAAGATAAAATATGCTCTTTATCCTGCGGCTCAAGTAGATAGCTATATCGGAAAAACATAGGCGGCGTAATAAGCGTTTTTGTCTCATACCCTAAATCTGCTATTGCCCACAAACCCACAAATTCTAACTTTCCAGAGTTAATAATGATATATGTAATTTGGCTCGGTTATAAATGTGGAGGTGGTGGGAGTCGAACCCACGTCCAGTCTAAGGTACTCGAGAAGGTTCTACATGCTTAGCCTCTGTTTGCGCTTAGGAAGCAGGAAACCAGAGGCAGTTTCACTTGCTTCCGCAGTCCCTGTGCGTCGATAAAGGGCGGGACCACCTTCATCCAAGCCTGATTTACCATGCAGGAGAAGTTCAGCCTCAGGCCAGCCTCCCTTCCCTGTGCTGCCTACATTAGGCAGCAAGTGCGTATGCCGGTGTGGCACCTATTAGTGCTGCCCTTTTGAAAGGAGGGCTAACCTTGCATGCACCTTCCCGTTCCCTTAGCTGTCAATACCAGTCACCCCCTTTGTCATATATAAAACCCGAAAAGTCATGTATAATTACCTCGTGTCTGCCTATTTCAATAACAGTACATGGAATATAATACCAAACTTAGAAAATACAAACGACAACGCGAAAGGATACCCTCTGTTTCTGAATCTATTCCAAAAATTTGCAGAACTGAACTCTATTGAGTATTACGTGCCTAATAATCTAACTTGGGGATTTATTATCAACTTTTCTCGTCATTTTCATATAAGTGATACAGTAATAATGGCGATTAGAATCATAAAAGATAAAGTACATGTGGCAGGAACTCCGGAATTCTACATAACTATCAAAAGTGATGGAGTATATACTGATAACAATGGTTGGAGAGTAGTGCCGTGTATTAATGCAGATAAAAGAAAAATCCTTTTTCTTATAATGCGTGAATTAGGAGCCACACATTTATTTGATTATGTGCGAGAAGAAAATGCGAATGCTTTATTTGTTATTCGTATTTTAAGTACTTCTATTCCTATTGATACTATAAAAGAGATGTCAATTGATGAAGTCAATTTGGGCACAGATTACACGGATTACAAGCTGCTTCCTGTAAATGGCAGTTATTACCATAACATGGAAATCACATTACAAGGTGTGTATAGTTATGTAGATGCGTTCAATGATGCACTTAATAACACAAACGCGATTTTCAGTGCTATGGTTGTTGGTATAAAAATCAGCTGGATTAACAACATTTTTGATGGCAATAACAACCTATTTAATGGCGCTGCACCGATTTGCGCAGCACAATTTATTTTTGATAACGGTTCAATAGCATCAATATTACTGGACACTAATAGATACAATCAATGGAACGGGTATAATACTTTTCCTTCTGTCGCTGGATATCCAATAAAAATATCTTGGCGACACACAAATAATAGTGATGCAACTATAACATCAGAATTTTATGGATTTACTTACTACAATTCATTACTGGGTCATGATATGGTTTTCACATACATGGTTTTCAGAAACACTAACCCAAATATCCCTAAAAAGTATTTCATAACCACAACAACAAGTAGAGAAATCAGATCTTCTAATGTTCTCAACAACCTACATGTTGATGTGAATGAAACAAGGACACAACTAAATAACTATGGCATTCCTTTGCCACGTAATTCACAATCTGCTACGTTCAATGCAAACCTGTATAAAATTGCTTCCAACATGCATAATCACGTGTTAGAAACTAATGTGAAAAACATGCCTAACTTATCAAAAGTTATATTACATAATGCAGCTATACCCATGGTTGATGCCATTTTGTTAGGTATTCAAAACTACACGGACACAGAAATACAAAATCTAGACCCGTCTCTAAACATAAAAGTCAAACGATACACTGAAAACAGTATAATATTCAAACCAAACATAGCGGGCAAACTATGAAAGAAGATAAGGAAAAAAAGGATAATAAAAACGAACCAGTTAACAAAGAAGGAGCAAAACCTGATGCCAGACAAGAAAAGTCTGAGCAAACAACTAGATTCAAAGAAAATAGTTTTTATGGAGCTCTTAAAAATATAAGGCAAGAGGACATATCAAGGCTATCTGACGAGCAAATACGTGATTATTTTTATGATTTATTATCTTACTTTATTGGTTATTTTTTCTGTAATACAGACGACAAAGCCAACAAAAAGAACAAGTGGAGTTTATATCATATAACAAAAAATATCCAAAACACCAGTTTAAAAGATGTGATAGCTTTAACAAGCGCGGATATACATAGTTATTTGTCTTCTATTTTTAGAAGCATAATAAAGAAGGAAGGATTTTTAGCAGCATTTCAAAACACTTATAGTTCTGGCGGAGGCCCTTATGCTGGCGTAAAAAATCAAAGATATACGACAATTGCGCAATTAGCCAAAAGTTTATTCCCGGAGAAAAATCCCAATTTGATTATATACAGCAAACTAACAAAATATATTTCTGGCAACAAATCTACTTTAGATAATGCTATAAGTGGTGCTGCTGAAATCTTCGAAAACATACTGCTCAAAGCAGCAGAACAAGATATAAAATCTTATTGTTATGCTCAAGATAGTATAAAAAAGGCATTGCTTAGTAGCAAAGAAATAACACAAAAAATTGAAAAAACATTATATGAGGTTGATTATCTTGCTATCTTGGTTTTATATCACATATTTCATTTCTTATCTACTTATTCTTTCGCAGCACAAGATGTGAAGCGAATACAAGAAACAAAAACGGCAAATATTAGAAATGAGTATGAGGATTACAAGAGCAGTGGATTCAGACGCTCTTATGGCAAAGGAAGCATAGACTTATCTCGTATTAAGCTATTTGGTGCTGAGGAGTTGTTTGAAAATCCTATATTTCAGTTTTTTAAAGGAGCTTCAAAAACCTTTTTTAAGCTTGCAGAGATTGCTGATGTACGATGGGGCAGTGGTTATGTCGCTGATATTGCGGATAGAATGCAGAAACTTTTAGAGGGAGAAATTTACTATGGGGAATCAGAGTATGCTGACTTAATCAGAAAAAGAGGGAAAGAAGCAGAGGAGAGAGCGGCAAAGAAGAAACCAGTTGAAGATAAAGAAGAGATAATAGAAAGAGAAGAAAAATTTTTCAGAGGTGGGAGTGGCAGATTGTTTGGTGCCAGAAGAACAGAGAAAGAAGATGTAGATATCATACCACCAGAAAAACCTTTTCCTGAGACGCCAGAAGAGGGTAAGTTAAGAGCCAGAGCATTAGGGATGACAGAAGAGCCTGAAAAACAAAAACCTAAAAACATAGCTTCTTTTCAATTCGCCAAACCACCGGAAGAGGAGCCTATTCCTCCATCATCGATGAAATGCCCTGAACCACCTGAAATGCCTATTACAGCACAGGATGTGCTTCAACTGTCTGATAAAGCACAACAAAGTATGAATGAAGTACAGAGCATGCTTAACACTACCATAGGTCACACCATGAAGGATATTTCAAAAGATACAAGCCAAGTAAGTGAAATTTTAGCCAAAGAATATGAGCTGCTGAAGAATCTGACTAATGCACTTTCTGCTTTTACAGAAGTAGTCAAACATTATCAAAAGGAGCGTACCACTATGTCTGCCGCGATGCAAGGTATGGCTGAGGCCTTTAAAGAAGGTGTTAGTAACACTCCACCTATTGTGCTTACGGAAATACAACAAGAAGGACAACAAGTAGATAAAATAGTAGAAGTATTACAAAAAATGCATGAAAAGCTGTTACAAAAGCAACAAATGTACATGCAAACTCTACAAAGCTACCAAGAAACTTTAAAACAGTTGAAAGAACAAAATGTGCCACAAGCCACTTCTGGTGAGGATATAAAGCCAGCTAATGAGTTAGAGGAGATGATAAAGCATTATGATAGTTTAGTTAATAACACCAGCAATCATTTAGTTGAAATAAACGAGGTTATAGATAAGATAAACAAGATTCTTATGCAAAGATATCAAATGCAAAAGGAAAGTCAAGAGGCCATACAAAGTCAGTTACAAAATGTAGCCAATATAACAGCACAAGCAGGGCAAACAGTGCAAAACACAGAGCAGTTACAAAGGACTTTAGTTAGCGTCAAACGAGAAGAAAAACCAACTGAGACAGAGCCGTATAGTTATAATATAGCTACGTTAGACATGCAAAAACAAATGCAAGAAGAAAATCAACAATATACCAGAAATATTGCGAGTATTACTGATAAACTTATTGCAACACAAGAAAAACTAAGTGAAGAAAGACAACAACTTAAGAATTTGGTTGGTGCTACACAAACAATAATAAATAAGGAAAACGAAGAACTCCAAAAAATGCAGCAGGTGAATGAAAAGTTAGAAAAGACTGTTGAGAAATTAGAAGATATAAGTGCTAAAAGTCAGGCAGCTGATGAAGGGGATAGTGGCTTTAGCGTAGGCAATATACTTACATTACTAAGAGGTTTAGCGGGACCTATGATGATGATTGTAGGGCTTATATTTGCAGGATTAGGCGTAGCGTTTATGTATAATATGATAAAGCGACTAATATTCCCGGATGTTAAGTTCAGTGATACTGATTCTGACCAATTGGTCAATCAAATGATAAAAGACATAGATGATGAAAAGAAAGAACAGATTGCATCCGCATTTCAGGCGAGGAGAGATGCTCTAGCTCAAAGAAGAGTAGATGCAGGCAGTCAGCGCGATATAGGTGAATTTGTATCTTTGTCTGCTGGTATATTAGAAGAAAGTCAGGAGGCAAAAGTTTATGGAGGAACAGCTAAAGCTTCACAACAACCTACGGCACAACAAACACAATCAAAAGAAACATCAGAAGCGAAGCCTTCTACTAAAGAAACAGAAAATGTTGCGGCACTAAAAGCACAAGTAGAAGCACAACAAAAACAAATAGACGCACTTACAGCAAGTTATATAGCTACTACTAAAGCTGCTATACAAGCTAACGTAGAAGAGGCAAAAGCCACAGCGGCTGCTGCCAGCGTAAGTCAAGCAGCAAGCAGTAAAAAACCAGAAGCTCCTACAAGTGTAGTCTGATTATACTTTGCCTTGCTTTACCTTTCTGACATACGCTTTCCATCTCTCCCTCACTCTCGCCCACTCCACAATAGCATAAGAACAAGTAGAACGATAAATAGCCACATACTCATAATCAATAGTTTTAATTTGCTCAACTGCATAGTTCAATATTTTCTGCAACTTCTGCTTATCTAAGCCTTTAATTAGAGGCACTAATATACGACACATAGAAGATATGTATTTGTCCTTTACCTTTGGAGACATGCTGTTCAAAAAAAGTATATTTTCATCAGATAAAAAGTCAGATATATTCAGATTATATGTAGGTATCAGAACACCCTCATCATCATCTACTACACCATTTAGATGCAGTTCATACTCTAAACTATCTCCATTCTTCTCTTTCAAAGATTCAAATGAAACAAATCGCATATCACTCATATTTTTAGCTGTAACCTTAAATATCTCCTTAAGCGTTATCAAAACATGTTTTTTGTTTTTATGTTTGTTTTCTTGATATATCTTATCTATTTTCTCAATAAAACACTTCTTATCAAAAGAATCTGTGGGTTTTATGTCGTTGTAATAATACGATAATACATGATCTACAATATAATCTTGCTTACTTTCATTTATATTCCTAACAGCCTTGTAGCATAAATCAACAAACTCTTCCTTGGTTATTTCGGTAATCACTCCATGCATACCCTATATGTGTATAGGTTCGGTATCCTATAACACAAAAAGTATGCCAGCAGCTAACAGAAGTGAATGTTATCTTTTATAGCCCTTGAGCAGGCTACATAATACGTATTAACTTCTTGTCTATATTTATATTGTGATGTTATCAGGTTATCATTGTATCTGGCTATGTTCTCCGCAAAATCATCACACACATAGCATTTGTCAAACTCTAATCCCTTTGAGCTGTGGGCAGTAGTAAGTACTATATTAGCATTCACATCATTGCATGACTTAGCTTTATTTTTCAAATCAAAGATACCACCACGAAATATTTGATAAGTTTCAGCAGCATTAATAAGCTCTACGTCATTCACATGTTTGGCAAAGTCAAGAATTTCACTAATACTATGAAATCTTGTCATATAAGAGAACTTATTGGACACTTTGTCTCTTTGTCCTGTCACTATGTAATGTATGTTGATTAGCGGTTCAAATACTTCACTAATGTCACGTGTTAGGAAAAAGCTATTTAACTTGCTAATAAGTTTTATCAGAAACGAATTAGAACGGGCAATATACGCATCTCGTCCTGTATGTTTATTCCCACCCACCCCTATGATTTCTATGTCTTCATTCAAATAAGTTTTCACCAGTTTATTTAATTCATTTGCTATATTTGAGCCAAATCTGAACGAAACACGCAAGAATTTCTGTGTAAATGGCAGTATGTCCATTACATTCTTGGAACCTCTAAACGAATAAATGTTTTGATACCTGTCCCCAACACATATTTTTTGCCCAGACAGATTAGCTATAATAGCCATAGTAACATCGTTTGAATCTTGCGCTTCATCTAAAAGAACTAAGTCATAATCTTTCATTTTTACTTGATTATTCAATAAAGCTATATGAAACTGCTTCAAATAATAATCATGTGGCATAGTAAGCTCACCGTGTGAAATCATATTATCTATCTCTTTTATGATATCAAAACATTTGCCTAATACATGCTCTTTTAGAAATTTGTTTATACGATCCTTAGATTCACTGTTCATCAATAAAACAAACTTGTCATAGGAGAGAGCAGAACGAGCATATTCTTCTAAAACATTAACTAAATAGTTAGGCTCATTCGCTAAGTAAGATAAAAGCTTATATTTGTTCATTTCAACTAAATCACTATTCAAATAGTATTTATAAGTCTCCAAAGCTAACTTAGCTATTCTGGGATCTATATTCAGTTTATTTGCTACATCTAAATAAGAAACATTTCCTAGTTGCCTATTCTTCAAATCTAAAGAATAAGTCATGTAACGATAAGCCAGAGAATGAATAGTAGTAATTTTGACGTATTCTTGTTTAAATCGCTTTTTTGCCTCCTGTTCCATTGATTTATTATACACTAAATACAAAATCCTTTTGTTGTTCATTTCTTCAGCAATCATTTCTAAAGTAGTAGTTTTACCAGAACCGGCAAATGCATTTATAACAAGATTTTCTCCCTTAGCAACTGTACGGATAATATCCAGCTGCTCCTCCGTTGGCCGCACAGAAAAAAGACTAATCACATGACATAATGCACCCGAAAAACTATATAATGCTACTGCAACAACTCTTCAGCTCTGGCTAATTCACTGCTGATTACGGCTACATGATCACTTTCATCAAAAGCGATAACCTTTACATAATATAAATCATCTCCTAACCTAAGCCATGAAACATCCGCAGGAGCACCAGTGGTAAGCATATCAAACGGATTGGATAATAAATATGGCTTTATATATGCCAAAGAATACATCATAGCTGTGGCAAATAAAACAGCACGGCGCAGTTGGTCTTCTTTTATAGCGCCTGTCTGATACTTCTCTTGTGCTTTTACTAATAAACTAAAACTGCCAGATAGCAACACATCATCCTCAAGATTTGTATCAGGAAATAGCTTATTATACACACTATACAAACGCTCAATAGAAAACTGATTATCTAATATCAAGTTAGTCACAAACTCATATTGAGTCATGATTGCTGCATTGACAAAAACATAAGGATCAAATACATGATACTCAGAAAAAGTAGGGTCACTCGCTTTTTTGTGATAATGTAAAACTCCTGTGTTTTGCCAGCTAATCTTGTAGTTTGGATCTTTAGAGGACAAGTGCAACGCACGAGATAAAACAATAAAGTTATTGCCAACTATATATCTTTCCAGCACATCACGATCAGTTCCTACACTAGTAACACTCGTACCAAACAATAAGCTTATACTGTCGCCAGACACATTCATAAAAGTAGGTAGCTTTTCATATATAACATCGAGATTTTCTATAAAGTTAGACACACGAGAAACATAAGTATCAACTAAGTTATTGTAAGTTTGATAATACTCTTTCAAAGTCTCATCTGCTATCATTTCACTCATTTTTGCACTTATATTATTTCTAATTGCCTCAACCGTTTTCCAGTTTTCTTTGTAGTTTTCACTTATTTTAGAGGCAGGTGGAGCCTCCGTAACGACTTCTGCAACGCCTGCTTCCTTAGTTGATTTTGCTTCTAAGTGTTGTTTATACTTTTTAAGCCATGTTGATTCTGGGACGTGTATTGATACAGGTACGAACATATGAATAATTATACCAACCTATATGTTGTACTCCTTATATAGTATATACTACGCCCTGACTCTTGTTCTAAAAAGTGGGTTTCTCGTTTGATTGCTTTTCTGGATCGTAGCCACGTTGATACCAAAATGATGCAGCTTCGGGAACCTCAAAGTATTCTGCCTATTCCCCAGCTTCTTCAGAGTCCTTAAAGTGTTTAGCCTAGGCCTAGCTTCTTCTGGGTCTCTATGACTTGTGGAATATCGAGAAGATCTTCTGTTGTAGATATCACACGATACATTATTTTAGGTTTTTCCGTAACACCATATTACCATTAAGTGTATAAAATGGTGTTTTGGCAAAGTGAAGAAGTAGCATATTTTCGGATTATTGATTATTTTAACATGAGCAATATTCAAATAATACCTGTGTTAGATAAATTGCTTGTCAAAGAAATGAGCACGGAAAGCCAAAGGACGGTTGGTGGGATTATTATACCTGGTAATGCCAAGGGTTTATCCATGGGGTTTGTTGTTGCAGTCGGTCATGGAACAAAAGATATGCCTATGGTTGTATCTGTGGGTGATGAGGTGATGTACAAGCCTGGCTCTGGTGAAGAAGTGGTCATAGACGGAGAAAGGTATAGGATAATAAAACAATCTGATGTATACGCTATAATCAGAAAACAATAACATTGAAACTATGGAAGCAAAGAATATAGTACACACAGAAGAACTCAGAGCAAAAGTAGTATCGGGTGTCAATACGTTGGCAAATGCAGTAAAAGTCACATTGGGTCCTCTTGGACGAAATGTAATGATAGAAAAACCGGGCATAGACCCGCTTGTCACAAAAGATGGTGTTACCGTGGCAAGGAACATACAGATAAAAGACAAAGTAGAGAATGTGATCTCAGAGATAGTGAAAGAAGCGGCAAGTAAAACTGTTGACACATGTGGTGATGGAACCACAACAGCTACAGTGCTTGCACAAGCTCTGTATTTGCAAGGACACAAAAATGTTGTTGCTGGATTCAATGCCGTAGAGATAACAAAAGGTATAGACATTGCTGTGAAAAAGGTTTTAGAATACTTAGAGAGTATCGCTAAGAAAATAGAAAGCCGAGATGACTTGTATTATGTAGCTAAAATATCTTCTAATAGTGATGAAGATATAGCTAAATTGATAACCGAAGCATTTGAAAAGGTTGGAGAGAATGGTGTTATGACTGTTGACCCGTCCAGAAGCACTGAAACTTATATTGAGTACGTAAATGGGTATAGATTTGAGAGAGGATATATATCTCATAGTTTAGTGACGAATAAAGAAAAGATGATCGCAGAATTAGAAAATCCATACATTTTGCTTTATAGAAATTCTATATCTTCTGTTTATGATATTGTTCCGATATTAGAAAAAGTAGCTCGTGCTGGTAGGCCTTTGTTTATAATCGCTGATGATTTAACGGGCGATGCTTTGACTGTTATAGCTTTGAACATGGCAAAGGGTGTTATCAAAGTATCTGCTGTCAAACCTCCTGAATTTGGTGAAGCGAAGGAAATGGCTATGGAAGACATTGCAGCACTTTGTGGTGCTACGTACATTACTTCTGATAAGGGGCTTAGTTTGAAAGAAGTTGAACTGCATCACTTAGGTGAAGCAGAAAAAGTAATTGTTAAAGAAGCAGAGACAATAATAGTTGGTGGTAAAGGTGATAAGCACAAAGTTATGGAACGTATTAAAATGTTGAAAGCTTTATTAGAAAAGGAAACCAGCAAATACCAAAGAGACAAGATAAAAGATAGAATCGCTCGATTAGACGGAGGCATAGCTATCATAAGGATAGCGGCGTATAATGAAATCGAGTTTCAGGAGAAAAAAGATAGGGTTGAAGATTCTATGTATGCTGTAATCGCTGCATCACAAGAAGGCATAGTTCCTGGGGGTGGTGTTGCTTATGTACGAGCTGCAAAAATATTGAGCAACAAGTCAGATTGGTACAACAAACTCAACAGAGAACAACAAGTTGGCGTAGATATTGTAAAGGAGGCTTTGCTGGCTCCAATCAAACAAATAGCTCAAAATGCTGGTAAGGATCCCTGCTATATACTTGATAAAATATGGAATGAAGATACTTGGTATGGGTGGGATGCTAAACAAAATAAGTTTGGAGATTTACATAAGCTCGGCGTTATTGACCCACTAAAGGTAGCGAAGAATGCTCTTATAAACGCCGCAGAAGTAGCAAAAACATTACTAACAATAGGTGCCGTTATTGTGGACGCATGAGGAAGGAATTAGGTCATAGCAAAACATAAAGTCTATGATGTTATTGGTTACATTTTCAGCTAAAAAGTATATGTTATCTATAAAATCATACTTGGCTTCAAACCAGACGTTTCGATTATAGTCAAAATAGCACTTTACATGTATTTTATCGCTTTTGCTGACACATATGAATACGTTTGATGAATAATCGATTTGTGCTGTGCTAGCACTATAATCATCATGTTGCAATGCTTCAATGGTTTTGTACACATGATGAAACAGTGAGGAAAATAGTTTTCGACGCAAGGTACTTAGATATGCTTGTTTATGTTGCGCTACACGTGCTTTGTTCATGAGAAACAAGTAAACCGAAACGAAGAATATTGTTTAGTCCAATGCGTAGCACATGAGTATATCCATTTCAAACACGAGTTGGTTGTAAGCATTACCTTTGCTCTTTTTGTATACAACTCTACAGTGTTTGGATAAGTCTAATACATCTACAATTTTTGTTATTTCGTTTTTGTTTCGTATAGTCTCTGTAAGAGCAGTCCAAATTTTTGTTATATCTATTGTTTTGACGTTATTTACATTTACGCTGGCGTGTATTCTATAATACTTAGCACCCAGACCTCGTATGTAAAATAAATACTCAAGCCTTCCGTCGTAGATGTAAGCCGATGGCACTTGTTGTCTAACGGCAATTCTGATAGAATTCAAAATTTCAGAAAATATAGTACGACGTACATTTACTCCTGTTCTGACTTCATATTCGTCCTCTTCTGTTAAGATAATACCAGCAAATCCTCTTTCAGCAATAATCACATTACGTTCTTGATAATCCGCATATGCTATTGCCTCTACACAAAACAGGTATCCATATTTTGCTAACACACTTTTTGGGTTACGTGCGCTGTATTCGTTTCCTATACCAAGAAAAAAAGCATCTTCATGCTTATCTTTATGTTGAACAATAACTCTTATTTTTTTCTGAGCATTTTGTCCCAAAAAGTAAAATCATATATGCTCGTTGCATCGTAGTAACCCATTTCTTTTTGATTATTATTTGTTCTGCCTATGTAAATCGTATTGTTGTTCAGTAATACTAAGATGTATTTTTTTGCTTTGATATTACTTTTTAGAAAATAAGCCATCATAGAATTTTCTGCTTTTAGATTTCTAATCTGTTCATCTTCATATGCTTTTTTATGATACAAAGCCAGAAATGTTCTAACAAAAACCAATTTGATTCTTGTGATTTGTGCAGACATATTGCATAATGAAAGCATTATAATAAAGTCAGGTAATTGCACAATTCGAGTTAACTTATCTTCTCTCATAAATTGTCGGGCATTGGTTTTATTGATTTTCTCAAATTTTAGCACTATTTCAGTTGAAAAATCGTCACACTTGTATAACTTATAATGTCCATCTACCAAAGCGTATCCAAAATGTGCCATTAAGTTTAAAATGTGGAAATGTGGATCTTTTACGAGCCTATCAAACAGGCGCGATTTAACCAATCTCAGTTTTTGTTTCGTACAAGTCAAAAAATGCATAGTATAATTACACCAATCTATGCGCATATCACGAAAAACGGAGATCATTTTAGATATTGACAACACGATTGTTGATACTGCTTATTTCATACATGCCTTACTAAAAGAGTATGGATACGAATGTATTCCTCCGATCCGTTGGTATGATTACTATGAACCCATAAACTGTGCTGGTGGAGCCGCTATGGATATAATAGAAGAGGCAGTGTATGTGACCAACAGAAAAGGCAAACCTTTTGAAGGAACAAAGGAGACTATAGATATTCTGAGAAGAGATTACATTATAACTTTTGTAAGTTTTCGCAAGAGACAACACTGGGACGATACTAAAAGATGGTTAGAAAAAAACGATATTTACCATGACCATTTGCATCTAACAGAATATGGTAGCAAAAAAGCATATATAACAGAAAACACTCTATGCATAGTTGATGATGCTCCGTCCGTCATAAAAGAACTCAAAGACATAGTGATCATACGAGACAGAGCATGGAACAAAAAAATAAAAGGAGCTCCAAGAATAACTACAATACCAGAGCTGTTAGATATTGTGCTTGAACGTTGACTAACTAAACGCTAAAACTTCACCAAAATAGGAATATGAACTTCTAGTGAGATATGCTTATCTGCTGAACTAATACCATAGTCTGCTAATATGCAAGTATTTACTTTGTTTATCACAAAGCTACTTTCTGATAGAACACTATCCGTCATTATATGATTTTGAATGCTCAAACACAACATACGTACATCAATATTGCTATTTATACCTATTTGAGCTCGCATCAGTATATCAAAATGACATATATTTACATTATGTATAAAATAGTTAGAAAACAAAGTGCTATTTACAGAAATAATAGAAACAGACGCAGATTTAAGTATATCTAAAATTATTTCACACATTCTTTTGAAAATATGTTTTACTGTCTCACCATAACCACGATTCAGTAAAATCTGAGCTACATTATTGTAAGACACATTTTTGCCTCCTGGGTCAAAATCAATATACATACTATTGTTCCTGTTATCAAAAGTCATGCTAATAAAACTCCTGCTCACTCTCTTGTTTGGATTTTTAACGACACGCTCATACTTTTGGAAACCAATAGAAAAAGGTAATGTAGTAATACCTCCCTTTTTAGTATCTGATACTTCTTCAGTGTCTCCAACATCCAGAAGTAGCGCATCTACACGATAAAAATTAAGTTCTACACTCCTCCGAAAGGCTTTTTTTGAAGACTGCGATTGCTCCGAATCATCAGAAAACAACAATCCTAAGGATGAACGCACTAAGATTTGCCTCGCAACCTTTCGCACAATAAAAGGATTGAGCAAAACAATACCATGTGACTTATCCCGATTGTCTCTGTGTAATAACTGATTGAACATCTCTGCCATAATGCTCTTATTATTGATAAGTAATTGACATATATTGAACATACTTATAAAATTAGACAAAAAATGCATGTGCTGTGGATTTTGCACCGTAAATCTGTAATCTTTCCCCGATATGTGTAAGTCAGCTCTAAACTTATTTAGTAAATTAAACTTTTTATCTACACGAAGATGACCACTTATGACAGTGCTATTTATCAAAAAATAAAAAGCAAAGTGTTCATATACTTGACTCTGTTGGTCATCCAATAACATTTGAGCCATGCTATAAAGTTTTGAACCTGAAAACCTAATTTTTCGATGGCTCATAAGATACATATGTGAAATTATACTACACTACCTTGTGTCACGATAAGCTTCTAGGGGTCATCATATTTTTGAAACAATTCTGCCGCAGTCTCTGGATCTTCAAAATATTCCGCCCACTTAATAGCTTCCTCAGGGTCCTCAAAATATTCTGACCATCTATGTGCTACTTCTGGATCGTCGAAATATTTATACCACTCTGAAGCGTCATCTGGATATTTAAAATAGTAAGACCATTTATCAGCAGTTTCTGGGTCATCAAAATATTCAGCCCATAAATGAGCACCTTTGGCATTATCAAAATACCCATACCATTTATTAGCTTCTTCTTCGTCATCAAAATATTTATACCATTCGTAAGCTATGTTAGGTTTATCAAAATATCCGGCCCACCCAATTGCTTCCTCAGCTCTGTTAAAATATTCCATCCAATCTTTGGCTTCTTCTGGTTCGTCAAAATATTTCATCCAGTCCTCTGCGTACATTGGATGCCCAAAATATTTGGCCCATTCACTAGCTTTCTCAGCATCATCTAAATACAACGACCATTCATGAGCATGCTCAGGATTTTCAAAATATGAATACCAATCATAAGCTATTTCAGGGTTATCAAAATACTCAGCCCACGCCTTAGCTTCCTCTGGATCATCAAAATATCCTGACCATTCTTCCGCTTCCTTTTCGTCATCAAAGTATTCCATCCAATTGTCCATATCACTATACAATTTATTGCGTTTTCTAAGCACAACAAAATTATACTATGCTTCACTTATTTTGTTACTTTATATTACGATAAACTTCTTGTCGGACACCCTTCATATAATAAAATTATACACACACTTTTATGATTCAGAACAATATAGCACCAATAAACCTCTTTTCTAAGGCACTAAAATATTTTTGTTATATAAGCAACTATAGCAATTCCTCCGCATCCTCCAAGAAAGATTTCTCATTTGCATACATAACAAAAGGTTTGTTTTTATGATTTTCTTGAAACCACTGATATAGCAAATCAACCAAATTCCCAGACTTCCTTATAGGTACGCCATAACTTATGAAATAAATATCCTTGCCAGAAAGTCCTATTCCATTTCCTCTTTTATCAAATAAATAAGCGAATTCATTATGTAGTGCCACTGCCTCAAGTTTCTGCGCGATGCTTTCTATTTCTTCGCTACTTAGTGTAATACTCTTGATTACTTGTACTTGTATCATACTATTTGTTTTCTATGTATTGGAACCGAAAAACATTGTTGTGTATCACAAGCTTCTATATGCCTCTTCTGGTTCATCAAATTCAAGTGACAGATTGTATGCATACTGTGGATCATCAAAATATTGTGACCATTCATATGCTTTTCTGGGATCATCAAAATACCGATACCACTCATATGCTAATCCTGGCTCATCAAAATATTCACTCCAATCACTTGCACGTAGAGGACTCTCAAACAAACTGCCCCACACCATAGCCGTTACTGGGTCCTCAAAATATTCAGACCAACTACACGCAAACCTCCAAAAGTCTTCACATTCTCCTTCCCCAAACTCATCTTCACAAGCCTGTTTCCACTTGAACGCTGTTTCAGGTTCCGAAAAACAATTGCGATATCTATCAGCTTCCCTTGGCTCTTCAAAATATTGAGACCAAATTATAGCCTCTTTTGGGTTTTCAAAGTATCTTGACCATGCTTTTGCTATTTCTAAATCATCAAAATATTCAAGCCATTTATCATTAGATCTCGATCTTTTAGAATAATTAAATCGTTTATTCCCTGTTTTCCACACTTTCATGCCTGTAATTATACTTCATTTCAAATACTTCTATATGCTTCTGCTGGGCTATCATATTCTTTTGACAACTTAGCAGCTTCCTCTGGCTCATCGAAATATTCAGCCCATTCCGACGCTACACTAGGGTCATCAAAATAGTCTGCCCATTCCGACGCTACACTAGGGTCATCAAAATATTCAGCCCATTCCGACGCTACACTAGGGTCATCAAAATAGTCTGCCCACTCGGCAGCTAAACTAGGTTCAGCAAAATATTGAGACCAACTATCCGCAACATCAGGATAATCAAAATATTCATACCACTTGTAAGCTTCTCTCGGGTTGCCAAAAGAATGCATCCACTTGATAGCCTTCTCAGGCTCACTGAACACTTGATACCAATTGTATGCTTCACTTGCTTCATCAAAATAAAGACTCCAGTCATAAGCAGTCAAAGGCTCTTCAAAATATTGAGACCACCAATAAGCTTCTTTTGGATCATCAAAGTATTCACGCCATTCCTTAGCTTTGTCAGGCTCTTCAAACCAACTACTCCACTCTCGAGCCTCTGATATATCTTCCGAAAAACCAAGCCATAGCTTACAAGTTTCTGGGTCTTCAAAATATTCAGCACATATACACGCTTGCTCTATGTCCAAAACATCAAAATGTCTTGCCCATTTATATGCCACAAAAGGATCTTCAAAACATTTAGACCATGTATATGCTTCCTCAGGATTTTCAAAATATTCATGCCACTCAACTGCCTCATTTGGATATCTAAAATACTGAGACCATTCTATAGCCTTATCTTCATCTCCATCAAACCACTCTATCCATTCATCTAGATTTCGATTTTTATAGAAATGTTTGTACATACTGTAGAAATTATACATGATTGCCTAATAACCACATATTATGTCTCATCACGTCTGCTATCCCACCATATCAAAGGCTTTATCATATCAATATCTATATTCCGTAAATCTATTTTTTCACCATCTTCAAACTCTACTTCATATTTACTCAGTCGCTTAATCCATTTTCCCTTCAAATTAGATAAGGTTTCAGCAATGTCAATATTAGGATACAGCTTACTCAAATCAACTTTGAAAGTATCACCATCAGTTTGCACACATCCCAGAAGCTTTTGGTCAAAATAAAACATATAGTTATCAGGTTCATATTTATCCGCTATGACATCATGAAAAAGTGAAGAATACTCCACTTTACTCAAAGTATCAGTGAACTGTTCTAAAGTGTAACACTTAACAAATATTCCTTTTGACGCAACTTTTACAGGTTTGCCATCCTTCCATTCAGTAGCATAACCTGTCTTAATGATACGAGGTACAATCACGCTATCAAAGTATTCTGCCATCTCCACTAACAAAAACTTTAAGTTAGTGTTATGTTCTTGATTGTATCTAATCACAGCAGCAGCAGTAGTCCCAGAACCTCCAAAAAAGTCTAATACAATAGAATCACTATCAGCAGATATATCTATAATATGTTTTATAAGACTGGTAGGCTTCGGAACTAATGCAATTTTAATCTCACGACCATATGGACCAAAAATATCCTTAAACTCCTCTGTTGTATGAGAATTATAACCAACCAGTCTCCCGTCCCAAAAGGTCTTCGCCTTTTTCCCTGCACCAACTTCATGCAAATATCGCTTAAAAACAGGATTCTTCCCTTTATATGTAATGGTTCGACCATCTATTCTAACCAAAGTGTCACCAGGGAAAATAATCCTGCCTTCTTTCTCATACTGCATTATGGTTTCCTTCGAAAAAAGCATCTGTGCCCCTTTCGGCACTTCATATTCAAAACCATTAGAAAACACATACCTAGTAACACTGCCACTGCGACGCACCCCCGCATGCAATGCCCCATAAATAAATCTGCCCCTTTCATCTACATATATGTAACTGTCTTCTTTACTATCATCTTCTATATTTTTGATAAGCGGCTTATTATAATGGGTTTTGGCATAACACAACAGATACTCAGTATCTACAACAAAATTCTTTGAATCATTTTTGCCACCAGCTAGCTTTTTCCACGTTATAATTCCTAAACGCACAAACACATCATCCATCAAATGCATAAGATTAGCCAACTCATTATCATCTATGCTAACAAAAATCAATCCATCTTCCCGCAAGAATTCCTTTGCTAACTTAATCCTTTCATACAGCATAGAAAGCCAGGCAGATTCTATAAAACTATCAATATACGCAAAATCATCATTGCCAGTATTATAGGGAGGATCAATATAAATAAGTTTAATCCTGTTTGCATACTTGGACAAAATAGTATTCAGTGCTTGCCAATTCTCACTTTTTATCAAAACACCATCCAACAACGCATCCAAGTTATCAAACTGAGATAAAATATCATACTTCAAATCTTCAAAAAATCTAGTGTCTATAGGCAAAACAGCATATCTATCATTTAGACATTTCCCAAATATATTCTCTACGATCACATCCTCTTTATCAAAATCCTCACTAACCAAATTGAGCTGACGCCAATATTCGATCTGCTTATCCATGTTTTCATGTTGCAATATGCGCTCAACAAGTTCTATATTGTTTATTCTATCTAAACTTATCAAATAATAAGTTCCTATCACAAACTTTGGTTTTTCTAAAATCATTCTTAGCTCATCTTCAAACCTACTAATGAAATCTATTATCTTGTATGCCACTTCTCTTAAAACATAAATCCTTTGATACCTATCATAACTCATAAAGCCAGAAGACAAAACATATTGATGCAACCAATTGTCAAACTGGTCTATCAAAAACTTCCTGGGATTTTTATGCACAAACAAATGCACAATATTCTGCTTCAAAAAAGTATTGAAAACTTGCTTTAGTTGCTTTTCATCTATATTGATGCCAAACCTGTTTAGTTCGCTAAGTATCTGCTCAATATCCGTACTTGCTTTGCCAGATATGTAGCGAACCCTAAAAACAATTTGATTATCACTTTCTACACTCTTAAACTCAAAAACAACTTTTTTCTTTTCATTCGCAAATTTTCCTTCAACACCACTGGTGTCAAACAAAAACTTATAACCATACGCAGAGACTTCTAAATCTCTAAGAATGATATCACTTTTGATATAATATGAGTTCTTTGTTCGAAAATACAAAACGGACTCCCGGTGCTCAGGATATACCTTGTCAAACAAAATATCAGAAACACGATTAGAACAAAAATACAAAGCACCCAACTCCTTGCTTATAAACATACTAAAAAACGTATATAACTTATCAAACAACTCTTCGCTAAAATCAGGATACTGACTCAGATACTCACCAATAATGCTGCGGAGTTTCGTCTGAAATGCCTTGTAATATTCATACTTCATTTTGACAAGTTTTATAGCACCTGTATAATCACTCGATACCACATCGGACCCAACAAACATGCTGCCCAGTAAATCATAGAATAGAGTTTCCTTTGCAGGACTAAACACATTCACCATATACCCGTTATTTTGATGCATTCACAATATACACATCCCGAAAAGCAGAGTAATCTAATACAAATAAGGCCATCGTGGCACTTCCTCCAAATCAACATCTTGCACATCATAAACATCATATAAAGCATAAATGAACATATCCCTTTTATTATATGCCTCCACAAACTGAATTAGACACTGTAACATGTCATTATTCCCATATCTATCGTATCTGCCACACAAAATAAGTTTAATACCATCATAAACATACGCCTCATCATTCACAAGCACATAAAAAGCGTGTTCCCCCTTAGGTATCAAAAAAACTGCACACGAACCATTTTCATAACTGATTTTTTCCATTTCGTTGAATATAGCATGTACAGTCTCTATATCCCTGAAGACTACTCTATTAAACCTATATACGAAAGAAGGTATGTGGTCAAAACTGAAATTGCGGCTTTTGGACGATCTCATACCTTAAATTATACTTTATTCATAAACTTTGATATACGTTCATTTTGACAAAAGAATTAGATGTAACATGATAAATGAGGTTTGGGCCACAGGAGAGCGAGTACAAGCATATAATTCCCCGTCATTTATATCTATAATCTTCTCATAGATTGCCGGCACTATAACAGTGCCATCTTCACGCAAAAGGCCTTGGAATTGGCCATCAACCATGATTTTCGCCAGCGTTTTCATATCACTCATATGTAAGTATTGGTTCGGGTCTCCAGAGGCTTCTACCCGAAACAAAAACCCCCAGCTGGGTAGCTGGGGGCACTGGGTCCGGAAGCTTACTGTTCGTCAGGCGAACAGCAGCTCTCTGTGAGCTTCCAGAAACTCGACTGGGTAGGCATTCACCTCACCCCATAGGGTGCTTTCGGCTCGTTTGAGCTTGATACCCAGTCGCTGAGCTTCCTTAGTCAGGAAGCGTCCCAAGAAGGAGGCCTTATTTACAGGCACTGCACGACCATGTTCTACAAAGTACTTGTGCAGCGACATGTACTTGCCTCCATTCTCATTCTTCGCATCCTGCAGTAACACTTGCTGCAGGGCCTTGTTCGACACTCTCACTGCCATATGCATTGGGTTTTAGGTTTTACAGTTATAACAAATGGTTCGGTTATTTCTGATGAGCATGTTCCACAAACAAGGATGCAGCTTCCATACCTAAATACCTACCAGACTGATGTACATCCTCGTCTAATACTGCTAGATGGGAAAGGCCATTTATGTGATCACCTGCTTCTAACAACACAGTATTTCCGTCTTTAACCAGATTCAACCATTTCTGAGGGACATCCTTATAGTTATCCTGATTTAGCAGCAAATAAATTTCCCTAATCAAGAAAGCAGATTGTGCCACCTGCTACTCAGCACAGTACCTCCTCATAATCAACATTCATGACAGATATAAGTTCTCCTTTCTTAGTCAAGAACTTATACCACCCTTGCCCTCTTTCCACAACCACATCATTCACCACCTTTATAGGATTGTTTGTCTTGTATATCAATCCGAAATCAGACAGGCTGATAATAACGCTATTACCTGTCTTATATAATATAAATATATCATTGTCCCAGTAGGTTATATGCACTTTATTTAAATAATCGTGTCCAATACCATAATCTTGCAAAGGAAACTCGCGAAGATCAAAGTCCTTCAACATAAACCATTTGTTTTCAAACATAAATATCGTACAATCATCTAAATCAATACAAAATTCTAAATTATCAAACTCATACACAGAACCATTAGCATAAGCTATCAACTTTTGCTTCTCGTCTTTTCGCTCGGCAGGTGTAATCAAAATGCCACATGGAACTATATCTACTTTTTGACAACTATTCGCTTGTATTTCAATCACTTTGCCATTTGGGAATACAGCATAATGTTCAGTACATCTCATTCTCTCGACTGATATCAGAGCTATCCCAAACTTATATTCCGTGTCTATAAAGGCTTTAGCAATAGGAACAGAGTGTAGTGTGTTCCCATTTTCGTCTAACAAAAGTAACTTCTTTCCATCCTCTGTCTGCATCAGAACAAATGGAGGAATCGCTTCAAAAATATAACATCCTTCTCTATAAAAAACCTCACGTACTTGATTATCTTCATAATGAAAGACTCTAATACTGGTATTTCTACTAACCAAAATAGATTTATCTGAAAGTGGATACACTTTAATACCACTAAGCTCTGGCACTGTTTCCAACCCTTCTTCTGTGATTTTATATGCCTTATAATACACGTCTTTATCTATGAGAATGTCGTTCCACATTTTTATGTGCTCTGCACACAAAGCACCTATTCTATAGAACTTAGATGATGTGGCATGATACAAAACGTTCTTAGAAGCATCTGAAGACATACAGGTAAATACTTTGCCGTCCATAAACTCTATGATATAACGGTATATTTCAGGTACTATCACAGTTCCGTCAAGTCGCGATAGGCCTTTTAGGCCATTTCGTTCTGTTATTTTTGCCAAGGTCATAGGATATATGTTTTTAGATTCGGTTTGTTTCGGGTCTTTTATGTTTTGTGGAAAGCAAGGCGGTTATATACCTTGCTGATTCAAGAGTTATGCCCGAAATACCTGACGAAAGCATAGGGCTTATAGTCACATCCCCTCCATATTGGCACATAAAAGACTACGGGGCAAAAGAACAGATAGGTTACGGGCAATCTTTGCACGAGTATTTATATGAACTCAGCAGAGTATGGAATGAGTGCTACAGGGTACTTATACCTGGAAGGCGTATGTGTATCAACATAGGCGACCAGTTTACACGATCCAAAACCTATGGACGATACAAAGTGGTTCCCATACACGCAGAAATAATAGCACAGTGTGAGCAGATAGGGTTTGACTATATGGGCTCTATCATATGGCAGAAGAAAACCACCATGCGCCCCAGTGGTGGTGCAGTAGTTATGGGTTCTTACCCTTATCCACCAAATGGTATCATAGAGAGTGACTTTGAGTACATACTCATATTCAAAAAGCCTGGAAATCTAAAAGCACCTGATACTGCAACAAAAGAAGCATCAAAGCTCACTAAGGAGGAATGGAAAACATACTTCTCAGGGCACTGGACTTTTGCAGGTGCTAAACAAATAGGACACGAAGCTATGTTCCCTGAGGAGCTTCCATGCAGACTGATCAAGATGTTCTCTTTCGTGGGAGACACAGTATTAGACCCTTTTGTTGGCAGCGGTACAACCATCAAAGTAGCACTATCTCTCAACAGGAAAGCGATTGGATATGACATACAAGAGGAATACATAAACCTGTGGAAGGCAAGACTGAGTATAGATAATAATAGCATATTCACACCAGATGTTAGAATAGAAAGAAGAACAGCACAAGTTCAGTTTGCTCCTGTACCAAGTAACTATAAACCACAAGTGCAAGATATGAAAGCTATGTTTCACGAAGCAACGGATAATGTTTCACATGAAATATACTATAAGGTACTGCGTATTGTTTCACACGATACCTTAGAAATAGAACAACATGGAATAATCAGACTCGCAGGAATAAGAGTGTCGGAAGAAAATGTACAGAAAGCAATAGAATACTTCAAACAGTATGTATTAGGCAAAAGAGTTTTAGTGAAGATAGACCCAAGTTTGGGACAACATGAAGCTTATGTATATATGAGTAATGGTTTGTTTATCAACAGAAAAATGATAGAAATAGGACTGGCAAAAGCTGTTAAAGATATAGAATACAAATACAGAGACAAGTTTATTAAGGCAGAAAAGAATAAATAAAAGCCTCGCCATCCAAAACAAAAACCCCCAGCTGGGTAGCTGGGGGCACTGGGTCCGGAAGCTTACTGTTCGTCAGGCGAACAGCAGCTCTCTGTGAGCTTCCAGAAACTCGACTGGGTAGGCATTCACCTCACCCCATAGGGTGCTTTCGGCTCGTTTGAGCTTGATACCCAGTCGCTGAGCTTCCTTAGTCAGGAAGCGTCCCAAGAAGGAGGCCTTATTTACAGGCACTGCACGACCATGTTCTACAAAGTACTTGTGCAGCGACATGTACTTGCCTCCATTCTCATTCTTCGCATCCTGCAGTAACACTTGCTGCAGGGCCTTGTTCGACACTCTCACTGCCATATGCATTGGGTTTTAGGTTTTCTTACAGTGAATACCGAAAAGTGTTATTTTGTGGTTTGATGCATTAATCTACGCGCACAAGCAAAAACTTGTGTTGCAGGGCCTGCATCTCTTCCACAGTGAGAATCTTCCCTTCCTCCAATCTGGATAGGAGCTGGAACACAACAAGAATATCCCCTTTGTGCAGACTGACTGACACTCGATTCATCGGTACCTGCACCTCCAGTAGGGTGCTTAGCACCTCAGCCGTTGCGGCGTGGCCGACGGCGGAGATAAACTCCCCGCGCCGCAGCAACGCCCGCGCCTGTGCGGTGGTCAAGCCTTCCACCCGCACCGTCGCGGGGGGCTCAAGCATGGAGAGGGAGAAGGCGTTAGCAACCACCACTCGCTCCACATCCGCGAACAGACTGAGAAACGCCTGTTCGGGGTCGGAGAACCGCTCCCGCATCGCCGCCGCGGCAGAGGGCTCGGGGAAAACCTCTTCCACGCGAGGGCTTCGGGAAGGGTAAATGCAAAGGCACGCCAGGCGTCGCACTCTGCGTCGGAAAAGTGTTCAAGCCAGTCCTCGAAGAAAACCCGACGCACCGCGTCGGCCATCGCGCTCACGATAGCTTGAATCCCTTCGCTGGGGAGCTCAACCCGAGGAGAGCTCAACCCGCTGGTCTTTTCTGCGCTACTCATACGCGCATAGATATACAGATTGGTTCGGTTTTCTTTACTTATTGCTTGCATTCAAAGAGGATGAAGTCTGACCACCAGTGTTTATTGTCTACTGTTGCTTTGGCACAAAGTGATAAAGCTGGACAAATTCTATACTCTCTCTTATTTCCTCTTCTTCTCTTTCCTTCCTCTCCATGTACTCCTCCCACATGATATCTTCAACGCAAGAGTAGCGTGGAGTTTTGTGTGAAATCTTCTCTTCTAATCCCTGTTGTTTGTCTTTCTTTTGCCCCATCATAGTCTTACGATTTTGGTTTTATAGATATACAGACTGGTTCGTTTTCTTGGCTTATTGCTTGCGTTCAAATACGATGATGTCTTGCCACTAGTGTTATCTGTCTCACCCAGTTCTTTGACATCATCATCTATGAGACCATTGTCTTTGAGTTTTTTCAACGAGTGGATTGTCACAGTGCTCAGCGCTTGTTGCATCCTTAGAATACTTCATACAGGTGTATTGTTTCATAGGCATGTCTCAATTATTCTGATACACCTCTTGTTCAACAAAAAACGTCTACTTTGACCCACGGACTTTCCTCTTTTTCCTTTGTTTTTTCGAAAATTTCAACTATGCGATTGAACTCATCCTCTGCATTATCTACGGTGACATGTGTGTTATAAAGGCTAATTTCTAAACATCAGGCATCACGTACATATGCAGTAACATACTCTATCATTGCTTTTCTGTCTTTTTCCTCCATAGCCATAACCATGCGCTCAAAATGCTTATCTTTCATCAGGAGCAACATGTTATAAATATTTCCTATCCAATATCGCTCTTGGAATATGAAGCCAGCCTTTGCCAGTATTTTGCGAAAATGATAAGCATTAGCAAAATATATAAGATGCTCATTCAAAGTAGGCTCAAAAACAATCTTGATTCTTACAAACTGATGTTGATAAGGAATGACATCTAACGATTTAATATGCTCTATGTATGCATTCATTCCCTTAAAATTATGTGTATGATTGTTTATTGTTCTGCAGCTTTTCTTTCAACCTGTCTCTATACCTTATAGGTCTATTTTTGATTATTTCTACATCTTGTTCTGGTTTATAAAACACTAAGATATAAGAATGTGTGTTCATAGCCTGATAAGGTTTTGAACCGAAAGGCCTAAACCCACCTGAACGATAATATCTCCATATGTATATGTCAAACAAGACAAAACCTTTGTCTGTCATAAGATATATAACATCAGCATGCAAGGGGAGTATTAACCTACTTCTTGCTATGCGATAATCCGCAACAAATATAACACAATACTTAGACTTTTTAAGCACTCTATACATTTCGGCAAACGCTTTATCTATTTCCAACAAAAATTGGTTATAGTCTTCTATGGTGCTAAGGTCATTAGGTAGGTCAGAATACTTAATCATGTCTGCGTAAGGTATATCTGTTACAATGGCATCTATACTTGCATCTTCTATAGGGAGGTTTCGAGCATCACCACAGAGTAGCTGCTGCTGCTCAATACTTGGCGGAGAAGCGAATAGATTGCCATTTTGGATAAGTTCTAACTTGTTTTTAGCAATTTCTATAGCTTTAGGGTTTATATCAATGTTTATAGACCTCCTGTTTCTTATAGCGCATTCTACGGCAACAGTGTCACTGCCTGAAAAGGGATCGAGTACAACTTCTCTTCCTTTGCTGAATCTTTCAATAAATTCACCCATCACTTGTGGCAGTATTTTTGTAGGGTAATCATATGCACTGTGTGGAAACGGAATCTGCGCCTCTCTGCCAAAGTCAATTACTGATTTATACCCGACCTTATCTTCATACATGTCATTATGGATTAGTACAGAAACCATTCCACAAAACCGAACCAATAGGAATATGGTTTCGATTATCAGTAACATAGGAAGGGTGCCGGAGTGGTTGAACGGGCCTGACTTGAAATCAGGTGGCCTGCTTTGCGGGCTCGAGGGTTCGAATCCCTCCCCTTCCGCTATGGCTGCAAAAGAACATAGAAACATTTTAAATGCTTTAGAAGCAATTTATCAAGCCAATCCCAACATAGTAAAGCAAACTATCAAAAACATCAGGAAAGATAACGAAAAATTCATTTTAATAGATCTTCGCTCAAATATTATAGAACAGATAGCAGAACTATCAGATGACAATACGCTTAGTTTGTCTGATTTGTCTTGTTTATTAGAAGCACTAAAAACCAGCAATGACATACCACATAACGCTGATAGTAAAGAAGCAAAACAAGTCGTATATCTTGATGAAAACATAGAAAAACGCATTAAAGGGTTTGAAGAGCAGAGTTGGTTATTTTATAGATTTGCGATAACTCCGTATAAGTACAGGGAACTGTTTGTGAACATAGAAATTCCCCGTCCTATCCTATTGGTAGGCAAATCTGGAACTGGTAAATCTAAGTTTGCCAAGATTGTTTCTAAGGAAGAGGAACCTGTTAAATACATAAACAATCCCGGAGCTCACGGTGCTTATTGGAATAGTTTCAATGCTTTTGTTGAAAAGCTGAAGCATATAGTTATAATAGATAACGCAAATCAGTTCTTTGTAGGTAAAAATCACGACGGATTCTCACAATCTCTGTATGCAGGGATAATGTCTTTGATAGATAAAGAAGATGTTGTGCCTGTTTTTATTGTTAAGGATAATGATATCAATATGGTGATGGAAATAAACACTATGTTTCCTGATGCTATAACTATTGACTTCAATATAATGACGCCGAACGATATAGTGGATATATTATCACAGGTAACAATAAATATGCCTTTAGAATTTGCACATATGGTAAGCGAAGATTTGATGAACATGAATCTAACTCGCAAAGATATTGCTAATATAGCTAATAACTACAATATGTTTTTGTACAATCAGTGTCATAAAATAGCGGATGTTATCAAAATGAAAGAAGGTGCGTTTGATGCTGATTTATTCATGAAGATTATGAAACAATATTTACGATAGTTTCGGTATGATTGCCTGATAATGATAATAAAAAACATAATAACTGGATATGCGAACAAAAATTTGCCAAGAAGTTTCACTAGTGTAGAGTGTGCGGCGGTGAATCTATTTGCCTTTGACTCGCTGTCCTTATTTCAGAGCATATCTGACTTTTTTGCCTTTCTGTCACAACCTAATGCTATACCTAACGGAGAAGAAGACATAGATAAAGACGTTATCAAATTGTATCATGGAGATAACTTAGTGAGTCAGTTTCATTACAGTAGCTTTTTCCGGATACTTACACAACTTAAAACATCAGACCCGTTTTTATACAAAGTAGTAAATATACATTCGTATATACATTATGATGAGAAGGAAATAGTAAGGGTACTTTTAGAAAGAAAAAACGATATAGATGAACACATGAGTGCTATAATAGGCGTTAAGACACATACGGAATTTGATGCGAAACAAATAGTAGTAAAAACGGATAGTGACATCTATGTGTTTGGTAGGAATACGCCTATATACAATATATTTGTCACGCTTGCCGCTCTACACTATGCGGACATAGTTGTTATTAGCAGCAATGCCATTATGGGCACTGCTGATTTAGAACTCAGAACAAGAATGGTTTTGTATAGTTTAGCACACGAACTTAGAAAACAGTTGTTTATACTAGAGTTAGATGATAGGTTTTATATCTATACTGCGCTATCTATTATAGCTGATAAGATACCACATGAGGCTATTAGTGGTGTTATATTTGACAAGAATGTGAAGGTGGTTCGTTATAGTTTTGACAAAAACGGTGCCATTGGACAAGCATTATCCCATCCATTTTTTGCCCATAGACACAGCATGGTCCATTCCCTTCTTACACAATCTATTGATAGAGTGTATGAGGATTTGGGTATATCAGAGATTATCAAGAATGCTCGTATATAACTCACACACATCCTATGAAGTTCTCAGGTCTATTTAGGTACCCTGGTGGTAAGAGTGAGGCAGTGTATATGTTATATAGGTTTTTGCCTGACAATATAAAAACTGTGATTAGTCCATTTATAGGTGCTGGTTCGTTTGAGATTTTTTTGGCTTTGAAGGGGATAAAGGTGATTGGTTATGATATTCTTTTGCCGCTTGTTTATGCCTGGCAAGCTGTTCGTGAAAACATGGAGTATGTAGGGGATATACTACTAAGTTTGCCTAGAGACAAAAACACATTTTATGAGACTAGAGATGTAATCATGGAGGTTCAGAATAGTAAATCCTATCTTAGTGGTGAAGAAAAGTATAAGGTGGGAGCATACTTTATATATCATATGACTATGTGCCACGGACCTGTCGTTTTTGGTAATCCATCAGAAATCAAACTAAACACGGTCAATTTTAAAGGATACATCCAAAGGATAACAAGATATAAAACCGCTTTTCTCAACATAGAAGTGCATTTTGGTGATTTCACGGAAACTATTCCTAAACACAGTCACGATTTCTTATTTATGGACCCCCCTTACTATACTGCCAAAGGGTTATATGTTGGTCATAATGCATTTGACCACGAAAAACTATCACATTTTGTGAAACAACACCAAGGATTGTTCCTTATTACATATGACAACTGCCCAGAAGTTAGACAACTCTATCAAGACTTTTATATTAGAGACGACATAGAATGGCAGTATTACATGAACGGTGGTGTTAAGCAATTAAAGAAAAAATCCAGAGAACTATTGATAGCAAACTATAACATAGAAAACATTTGCTTGCCAAATTAATCAACTTTTTTCGTTCTGATTGAAATAACTTTGCAACTCAAACGAAGTAGGTGCTATGCCATACTTAACCTTTTGAGCTAATATTTTGCTGTAATAACTTTTCAATATATTGAAGCTATCTTGGTTAGGTCTGAATACTATCTTTTTCTTAGCATCTTCTCTAAGTATGAAATGTACTGATGCAACTGCATCCGCTAAGTCTTTAGTCATACCAGATGGATGGTCAAACTTAACTTTGGCATTACTGCGAACCATCTTCAAATGGGCTAGCTCCTGTAACAGGAGTTTGTTTTTAGGAAGTATGATTGTCTTATCTAACATAGACTTTTTTAGGGAAAAGTATATCTCAGGATGGTTTTCTATATTAACCACTGCTGTTTCTATGCGAAAGTTCTTAGCTATATCCTGTAAAAGTTTTTGTGACTGATAACTATCAGCTGTGACTTTGGATATAGATATGCCATTTTTTATGACTTCGTCTATAAACTCCTCAATAAGATACATAGGAATATCTGAGCCATTATTATGAACAGCCATGCAAAACTCTACGGATATAACTCTATCATCTTTCCATCCTGCTAATGCAATACCGGTGTTGTCGCCACGCAAAGAAGTATCTACATGCATATAATACACGATTGTAGGGTCTATATAGTTCTTGATATTTTTGCCATAGAAAGGAAGTTGGAATACTATGTCAATATCTGGCAAAGTGTAGGTTTTGAGCATTATGTCACTGATAACATCCTCTGAGAATATAGCATCAGGAGACCTTACATTTATGCCAGCTAAATCTAATAGGGAAGTATATAGGTCTTCTCTAAACTCTCGTTCTAACTCCTTAGGCACCATGATTATCTTATCTGGGTCGTAATATTTTGCTTCCTCTTCATCCTCTATAATCTTAGGATGAGCGGATGCATCTCCTATAAACACCGAAAATCTTTCTCCCTTATACATAAAAGGCTTAGCATCCCACTGGGAAGCTCGTACTACATAAAAGTCTTTGCCTTGCAATATATCAGAGACGGCTCCCTCAAAAGCAGCAGAAGTGTCTACGATTATATTGCCTAAGTACGGCATAGCCATCAGGAAACGACTTTTCAATCGTTTGTAGGCTTGATTGATTTTGTAAGATATCACACTCTCATTGACAAAGTTGGCTTCTGAAAACACATAGTATATGACATCACCACCAATGCTGGAATTAGACTTAGCACCATCCGGAACAAAACGCATTTTATATCTTGCAAACTTATCACACTCTTTATTCATTTTTTTACACTCTTCGTAGTATTCTTTCATCACTTTTTCTCTTTTGTTTAGTAAGTCTTGAAAAAATGGATTAGTCATAAAAATCTCTTGCATAAAATCTACAAATTCTGCTCTGGCTTTTTCGATTTTGACATGAAAGAATAAAAAATCTATGGGTTTAGTTTCCACATTCAAATGAAAAGCGTCAAAGTTTTTAAGCATGAGAAGTTTGCATAGTGTGTATAGAGCTGATATCTTCGATATTGTACTTTTACCAGTACCAATGGCACCAGTTAGGAGAATATAGTTATATTTGACATGTAGGTTATCAGGGAATATTTCTTTGAGATGGTGGATCCAAAAGTCGTAAATACTTTTACGCATGCCGATTTCATTTAGAAACTCTTCTATGGTTGGAGGCATAGCCCAAAAGCCAAGTTCTTTGGCTTTTTGCTTTAAGGTATCACTAGCAGTTGGCATAGTTTTGGTTACCTGCTGTTGTAGAACCACTGCCTGAACTACCTGTAGAATCGCTGGAAGAGCCAAGACCAAAAAATGAAAATTCTTTCCCTATTCCCAACACTCTCTTCAATTGTTCTACATCAGAATAAGTAGAATATAAGTAAAGCAAGTCGTTGATAGGCATAAATGTTATATCTAACTTAACATACAAAGGTCTGGCTTTGTTATTTTGATTTTGTATTTCAGCAGGGAAATTGAAAGGATAAGTATATGATTCAGAAACCTGTATTTTCACATTCTTAGGAAGTAAGTACATAAGCACACGATTTGGCTCTTGGTTGTTTCGTAAAGCAATAGCATTTACGTTATGTAACACAATACCATAGTAACCTATATAATAAGTAACGTTGTTTATCGTCACAGATTTATGTCCATCAATCAAAGCTTTGAAGAAATGTTTGATGTAGGGAACATAATAGTAATGACCAGGGGGGAGCAGCAACAAAACATTAAACAACTTAAATATATCTGCTAAACCAGAAGTTGCTCGTGTCACTTGGACACCTTGGTTTTCTGTGCCAACCGAATTGCCTTTTTCATCTAATGCTCTCGAACCATCTGTAAAAACTATAAGACTGTTACTTACTTGTTGATGGAACAAAGTGCTCATATAAGCATAAAAATAGTTTGCATCAGTAGGGCCATTTATCAATACACGCTGGTTATTATCCGTATCCGCACTATGTCTGATAGCTCTAAGTTTATTTATTTCATTTATAGCGTTATTTTTGGGAATAACCTGCCTAATTTTATAGTTCATAAATACGGTTCTCAATCTTTTAGATTCATTTGGCAACTTTGAAAAGAAACAAACTGGATGTATATATAGCAACATTTGATATAATATGTCTGATACTGTAGCAACATCAGAAGACAATCCAAATTGAAACATAGCAAATACACTATTCATAGATGAATCTGTGATATCTATTTTACTTAGATCACTGCCTGCGGTATTGTACAACTGTGGAAAAATATTGTCATATTCCAACACAGGCGTTTTGTCTTTGAGCATCATGTCTAAATTAAACCAAACTTTCGCTTTGCTTGTATTATTATTTCCTGCAATAGCCTTGTTTGCATCAAACATATCATTTTCTTTTGAAACCAGTTGCACACTATATAAAGTATCTGCCTTTGTACCGGAAAACATCATAAGCGGATATAAAATCTTTAGTGTATCTTTATATATGCCTTGCTGGAAAACTGCATCTGGCGCTCCATCTGTATTAGTGCTCTTATCTTCGACAGGTTTATTGGCTATCTTAGCATATTCTATCTGAAACCTTCGAACGCCTGTTGACGGGCCTACAAACATCAAGGCTAAAACTTGCATAGAAGATTTTAGAAACGAAATACCAAAATTAACTAAACAATTAGAAATAACTTCTTGTTTGAAGCTATTCTTTTCTTCATCACCTTGATTATTGAGATATTGCTTATTCACATAATCTAAAAAATCATTTCCGGTGTTATTGAGAAGCAGACCATATAAGTATTGGGCATCTACCATCTTTGATAGTATTTTACTCATGTTTACGTATGTTTCATCAACATATTTCAAACTGGCTAACATTGTTGTAGTAGTTGTATAAGCATATATGTCACTCAAACTATAACTATTGGGTATGGCATCAAAAGTCTGAGCTCCCTGCAACAAATAAAATAAATAATGTTCTTTTATATTTTTAGCAGATAAAGGATCCAGTTCGTCATTTTCCGTAGGACATGTTATTAACGCCCTACCAAATATCTTTGTAGCAATATGTTGTGACATTGTTATATTCATCTTTCTTACCAAATTATTTTTGCTAATATCTTTGTCAGTTGCCGTTTTATACACATTCATAAGTTTTTTATGTTCAACATAATCATTTAGCACTTTTGACATTTTAGATGACTTATCAAAGCGAAATATAGGAACAACTGCGCCCATAAAGATGTGATTATAAATATTAGATAAAGGTATATGCGCTTTTTGCGTATCGTCATCTTCTTGTATCTTGTTTAATAAGTCATTAAGTGTCTTTAATAATATGGTAGATAAAGTAGAATTGTAAGACCAAAATGAACCATAGGAGAACAACACAAAATATACAGGATATAAATCCACTATATTTGGTGATTCATCACTTGGAATAGGCATATTGTGAAAAACTGGAATATAGGCTATTATGTTTTCTGCTTCGTGATTCTCCTTATTATTATTTATTAAATCGTCAATAATATAATAATAAACCTCTTGCTTACTTTTCCGATATAAAAATGGCATAAATATACCTTGTACTCCACTATCACCAACCACAGTATTCCCGTCAATGTCCAATACTGCTTGATTTTTCGAGCTATCGTACACTCTTATTCCCAACTGGTTAGTATGTCTAAGATATAAACAAAAATCTAAGTAATGCAGGTTCATCGGGAAACGCATAGAATTACGCAAGAAGAAACTATATGAAACAGCACTTATTTCTTTATAAAGATCCTTAGTAAATATAGAATGCAATAAGTTCCATAAAAAATCGGACAATCTTGTTGCAAAGTTTTTATCATCGTTTTTGCTATAAGCATATTCCATCAAAGTTTTTGCCCGAGCTTCATCGGGAATATACAAGCTACTAATCTGATTTTGTGAAGCACTTCCTTGTTCTTTTATGTGTTCTACAAACGTTGATAATCGTTCAGCAGATATACTTGCATTATCAAGAAAGAACGTGTTAACTTCAAACATGGAACTTTGGTCTGTTTCTTGCCAAACAAAAAAGTATTTTTGACCTAAAACTTCATACATAGCATAATAAAATCCAACCATCATGTAATATATCATTTGCAGCATCTGATAGTATTGAGCGTTATGTGTCAAATAACGCTCGTTTGCAAATTGTTCATTATAAGAACCGTTATCTATTTGATTATCTTTTCCAATCTTGAAAAGTAGTGCATTCGGTCCAAGAGACCACTTTTTATTTTCAGTTTGCAATCCCAGTGCTGTCAAACAAGCATTATATGAGACAAACATATTAGCAACATTACTAGATACTCCTATTCTCGTTGATAGGTATTGTTCATCGCTAGTATCATACCATACTTCGCCTGCCGTATTGATATATGGCATCAATACTTTCAAATCTGGATTCAAACCTTGTGCCCCTAAAGCATACGCTTGCATAGCCATATTATTATAGTAATGCACAAATTCAACTACTTTTAAAAATGGCAACACCGTTTTCTCTTCTATATCTTTCCACCGACCTGCATCCACTTTCGTCGCATTTTTGATACTATCTAACGCAGATTTGGCATTTTCCGTAAAACTAAAAGATGTTACCGGATCATATAGCAACGGCAATAACTTTAAATAATGCAAATCTTTCATCGCTTCATCATATGGGTCATCCTTTGCAGTGCTACAAAAATAATACTTTGTTACTGTCAGATTGTCCAACTCTAAATCAAACCCTTCAAATCTAGCGATATACTTTTCAGGATAATACAAATGCCCATTAGATAACAAAGCAACCAAATCACCTGTCACTCTACTTACAGATTCGGCACTCAAATCAAATATGCTGCCTATAAAGTTCATAATACCCACATCTTTAAGAGCTGCCATCGACGCACCTGCAACCGCTGGATCGTCTTTAAAAAATGATTGTATAGTACCAAACACTTTTTCCTTTATCTTCAACATAAGACCACCACTATCCTTGTTATCAAAATTATAAGTTAGATCCAAATTGGCAAAACTAGGATCTATGTAAAAACCAGATACAAACCTTAAACTGCCAATAGTGGGAGCTTGATTTTGTGGAGCATCACCCTTTTGTTCCGAATCTTCCATAAAATCATGGTCATCTCGAATACCACTCAATTCCCGGCCATCAAATAAAAACACAGTACATAAAAAAGGATTAGACTTATCTAAAATAGGCAACATAGATATTTCACCACCATATCTATAATTAGCTAAGACTTCTAATACAGAACTGGAACTGCCTCGTGCATTCAAATAAGCACGAGACAAATAACTGAGTATTACATGTTTTATCTTATTCCTGTTTATCAAAGGCACGAATCAATTATACATAAAAATCATATTAAAAACAAATAGGAAATGAACAAAAACGGCATAATTTTGTAATGCAACTCAATATAATGCCACATACTTATCGTGCCAAATTCTTAGAACAAAATAAAACATATTTTATTAGCAAGTTTGCAACATTTCTATATAACAACTTCACCAATCTATTTACACTACTGAAATTTTCTAAACCAGAATATGAAGACACTCGCACCCTTAAAAACCCTTTAAAAATGTTTAGTAAGAATAAAGATAAAGTACAAACGCTACCACAAAGTGATTTAGAATACTTTTACAATAGTACCAAAGCATACTTGTTAGATGCGCTTATAATGGAGCTGTATAAAAAATTTTCTGTTTCAACGAAATCTATAAACATAACAGAAGATAAAAGAAAACAAATAAGCACTTTGCACATTGTTGTAAATATTACTGAAAGTGCTTTACTGCCATTAAGACACGGAAACTTCATTATCAAAGAAGCATACACAATAGATACACGAGAACTCAAAATAGAGATAATAGATAAAAACAGACAATACATAGCTACAACAAATGAAAACTTCCTATACACAATAACAGACAGAAAAATAGATGAATATGCATCTATTATAAGCTGTAGCAATTGCAATTTGCTGAAAGATAAAATCAGAGAATATGCGGATAAAGTCAGTACACATAACAGCAAATCGTTAGAAAATATACTTGCAAAGGTCAAAGATTTAGCCGAAAAAGAAACAATCAGCGAAGATGATTATAAGTCTTTTGTTTCTACATCCATCCAACAAGTACAATCTGTGCGATTATCTATACTATTCAAACCTGAAACTAAAATATGTGCATCTATACTAACACTCAATAACGATGTATTAGAATACTACTGCGCATAATAACTATTGCGTATTATCCAACGCTAATGAAGTAGATAGATTAGGAACAATTGGCGGAACTGGTGGAGTAAGACCAGACAAAATAGTAGTCACAGCAGGACCCGCAGTATAAGTAGTCACAATCTGCAAATCAGTTGGTTGCTGCTGTAACTGTTTACCAAATAAAATATTGCCCACAGACTCAAAAATATACTCATACATCTGATTTCTCTTTTCTAAACTTGATACAGCTTCACCTAGTGTCATTTCAGCAACTTTATTACCATTCGTATCTATCTTATTTATCTTAGTACTTGCTATAGCATTAGGTTCAGGTTTTATAACTTTTTCCAACGCTTTAGCTATACAACCGTTGTGAGGAACAGAAAGCAAAGACGGATTTATAGCATAAAGAAAAAATGGGTCACTCAAAGTAGCAGGGCACGGAGTTATTGTAGTCGATACCTCTGTCGCCCCAGGATCACTACTGTTGTTAATCATAGAAACAGATGTCACATTAATACAATAACAGAAAAAATGTAAGAAAAACAAAATCATATTTTTCAGCCCCTCTTGTGCTGCACTGGGTTGTATAGTCTGTCCATTCAAAGATAAAACGAATGCCTTGAACTGTGAAGCATTGATATCCACCTCTAACATCGTTACAGAAACACCGTAACCACTCCCATTTCTTAGAAGCACTTGATTGTTAAAAGGATTAAGATGTGGAGCACTAGGTCCCATCGATATAAAAGTGATTTTGTTTCGTATAAAATCAGCTGCCTGTGACCAACGCTGTATAACTTGCTCAGGCGTAATATTTCCTCCACCATAGTCTTCAATCACCTTATTATAAGCCTGCTCAAAGGGTTTGAATACCATCAGTACTTAAACAATTTTTCCACATAATCCTTCTGCCTTTGCAAAAAATCATTTGTCTTCTTCATAGACTCCTCAACAAAAGTAATAGGCAAAACAGGTTGGAATACTATACCATTGTTCTCCAATAACCTTACAACAGCCTCAAAACCCGACTGCATGTTTATCTGATTCAATATCGAAGCGAAATCATCCTTAACCAGTCTCTTTATGCCATCAAAAGTCACTTCTTTGCTTTTCTCAACATAAGCCTTCTTAAATAACCCATTAGAAAAATGATTGTCATAGTAAATCATATAATACTCTTGATTACTCATGCTCACCTTTTCCTCTGTTTCAATAAACAAATATGTACCTATGTTCACAGGAGCATAAAACCTCAGTAATAGCGATGTCTCATACTTATCTACATTAGGCATTTCAGTCAAATCTTTAAACATAACTAACGAATGAAAAGGCGATAAAACAACAATATACTTATAAGAACGTATATCACTCATATAAAGTTATAGACTATTTACAATTACTTTCGCTGGCAACAATACCTCATTATCCTTGATAAATCCAGGTTCCACAACAGCGACCACAGAATTATTTGGAAAATCCGGATGAGAATCCAATCCAACAATCTCATGCGTACTATACTGATACTCCTCCCCCAAATCCGGATATATAACCTTTATACCATTCTTTTCAAAGGCCGCTATTAGCTGTGAATAAATATTTTTACAATCAACACTATTACAATTCTTCAAACAAAGCACAACCCCGCCTATGTTTTTCAAAAACGAAGATAAAAAAGTTTTGATACCAAACTTAACTTCATTTGATATTTTATGTTTATAACCAACATACTCATTGTACAAATTGGAATATGACAACAATAAATCATTATGCTTCTTGCGCAACTCGCTTACATCATCCAAAGCATTATCACTATCAACAATATTGTGTGAATCTCTATTACCCAATTCGATATTTTCATCATTTATCAACTCAGACATACAAATGATATATAAACCGAAATATCAAGACAAAGTAGCTTCTGTATCTATCTGGGTTCCCGGCACTTGCATTACAGGTGTCTGATGTGGAAGTCCTGTAATTGGGCAAACCGCAATAGCACAAAATGCACCAGACGGTTGGCCTTGTGCTTGTGGGATCCCATCAAAAACAACCTGGTTGTTATCCATCTTCAACATTCCCTTGTTAGGCGACGATATGATAATATTATCATCCGTCATCTTGAGCTTTTGCTTTATCGTAGTATCATCCACCTTATATATACCCAATTCATCGTCTTTCATGACTATAACAGCTTTGTTTTTTTCATCTGAATCCTTTTTCATAACCTGCACTTGCTCCTGTTGCACAGTCATCTCAAAATAATTCTTGCCATCTTTATCATTCTTCTTTATGTACAGCGTTTTATCATCCATAAATATTTCATTTGTATGATTTTTCTGACTATTAGAAGTCACTATTTCAAAAGAGCACCTGTCTAATCTAATCTTGTTCTTAATAGATTCCTGTTCAGGATAACCGACTGAAACCATTATTTCATCATCATCCATAAATATCTCAGAGCACATGTCTCCACTTTGGAAATGCTCAGAAGCCACAAAACGGTCATAATCCACCACTTGAGTTACACCTGCCTTTCTCCAAGTACTTAACTTTATGCCCTTTGAACCAATAATCATATGTGAACGTAAATTTAGTACGTTCGCATTCTCTTGTTGATTTTGATTGTTTCCAGAGTTTTGCTCGCTATCACTTGCCGAATCATCATTTGGACACGAAGAAGGCTCAGGTGCCTCATAACGAGAATATTTGAACACCTCTAAACTATCATCATCCACTTTTAACTGTGTTATAGGCAAATCCCCAGCTCTTTTTGTAATCTCTATGCCATTTCTATCCAAATGTATCTCAGCTATCCTTCTGCTTCTTGGCTGATCTTCAACTTGTATGGCATGGGCACCAGCATACGCACCTAAACTAAAAATAGAAGAAGTAGCGGGTATAACCACAATATCAGAAGAATCATCACTATTTGCAGAACCATTGCCACTGTCTCCACTACCTCCACCAGTATCACCATCAGTATTATCACTACTCGCAGATTCCTCGCCTAAATCAATATTACTAACGACAGGATATTTTTCCCTTCTCGTCCCAATACCATAATAGCCTCTATCTACAATAAATAAATCAATTTTGTCCTCATCTAAATAAATTTCTGTATCTTCAAAATATATCCTAATGTTACTCAATGGATTTTCATATGCACTATCCCTAGGTAGTAGAACACCTACAGCTTTAGTAACACCGTCTTGCTCTAACACAAATACTAAAACATAATCCCAAACCAGCGCTTTCTTACTAGCAAATAATAACTCACATATGAACTCACCATGACCATACAAGCTCTTAACCTTCACCTCTCTCCTTTCCTCACTTTCTATATTCGTAATATATCCAAGTGTTATTAGCACATAATCACATAAAAACCGAAACTAAAAAGCAGCACGAACACCAACTAATAAATTCATACCTTCATAATTAACTATGTTTTCAACATAAACCTTACTCTCGTAACCAGCATCTGCATTCTTACGATAAGAAGAACCAGATGCTATAATCAAAGAATTGTAATCTATCCTCGGAACATAGAAATTCTCTAAATATTCTGCGCCTTTCCTGTTTATAAAATCATTTGTGCTTCCAAACCCAGAAACCATAGTGACTGCCTTGCTTCTCACATAGTTACTGGTAAAAATGTTGTTTACAGCAGCATCTATGTCAGCATCATCTCTGAACTGCATACTCTATCAAAAATCATCCTGTAGAATAGTACTGGACCCATCATTGATATTCTCTATCGCCTCATCAAGAGTACTAACACCTCGCTTATTGTCAAGCACAAAAGCACTATCACTTTCAGAATACTTAAGATTAGTGTCTGTTTCAGAAGCGATAGCTAAAACACCACTGTCACGAGACAGAACAATATAATCTGTCACTTCTACAGCAAAATGCTCATTGGCATCAGGCGAAATACGTAGCTTAATAGTACCATCTACCTGAAAAGCATCAGCAACCTTCAACACCTGAAACTCATGAAACACAATAGGAACCTCAATATAACCCACATATTCATACACACCACTATCTACTCGCACTAGATTTGAAAATACATTGCCGACTAATATATTGAAATCTGTTGAATGCTTTCTAAGGTTTCCACTAACATTTGCAATATAATCAGCTATTTTGTCAAATAAACCTTTAAAAGAACTAGAAGTTAACATATCACGAATATAAGTATACTGCATTCCATACTCGTCTTTTGTATATACAAATACATTATCAAAACGAGCCTCTACATCAAATCCACCTACTGGCAAATCATTAGATATAACAACAGGCTCATCATAGAAAGATTGCTTCCCTAACGTATAATCATTACATATAAAACCACCATACACCACCTTAACAGTGCCAGTGCCATTACTAAACCCATTAGAAATGCAAAGAACATAGGGCAAATTTCTAAATGAAGAAAAGAACAACACATCAACAGGTATAAACCCTCTGACATTAGACATCAAATCAACAAAATACCTAATACCACCAGAAAACTTAGAATAATACTCATCTACCGCATTGTCTAACACCTTCAAAAATCTGGAATAATCTGTCTGCTCTAACTCCCTAACAGCATTTTCAAACTCCTTATACGCCTGATCTACAAGATTATCATACTTGGTTATATTATGATTCACGTCAGGAGAATTCGGCCCTTCACGAAAACCATAAGGAAAATACAAATCACCGTATTCTCGTATAAAGAAATCATCCATAGAACTATCTATAAGCTCAGGCCTTGGTTTCTTATACTCCGGCTTCACAATCTTTCCAGTCTCCGGATCTACTGGCATTTCTTCCGGAGACAACTTTTTTACTGATTTAGCTTGTGCGTATGCATTTTTATGTATCCCTAAACCATAATCAATATCAGCACCTAAAAGGTCTGCAACTGCATCAGAAAGCTGCCTTATGAGCTGCCTTATTCTTTGACTATTACTCAAATTTATAGACTTACCTTCCGTATCACGACTACCCGCTATAGCTAAAGAATAATACGACAACGCCATCTTCTCAACACCAGATAAATCTTCACCATTCAATATCTTGCCAAATAGTTCACTAAACTTAGGAAATATACCAGCCTTGTACAAATCTCCAAATATTTGCTTGGATATATGCTCTGATTTATATGGTTTTACTTTAGGCTTCTTCAAAACCTCAAAAGGACCTTCTAAACGCATCATGCTTTTTTCAAAAACAGTTTTGAACTCAAGTACTATCATATGTGCAATTATACTAATAGATTATTCGATTTATGCTCTATGTTGTTTAAAGCGTAATATGATAGAGCACGTATGTTTTCGAACACGTAATGGCAAACGCTATCCATGTCAAGTCCATGCGCCGCTTTTATAACAAAAGACAGATGCAAAAAATCATGCTCTAATACACCAATATCAATGTCAGAATAATTTTCTTGATACCACAACATAACTACATCCAGAGCGTCGTCTTTGCACATTTCTTTTATATCATTTATCATATTCAGTATGTATGTTACATACGCCAGCTTCGTTTTTTTGGTAGTATACAAAGAGTACATCGCAAAAAAAGATAAAGCAATAGTAATAAATAAGAAAAAGAATATTCCTATGTTTTGGTATATCATACTGTACAAAAATACCGAAATTGTTGATATCAAAAATATGCCTCTTGTATCAGTTTATTGGTCTCTTCAAACAATTTGACGACCTTTTCGTAATGCCCTTTCACCTTATCAAAAGGCACTCCTGCATTTATCAAATATAACAATATCTCAAATATTCTGTTTCTCACGACCAAAATCACATCATATCGCATTCTCTTTACATAATATTCAGAAATATCCATCAAAATATTCATCAAAACATACACATTGATTTTTTTATGCTTATTCAAACGCATCAGTTCATGTATAGACATATAATGCTTATACAATAAATCATACACTATCTCCACATAACTCACATCGTTATTGTATAATGTATGCGTATGATAATATTCAACAGCCTCCAAAACACTGGTGTCTATAGTACCCGCAGAATCTATAGATATCTTATTTTCCTCTACAAAATCTCGAATGCTACTTATATCCTGAACAGGAAATGATATGCACTGTTCTATTGAATCATGCTTCTCTTCATACAAAGACTTGACTTCAATCGCGACTTCTATATTGCTTTCACTTTTTTTCTCTATATTGCAACTTATCTCTTCAACACCTAAGATTTGGGCTAAAGATACCTCGTTCAAGATATTAATTTGACTCACATTTTTATAAAGCTTATTATTATAAGATTTTTCTGTATAAACGATTTCAACAATAGTTTCGTGCAGATTAGCGGACATAAGAGCCTGTGCTTTTTGAAAACAAGGGCTGCTGTTAAACACATAAAAAGACAACTTCTTATAAAATGTATCATTATCAATATGTGGATATGAACATATCTCTACATAATAATAATCTCCATTTTTCCCTACTCTTTTTTCTACAGCACTAAGATACCCCACCACACAGTTATGATTATCCCTTTGATATTTGCTAAGAGTGAAATAATAGTTACACTTATTCACAGTACCATAACAAAAACCTAAATACTCAATCTCCTTTTCTCGAATAAGATTATAATCAAAATCTTGATTGTAGTTGAAATCAAAATCTATTTTTGTAGTCGCCACAGTATCCAAGGCAAATAGTGTGTTTTGTTGTACTAATGTTTTACTAGATTTAGCCTTTTTACTTTCAAAAACATCTTGTAAAGCATTCCAGTTTTCCATTGTACGATATTCTTTGTCACTCAAAGCACCGGACCAAAATAAAGCCTCTAAAGTTTTTATAGATATATTCTGTGATAATACGCAACCTAAAAAACTTTGTAAATCATTATATTGAATATGTTTCCTACATTGCAATAACTTATCAATATCTTCACGTACTACCCGTTTTATATAATACAACCCATGCTGTATTGTTTTATCTTTTTTAACCCTAAACTTACCATCACTATCATAGATATTAGGACGAGCAAAAACTAAATCATTTCTCTCTGTCTTAGCCAAAGCTACTACCTTTGCTACATCTGCCTGACTACCTTCATAGCTATTGATAAGAGCAGTATAATAAAAATGAGGATATTTGCTCTTTAAATAAGCAGTTATGTATGCCAGGTAAGCATACGCAGCAGCATGAGACTTATTGAAGCCATAATCTGCAAACTTCTCTATGTCTTCATAAAGCCTAATAACCATTTGTCTGTCATACCCTCTCACCACCGCATTTTCTATAAACTCACTTTTAAGCGCTTCCATCTTGCCTTTCTCCTTTTTACCTATAGCTCTACGTAAAATATCTGCCTTACCTAAGGAAAATCCAGCAATAATCTGTGCAATCTGCATTATCTGCTCTTGATACACCATGATACCGTAAGTTTCATCTAACACCTTACGCAAATCTTCATGATAAGTATCATACTTTTCTCCTCTTTTCCGTCTAATATAAACATCTACATAATCCATAGGACCAGGACGATATAAGGCATTCAAAGCTATCAAATCTTCAAACCTATCCGGCTGCATCTTGTATAAAAACTTCCTCATGCCATCTGATTCAAACTGGAAAACACCCAAAGTTTTAGCGTCTTGGAAAATCTTAAACACATCTGGGTCGTTTGGTTCCATAGTAAATAAATCATCTATTTCACCACCATTCTGCTTCGCCATGTCAACCACATCATGTATAACACTCAAAGTTCTAAGTCCTAATATATCCACTTTCAAAAAACCAAATTTTTCTACACCTTTCATGTCTGTGCCTATTTGCTTAATATTGCCCTGTTCTATGTTAACCAACGGAGCATACTTTGTTATAACATCATCTGCAATCACTAAACCAGAAGCATGAACAGAAACTTGTCTAATCTTATTGTTCAAATACTTTGCTGCCTTTATCGCTTCAATCATTTTAGAGTTCTTTGTATAAAATCCCATTAATCTCTTATATATCTCAGTCTTGGGATTGATAAGCATATCAAAGAAATCATCATCATTCTCTACACTATCAGAAAAACTATCAACTATGTCCATAAAACTATCCACATCACTCAAAGGCACATTATACACACGAAACGCATCCCGTAAGGCATTCTTCCTTTGTATATAAACAAAATTCAATATCTTTGCCACCTTGTCAGCCCCATACTTTTGAACAACATAGTTTATAATCTCTTGTCGTCTTGTATCTTCAAAATCTATGTCGATATCCGGCGGGCTAACCCGTTCAGGATTGATAAATCTCTCAAACAGCAGACCATATCTCGTAGGATCAATAGAGGTGATACCTAATAAATATACAACAATAGAACCAGCAGCAGAGCCACGGCCAGGGCCCACATATATACCCAAATCACGAGCCTTTTTAACAATATCATACACAATCAAAAAATAATCTTGCCAACCTAAACTCTTTATCAAATTCAACTCCATTTCTATTCTATCTTTGTGCTTATAAAAATCACTGCCATATACTTTTCTGGCATTTTGATGCACTAAATTCTTAAGATACTCAAATTTATCCTTTACATTTGGCACTTCTACTTTTGGGAACCTAAGCCCTCCATCTATGTTTATTTCCCTATATACACAACTTTCTGCGACTATTTTGGTGTTTTTCAAGAATGAAGGATTTTCTTTAAAGATAGGCAATTGCAGCATCTGTTCACACGACTTTATATAAAACTCACTGTTTATATTCCCTGCATCATCATCAAACCTAAGTCTCTTAGGATCATCTACACGACTGCCTGTCTGTACAGCCAACAAAACATCATGATACACTGAATCATCCTTATTGACGTAATGAGAGTCATTTGTTCCTATTACCATAAGATTGTACTTTTTGTTGGCTTCTAACCAAAACTTATTCACTATCTTTTGCTTTTGTAGTCCATGATCTTGTATTTCAATCAAAACATTCTCTTTACCAAAAACTTCTATCATCCATTCTAACTCCTTTATAGCTAAATCAGGCTTACCGTTTATAATACACTCATTAGGATAACTCGCTATGCATCCAGTAGTAACATACAATCCTTTACTATACTTTTCTAAATCCTTCTTAGTTACACGATTACGGTAATAGAACTTATCCCAGGAAATAGTCAATAGATTGTAAATATTATGCACTCCTATATCATCCTTCGCTAACACTAGAAAATGATAATCATCCTTGACTTTGTAATTATCATCGGGCACATAGTATAGTTCCACCCCTATGATAGGTTGCACACCATAATCTTTGGCTTTTGATATAAAAGAAGGTATATTATACACATTACCATGGTCAGTAATAGCGATATGCGTCATACCCAAATCTCTGGCTTTAGCTAAAATACCATCAATAGAAGATAAAGCATCCTTCAGAGAATAGGTAGAATGTAAATGCAAATGTACAAAATCTTTGTTGCACATATGCTCATAAACGAGCCGAAAAACTTTTCGGATTTATCTTTGTTCAAAGTGAAAAAAATAAATATAACTAATATAGTTGGAGAGATATATTTGACGCCGGCAATGAAAAAGATGATTGATGATCTTACAAAAAAGCGAGATGATTTGATTCAGAAATATAGTGATGAAGATATTAAAAGAATGATAGAAAGTTATATAGAATATCCTGACGAAGAAAAGGAAGATATCGCAGAAATGGCAGTGATTTATCATTTTCCTATTGTAATGATTTTTATGAAAAAATATAGCAAGTATATCAATGCAGACTATATAGAAGATATGTTTAGCTATGGATTACATTGTATTGTTAGTGTGCTTGATAGGTATAAAAAAGATATGAACGTAAGGTTTCATACCTTTTTATCTAGTTATCTAAATGGTGAAATGATGAAATTTATAGATAATACACGCATGATAAAATACAATTACTATTATGTAAAGAAAAGGTATGGCGAAGAGGCTATGGAAAATATGTCCGTATATTTAGAGTCTTACATCAGAGAATTTGACGATGAGGACAATGAATATTACGATAAAGTGATTTCTACACAAGAACAAGTCACAGATTTTGAGATACAAGACGAAACATGCTTATTTGTTGTAGAAGATGCCATTCTTTCTGATAACTACAACAAAACTGAAAAACAGTTGTTGTATCTACTATACTTAGATAACAGTTATAAAAACAAAAGAAGTATAACTGCGTTAGCCAAAAACTATAAAGTTTCATTTGATTACATAAAAGAACTCAAAAAAAGATTTGAAGAAGATATAAAAGCTCGCTTCAAAACATTTGGACACGATTAAAAATATTACACTGCTGTTTCTATTTGCTGTTCATTCTGCTGTTGAGCACTATAAGTAAATTGTGCTTTACTAAATATTTGATACCAGTATATTTTATATTACCCTCCGGTTTTATAAATATGTTGCCATATTTGCAACTAAATATAGAAGGTTGTATAGTAATGTAATTTATGTTTTTAATCCGTTTTATCTGATTTCTCACAGCTTTTCTATATATCACATCATTTATTCTTGTTGAATTGTCATCATATGGAGTATTATGTATGTCTGCTGTAATAAAATATTGACCATTTTGAATATTATTTATCACACTATTCACAATATCTTGTGAAACAGGATGTAATTGGGTATCAGACAAAATAGTTTCATACAAAACAGCGTTAGGATTATCTGTGTTTTGCGCTCCTACCGGTGCCATATCACATAAATAATACTCTGATTGGACTATGTCATTTTGACTTACTTGTCGGGTCTTCACCATGTTTTCGTTTAAAACATATACTAATTTTTTTTGTGCAATATCATCATAGTGCACAAACTCATTCTGTAAACTGCCTGCTTCTAAAACATGAAACCATATCAAAATATCTACATCATTGGAATGTGCGGATAAAGTGATAGTTTGGTTTGCCTGTGTTGGAGAACTAAAAACACGTAAATATGATTTAGTAATATACAAAATGCCAGATTGATTTGGGAAATTGTTCAAATCAAAATACGAACTAATATGCTCCCTTTCTGTATAGTTGAATTCTATTATTACACCCTCAGGTTCAAAAAAAGCATCATCTTCATAATTCCAGTTGATTGGTATTGTTATATACGAACCATAGTAATCAGATAAGTCATATTCAATAAAAGCAAGTAAATCTATATGTTCATCATATAGATTATAATCATCTGCGCTTGTATCATAAGTTACAGGAGAACTAAGAATGTTACTCCATTCTTCAAATATAGCATTGTGTTGTGCAAAGTTGGCATTCAAATTAGGAGTAGTGGAGCCAGAAGAGAATAAATGCCCTGCATAATCATTCAAAGTAGAAGGACCAGTTATAGAATACGCCACTAAATCACATATCTGCCCATTAGCTGTTTCAAATTGACTATTGCTGTAGTTGTATACAACAGTGTACAATAAATAATCTACATTGTAAAAAGCCAAAAATGGATTAGTAGAATAAAGCCCAATAGGGTTACCATAGTCTATATCACGTAGAAAATTGTATTCATACAAATCCCGAATGGTTACAACATACTTATGCACATTTTGCAAGACACTCTCTGTAAATGTCATACAGGTCTATTAATTATTTTTTCTATATCTTGCACATTCACAGGAGACAAATCCAACGCATACACAATTTGTTTACTATATCCTATGGTTTTTTTAGCGATCACTTTGAAACCTAACTTTTTAGAACCTATATTGGTAGTGAGGTAATCGCCAATATCAATCTTGTTATCAAAAGTATACCCACGCACATTTCCTAATTCATTAGTCATTTCATACTCACGAGACACAGAGTATATAGGAAACATCACTCTAACAGTTCCAACAGGAGAATACAAAGTAGTAGCATTAAACCCAGGCCCATAAGCCTGACGATACTTTTCTATTTCCTGCCTTGCTATTTGAGCACTCGGCACTGTATGATCAGGTATTTTTGTGGAATACAGTGTCATCTCTAATCCTAAATAATTTTCCCAAAATCTATGCATCCCATATGCGCTTCTATAAAACCTTTCTACAATGCGATACAACTTGTTTGACATAATATAATTGTACCAACAAATATAACAACTAAACTTACTTCATTATCACTTCATACTCATTACCCCTTGTGTCCTCGTGTAGTCTTTCTTTTAGTGCCTCATATATCTTGTTGATATGTGTTTGTGGCATCTTAGGTATATAGGGATTGATAATGACATACAAAGGCTCTCCTTGGAAACCTAAGTTATTCATAACCACCACTTGTTGTGAGTTAGTGCCCTGAGGCACAGATACCACAAACTTGTTCTCATCCATGTGTTTGCATATAATGTCAGCTCCTTTCAGCGCCACATAAAATGGTATATCCAACTTACAATGCAATCTACCTTCATCAAAGTAAAAGTTTTGATAGTCTAATGGAGATAAAATGATCTGAACACTTAGATTGCCCTTTTTCACATGTACAGAGCTGTAAGGCTTTGTCTGTGGCTTTACCTTAATAGGTATTTTTAGCATAGTACCATCCATAGGGTTCCGCAAATCTATTACGGTATCAAACCCATCCCACAAAGACTTCAAAGAAACACTGAGCTCGGTCTTATAAAAAAAGTTAGCTCTACCGCCAAACCCATGTCCATGAACCCCAAAAATATCTTCTACACCGAACCTAAAAAAGTCATTGACAAAGTCAGCAAAAGGATCAGCATATCCATAGGAAAACCTATCACCAGAAAATGTTTGCCCCACCTTTCTGGCCCTATCGTATTGTTTCCTTTTTTCTGAATCTGACAAAACCTCATATGCTTCATTTATCTCCTTAAACTTTTCTTGATACTCTGAACCAGCTTTGTCAGGATGATACTGCTTTGCTAAACGACGATACGCCTTCTTGATTTCATCTACACTGGCATCCTCACTGACACCTAAAATAGCATAATAGTCTTTCATTTGTCAGATGACATAACCCGAAATATATCAATATCCGAACCTATAGATATACTACTACATGAACACGGTAAGCAACATCAGAGAAGGTATCGTGTCGTTCATACGACACTGCTTGTCAAACTATGAACTGTTGGAGGATATCGCCAAGCACACAAACATTCCTATACAAGCTATTGAGTATAGACTCCAAAACATACTGAACCAAGAAGAAGCAAGGTGGTTAGTACCAAAGATAGAAAACTGTGTGCAAGCCACAGAAATGACGCCATCTGAGTTTAATAAGTGTGTGTATGATATGATAATAGAATATCTGTACCAGAACTTAGCCTATTAACTAACACCTGAAGCTAAACGAAAATAGCGCCATCACCACTTAGTCCATACTGATCTACAAACTCAGCATCATCACTACTCATATCATACAACTCTACAAAACCAGCATCATCGCTATTTACGTTATACAAATCTATGAATTCTGCATCATCATCGCTTATAATAATCTGTGATATGGGCACTATATCAATACAAATGCATTTATTCGAACAAGTGTATTTCCCATCATCCGAATACATATCGCTAAAACAGATTGTCATATAACGTATAAATCCATCTAATTCTATGTTAGACATGTCTACCGAGAATGTGTTTACACCAGTATTAGTAGCATTTAACGTATATTGTGCTTGATTTTCTGTACATAACTGTACAGAGGTAATACCACTAACATTTATTTCATAAAAAGTTATATTTATGTTTCTTGATTGATAATCTATATCTACTACTACTCTCATAGTATATGCAGGCACATTCGTCTGCTGGCACTGTATTGTGGTTACAGGTATAATTTGACCACATCGATTTTGAAAAACATCTATATATCCTTGTATAGTAATACTTTGTGTCAAAGCGACATCATAGGTATTTTCAAATACATATGTGCCACCAATTTGATTGATATTACTACTATATTGTGATATACCAAACCCGTTGAATTGCCCGCATACACACGTGATGATGGTGCCTATGACAGTGCTATAAGAAAAACTGAAATTGGCAATCGGAGCACTGGTATTGATAACATTTAGTGGCACTGGGGCACCATTATTGACAACTACAAAAGGCTGAAGAGTGTAATAATTCCTTAATCCATTATTAGACATAGATGCCTGCATAGTATAATATAAAGTATCACACATTATATTCCAGTCGCAGTTATCCATGTTAAAAGACACAATATAACTAGCAGTCACAGGCATTCTGGTTTGAAAAACACAAACACCAGATGTAAATTGAAAGTAGAATATAAACGAATCAACAGACGGCGGCGTACTAAAGCTATCGTTTACAGTATTAACACCACACGGCATAGAGTTGTTGGTGTAAACCGGAGAAGATAAGTTATCTATGGAATAAATACTGATACTAAAAATATTTGAGTCAATATTTCCACACAAAATGTAGTAAGCTAAACTAAAAGACAAAGGAGAGCCATATTGTCTGTTGATTGTTATACTGTTAATTTGAAAACCTGGAACATTATTCAAATCTGTATTTTGCAGATTATAAGACATAGAAACGAAATCACATGATAGTGTTTGAAGACGACTTGTATCAAAAATAAAACTGAAAGTAGATACGCCAAAATAAGGAAAATTGGAAGCATCAAAATAAGCGGTCTGATTTTGTATGCCTGTACCGTCTATGTCTACAAACATATTTTTTATAAGGGACGAAGCAGTCAAAACCCCACGCTTATATCTATGTATCGTTTTGTTTGAAACTACTAGAGTCAATACCTCCTGATAAAATCGTGTGATTATAAATACTTTACATACACTGTTAACAACACATTCTGTGTTATTCAGAGTTGCCTTTACTCTGGCCACTGCCAAATATACTCCATCATACCAAGAGGAGTCTATTGTGATGTTGCTCACCAAAGATGCTGTGTTACTATTGAAACTTATTGTATAAGACGGAATATTGTTGGGCACATTCCCCAAAGCGTTGATTTTGTAGATGCTAACTTCAAAAACAAAATTACAATTGTTTGCCACATTTTCTATGTGTGCTTGGGCACTTATATCAATAGATATAGGTTTGTATATTTCACGAATATAATGGATATTATTCTCACAATTCTGTTCAGATTCTTTATCAAAATTGATACTTATGTCTAAATAATCTATTTGACCAGAACATCCACATATCTGGTCACATGGATTTGTAGAAGTAATTTCCCGGTTGATAGCATCATTAGACAATAAAGTTGTCGTGTTTGATTGACTAGCATTACTGATACATAATGATAATGCATTTTGAAAATAAGGAATAACAATAGCAGTAGAAGCGTCCTGTATTTGATGCTTATACCTTACTAAATCATAGTACTCATAAAACTTTGACTCTGCTATTGCACTTACATGTAACAGATTGGGAGGATTATTAGAAAAAAGATTGTACTGAGGCACAAAGCTATCATATAGTATATAAAAACTATCATCAATCTGGTTTATTTCACTAGAATTGAACTTGCCAAAGTACTCTAAATACATATGCCCTCCCGCTTTTGTGTGTCAGGTGAAAACACAAATGAAATTATACCATCTGTCGTGTGAAAACACATTTCGGGTTATAACCATAGTACTTATGAAAACCTATCGTAAGCACAGGGGCAGAAGACGCCCGTTGAAGATGTTGGACTTTGCTAAAAAAGTCCTACGATTAAGAGTTTTACCTCCAACTGAAGAGGTGAAAGAAATCATGACAACATTAAAGAACTTGTACAGCCCACATTATGGGAAGTACGCTTCGTTTCTGCCTGTCATAGGGAAACGATTTGACAGAGCTAAAAATGATTACACGTATTTCTATTACTTGCTGTACAACGACAATCGTGTGCCGTACAGAATTAGTCCAAATGTGGTGCTTGTAGCTGTTGGTACAGAAGAATATGTGAAGCAGCATATAAAATATCACTTAGATTTTGTTAAGTCTTTGTTTGAGCCTACATATGGTCCGCCTGTGCACTCTGCGTTGAACTTCGAAAGAAGTGAATCTAATCTAGAAAGCAATATAAATGAACAATATGAACCAACACAAAACAATCAGTAATATGATTGCGAAGCACAAAAATCGTAGAACTGTGAGTCCTACCAGTGTTTCTATTTTCTTGGCCAAAAACTACGGTGGCAAACTGGTCAGGGACTCGAAAGTGGTAGAAAAAATCAAGTCGCTTGTAAAAGTGGCTAAGCAATTCTTGCCTGTTGGATATTACATCTCTGGCTCGTTGGTAGAAACAAGGCAGGATGATAATATTGTCTATGAGTTTCGTGTATGCGTTTATCACATAACCAAAAGAGCTATGAGATATTCTATGATTGTAGATTCTTATGAAAACGTAGAAGACTTTCTGGCTGCTGAAATAAATGCAGAAGAACTGGTTCCGAGCATCTACTTTTGAGCAAAGCTAATATTGGATCTTTCAGGGGTGGGTTATCCACCCCTTTTTTATTTCGGGTAGATGCATTTGTATGCCTGCGGCTTTTATAGGGAATTGGACCGAAGAGGAAAAGAATAAAGTACTTAGTGAATTAACAGCAAAAGGCATTGCATCTCATGAAGTGTTTTGTTATAACTTAGAAGGCAAAATTTTTGTTAGCTTTAAATACACTGTATTACTTAAGATGGTATCAGAATACATAGAAGGCATATCATACACATATGCTGATGATGCTTCTTGGTGTGAGATTGCTATAAAGAGAAAGGGCTGGCAAATACCTTTCAACTGGCGTGTGTATCTGAGTGACTACAAAAACGATAACTACTTCTGGCAAGTCAAACCACATTTTATGCTTCAGAAGACCGCCTTGTCTCAATCTATTAGAATACTGTTTAGTGACATACTGGATTTCAGTTTTGACATATACGGCGATGATGAAGCACACAGCATAACAAAGAAACTGAACGCAGACAATAGAGTGCAAAATGTTGAAAAAACGAGCACAGAACAAAAGAACAATGGAAATATATGTGACTACATACGAAAGAAGCTAATAGATTCAGGTATAGAATTTGAACAACAAGACATCGATGACATATGCTCCATGTGCATTAGAATTTTTGGAACTGATGATATGACTTCTATCAAAATAAACGAATTAGATGATCTTATAGAGCAGTATATTATTGCCAAAATAGGCTGATAGTTTAGTCTGTTACGGTCACTTCCAAGTTTATGGTATATGTATAAGCATTTACATAAACATTGAGGCCACAATATACCTCATTTTTTTGTTCGTTTGTGGCGGTTATAAAAAATGTCATATTTAGGTCTGGGTTTCTAACACTAAGGATTTGATTAACGTTCTTTTCAAACTCTGTAAAGTTAAACTTATGAAATCTTCTGCCTATAACTCTGGACACAGTTTCTCGTATAACTTTTGCCGCAAAATATGATGCTCTTACGGCACTTTCAAATCTGAATGCATTCTTTTGTGCATTCATAGTGACCTCTGTGAGAAAAATAGGATATCCATCTTTGATTATAATCATATTAGTAGATACAGCACCGTTTATCACACTTTGAAGATAACTATTCACAGTTTCCCTTAGTGCATACACAATAGACTTAGACCCAAGTAGATTTTTGTATTTTTTGTTGACGATACTTGCAAACTTGGTATTACGCAAAGCATTATTATACACATTCAAAGTATAGACATAAGTGGGAGGCATAACTTGTGACTTAGGCGTCAGAATCCATCCATAGTTAGATACCACAGATGCCTTTTGGTCGTCTGTGCCAGTAAAAGTGACGCTGTTTTGGTTGTCTGCTTCACCTATATTAAGCGTGATATCTGTATCTACGGACATTACAAACCTTTGATTGTTTATGGTGAATAATGTTTGCAATACTGATACTGAATTGTTACGGCCATTGACTATATATGGACCAGTGCCAACAGTGTTATCATGATATATAGGCGTATAATCAGAAAACCTTAGCCCTAACTCTACAAATATATCCATATCTATCAAAAAATTAGAGTTGCTATCAAAATCCATGACTATATCTGGTGGTGTAGGATATGAAGCAAATGGAGAATACATCATTACAAACAAACAATTGACAGACATAACATCTAATAGCTCCCACAGCACATATAAGGGCGAATTTTTTCGTATATTCAAAACTTTTTCTACATCTGTAAAAGTAGCGTTTGTATACTCATCTAAGAAAAATATTTTTAGTAGGTAATCTCTACTAGGAATATTGATCAACACGTAGCCGTGCGTATAAATATTTTGACATGCATCATAATAGAATTTGTACTGATAATCCATGTTATCTATATCAGCTGGGTTCCTCAGTGGAGCAAACTTGAGTTGTGTAACTATATTAGAAGGTAGTAACGTATTTCCAGAAGCATCCCTATGGTCAAATAAAGGAATAATAGTAAAAATATCGTACTTGGGTTTTATAACAGATAAAGGCTCTGGAATTTGATAAACAGGTTTTAGATCCACGGTTATCCTGCCTTCGTTATCTACCATGAAACTGTAACTCACAGGGCAATTGTGCTAAAGTTATGCAACTTGTAATGCTTTTTTAGAGTATATATAATATGAAAAAGATAATAGTAACACTCCTCTTGTCTCTTATGACATTCACGGGATATTTGGCACACGCCAAAACGCTATACACAAATAACTATGAATATGAAAAATATGAGCACACATTTGTAGGACCACGCAAAAAGTATAGTAATTATAGAACTAAAATGGCTATGAGTTACTTTGGGGCAAGGGGAAATGCAGAAACTGGAAGAAGTTTTGTGGTAGATAACCCTATGGTGTTAAGTTTTGTGTCACAACTATCCTATTGATTCTTACTTTTGACCTATCATATGCCCCATCAAACTGTATTTCCATAACCATTATAGGGGAATTGTCGTTATTATTCGTCTCATCACATATTATGCGATATTGAACATTTGAACAAGAAGGATCAAACATATTAGATAAAAGTTGTCTAACAGCGCCAGAAGCTATATATCTGACTTCTTGTATATTAGGATACCCAATGAAACTCTTCAAAGTTTTCTGTATATTATACACAAGATAGTTGTAGTATATGATATCAATAACAGTATTGCCTGAGATCGCTACTGGCAATCTTAATATTTTTGTGAAAACAGCATTCACTTTAGAAGAAAGCAACGTATTTACTTGTGATGAGGACATGTATTCAAAATCCAAAGGGGTTTTATACAAGAAGTTACAAAATACAGCTGTTCTATCTAATGCAAATCCCATCATCCTGATAAAATCACCTGCCGACCATATAGTACGATTATCGCTGGTACGTAGATATCCATAACACATAACGATATAGTCTCGTAATACTGGTGGATACAAAGCAGGATTTGCAGATGATACATTTCTGATTTGTGTGAATACAGTTATCCCAAACCCGTATAACTGATTAGTTACAGCTATCAAATTAGTATCAAAACCAGGTGTATCATCTGTAAAGTTATTCAAATATATTAGAACAGCATCTTCGTTTCTTATGTAACTATAATCTGCATAAACCAAAAGATGAAAATTTTTGAGTATATACGCACATGTATTGTAATGTATCTGCGTAAAATATTGCATATATGTGTTTAGATCAGCAGGGCTGGTGATTAAAAGATATCGATTGTTTATAACATTTGGATTATTGGAACTATTTAGTACATTATTGATAAAATCATTGACATTTTGACTAACAACAGTGGCAACCCTATAAATGAGCTTTACTTCTGATATAACAATAGGGTTTGGGGATGTGCCACCTTGTATAAGGTTATCGTTTGGATTAGTTTGTTGCACGATAAAATTGTGCTAAAAGCATAATTATAAAAGTGATAACTATAACTAAGCAAAGTGGTGTTCCTTTTATAGATTATAACGCTTCACAATATAATGATGTACTGTATGCTATATCTGGTTTTTATCTTATAGTCCTACCAGATTCTTTCACATTTTCCACTGTGACTAAAATAGTGCCCTATAAGAACTATCATATCAATCTGGAAGACCAACAAAGCTATTTAGAAGTGCAATTCCCCAAAGTAAATGCCTCTGATGGTTTAGGATGCATAAGCAAAGTAGATGCATATGTTCATAACATATACAACGCTGGCTACGATAATGATAACGGATGTTTTATAATCATACATAAAAACAACGCTAACTATGCCACGCAAAAGTTAGAAGAAACTTGTGGTTATCTCCAGAACAATGCACACAAGATATACTTAGCTATGCAAGAAACTAAAAACTGGCAAACACAGATAGAATACTTTTTAGTGATAGATGAGTTCACAAGTACACCGGTAGATGTTAGTAAGTCTATACACCTTAGTGATGCCGCTGTATTGCGATATTATGTGCCTTTCCCTATCACTTACTGGAACTGGGCGTGAAGCCTATTGGGGATCGTAACACAGTATTTGTATACCCTAAAATATCATAGCAATAATCAAAAGCATATGTGTTATCCAGTAACTTACTATGACCCACCTGCGTTTGTTGTGGTTTTGTCTGTTTGTTCTGCGTTGTTTTCATTAGTGCTATTCTGTTGTTCCGAATAATATTTGTTTTTAGAAAATTCCAGTGGATCCTCAGGCATAGTACCTACAAATACTCTGCCTATCGAAACACCATAGTCTAATTTATCCTGAATATGTTTTGCAAGCGCAGCATATTCTTCCTCAGACATAAATATGTATATCCCATCCAATCCATACAAATAATCACAGGCCATTTCTATCAAAATATTAGAGGCTTTAACTTCTATGCAATCATCACCAGTTATATTTATATAACCAACGAATTCAGAACCAAAAGATATGCTGGAAGCTACACTACATATTTTCACTTAGGAATTATACTATTCTGTACAATTCATGTATGCCTGTTATAACAGATATTGTATTAGAAGGTGACAACTCAGTAATAGCAACAGCTTTTGATAACTATGTACCCTTTATAATAGCTGTCTATGACGATATACATCATACTATCAATAGAACTGCCATTGACATGAATCAAGTATTTGATTTTACAAATCCACAAGTATGCCAAACATGGAATGTTGATTGTAGTGGCACCTCGTTCAACTGGGGTGGGAATATGTTATTGGAACATAACGGCTACAAAGTTTTATATTTAGAAGCCATAGCCCAAAGTCAGTTTATGAGAAACGTACGAAGCATACTCAACATAAAGGATACAGGTTCTCTGATATATGCCAGCAAACCTGTAGGTTATACACCCACAACAACAGCACAAACACTCACGAGTGCTTTGTTCTTTATGACAAGACCTATATCGACGTTCTTTGTGAGAAGAAAAGATTTAGAGAGAGATCCTTCTCTTATACCCTTTATGTTTGAAACTGCAGCGTATTTAGGCAAAACCTATTACTTTGACACCGGTATCGCAACTATTAGTGATTCTTGGTTTTATCTACAAGAAAATACAATAGCTTCTCTATATAACACGCAAAACTATCTTATGTATGCAAACTTACAAATGCCTATTCGAACTGGATTGAGCTATGTTAGGACTTCCACCATGGATAAACACTACATTTTTGTAACAGCAGGCTATGTAATTAGAAATAGTAGGACTTATTTGTCCAATGTAGTATCACAAGCTTATTCTAACGTAGGCAGAATTACCAATATCTCAGGAAATGTCTATATTGCCATTTTGCCAGCTTCATACTACTACTACAACTTTGTTTCCAGTACTTACGAAAATGAAATGCCATACGCTGATGTATATAACAAAAGAATAGGTTCAATAGATGGCGGTGTAGACTTTCACTACAAAAATGATGATGCCACCAGAAATTGGTCTGAAACAAATAAAATAAACCCACTGATATATGATGTGACAAACGATAAGATTACACTTATAAACAATCTTACAAGCTATGTAGCCACACAAGGAAACAATATAGTGAAAACAGGCTTAGAGGAAGAAGGCAATAGTAGGTTAGTGTTAGATATAGGCAGATTTGTAAAATCTCATTTATACTCTCTCATAGGACAACGAGAAACAAACCAAGACGACATCAAAAGAATAATAAACATGACCATTGACGAATTGGAACGAGAAATACTATCAAAGGCAGGTCTGAACAAAGATTCCATAAAACTACAGGTATCAAAGCCAGAACGCAACAAGTTAGAAATATCTTTCTATGTCAAACTATACACCACTATCAAACTTATAGAGATTACGGTATTCGCACAAGATTGACAAATCAAGATTTTCGCATTTCTTCAACAACACGATAGGATATAGCTACCGCTTGTTTTGGTGGATAACCTTCATCAATATAATGTCTAACTAATCTATTTCTGTATTCACTCCATTTTTCACCTTTCTTTTTTCGCGGTTTAGGCATAGTGTAATTATGCTGCTACATGTGAAACACTGTCAAGAAGTAATTTTAGAGTATATAAATCAGAGTTAGCCGGTTTTAGAGCACTAACACCAATAGGAGGAAGTTGAATATTCAAAGCAGGCATCTGCTCTTTTATGTATTGCAAGGTTGTTTCTGATTCAGGGCTTATGTCATATAAAAATACTGCTGCCTTACAATTCTTAAGTTGTGATAAATCTAAATCAGAAAAACTAATACCTTCTACTGGCGACACATACGGAATAACAGCAATATTGTATTTATCTAACAATTCTACTAGTTTCAAAGCGTCACGCACAGATGGGACAACTACTGTAACTTTCGCAGGATCAAAAACAACAGTTTTCACAAATGATTCAATATCAGATAAGTAGTCATTCAATGTCCCATTCAAATGCATTTCAAAAATCTTCTTGACTGCTGACTTTCCATACTTATCTATCAGATTAGATATTGTCATACCTATGTAAAACTCCGAAAAATCATATCATGTGTCCTTTACCAATTCATTATAATCGATCTTAAAAACATCTATATTATCATACACAAAATCAAAACATGCAACTATATCTTTTACATGTACATTATGCAAATCTATGTATACTTTTTGACCAGTTGCATATAAATCATCGTCATATAAAGAATTATGTTCTTGATATATTCTGATGGCGTAAGAAAAATCTAATACGAAAGAATCTTTGTTGATACTGAACCAATTTTTGTACAACATAGAATCATCTAGCATCCCTGTGTCATTATAAAATTGAAGTCTATACGACTTTAACACTGAGCTCGAAGAAATATATTGCCTAACTTTTACTTCCTCATTATTATGAAAATCCTCTAGTGAAGATATACGCACATTGACTCCAATATCAATCACTAATGGCACTTTGAACAATATATTAAGTCTTTCCAAAAAATCATTTACATGCAAGTACTTACTAATAACCTTATTCTCAAATTTATCTAATATATACCTTATAATCTGCTCTTTTGATACCTTTTGTAAATCCATGTTATAATTTTACAAAGAACACATATCTAACACATCGACAGCAACATACATAACGCCAACACCCAATTTACTTATTCTTCATTTGCTCTCTCACAACAGACGATATAATAACCACCGCTAAATCTAATAAAATGTCATCATCCACATCTGCATAATACCTTTTGACTATATCTAACGCCTTGTCTAAACATTCAGACTTCTCTAACAAAAAATATACATAGTTACAATAATTATCAAACTGTTCTTTGTATTTTTGTAAAACTACCGGCATCCTCTTCTTGTTGGATTCAACTATAACAATATTCAACTCTTTGTCAAACTTCTTCTTTGCATTTAAGCATTTTTTGAAATCATTGTTTACGAACGCTTTTAAATCAGCTACCAGAGAACTATTATATACTTTGTAAGTGGTAGTAATATACTTAGACACGCTCACCATATCTCTTACTATATTTCCGAAATCTTTCACATTATTTGGAACTATAACAAACACATTTCTAAGCATATCATACAACAAAAAATCATTTTCGATGGTAACTACATTGATATTTTCTTGGACGTCTAAATCTATGCTTTTGCCAACTAAAAATCTTGGAATATATATAGAAGATATGTTATAATTGCTATAAATAACATAAGCTTCACGATTACAAAAGGAAACAAAAATATAATCAGACAATATACCATATAGCACAATGCTATCTGCGTCATCAAAAGCAAACCTATTCAATATTTTAATGCTATTTTCATCAAATATGTTATACATTCCAAATACTCGTCTTCAAAAACCTAATGATTTTTCGAACCATATCCCTATCAATAACAGACAATGGGGCGGTAAATACTAATTGAACATCTTCACATTCCTCCCTAAGATACCCAATCTCAAAATAATTTTCGCGATAATCTATATTCAAATATGCGCCTGTCTTAGACACAATGGCTAACTCACCAATAAAATCATATATCCATATCATAAGCTTTAATTTACCCTGAAGCATAAAGATATAGCGTAGCATGAGCACCACATAAAACATTTCCTTATACTTACTAATGATCTTTTCCGTTTGCAAACTTGTCATATACAACACAAATTCCGAAAGTTACAAAAACAAGTTTTTCCTGCAAAGAAACTTTATAGACTGTTTTATGTCATTATGCTTATTCGCATCATTGTGCTCTAATATAACTTTCGTAGTTTCCACAAGTTTGCCTGACAAGAAGTAAGAATACTCAGTTTTTATGTGTGTAACATCTATATTGCTAAATACTTTGCGATTATCTACATAATATTGATAAAAGGACCACATGTAATCTATCAAATTCAACTTAATAGTCTTATTGTCTATGATTACAGTTACTTCTGGTTCATACTTTTGTAAAATAGAAAACAAACTGTCTATATCCCTGTCGAATGAAAAACTTTTAAAATAATCATAAATATTTTGCAACATAGATCTGTGTATTTTGTTAGCAAACATGCCATTAAGAATAGAAGAAACAGATTCATCCATGTTGATAATGTTGTTGTACATGTATTTGGACATAATATAAAAAACTTTGGTGAAATAATAAACAAAATATTCTATTAGTATAACATAACTCCAGTTGCCCAACACAACATTTTCATAAGTTGTAGGAGATGTCTTGTGTATTTTTTGCTCGCTAAATATCTTATAGAGGTGCAAAAAGTACACGGGCACTCTTGTCATGTTAAACTCCACTATCATTTCTACAAACCTGCGAACAGCGTCTATCTTTTGCCTTGATATCAAATAACTATCTTGTTGTTGGATATCGTTCAAAGCTTCTAAAAACTCTTCGTATTGTTCTGTATCCTTGTCATCATCTTCTTCATCTTCATTCATTTCGTCATCATATTCTTCATCCTCTACATGCTCTATATCTGTTTCTTCATCATCATTTTCTTCATAATACCCATGCATACTATCTATGTTGCCTTCTAACACACTTTCTGTACTTTCGCTAACATTTCCTGTGTTAGCTAAATCTATTGCTATTTTTATCATAGATAATTCATGTAAAGTGGTTTCTGTTATAATATCATTCACATAGCTATCCGTATCATACACTTTATCGTTTTCCACTATGCACACAGAATTCAAAAAAGATACGGGTACTGTGAAAGATAACACCTCTACATCTTGAAAATTAATATGTATATTTGCAATCGTCTGTTTCTTGGAACCTATAATAAATGCCGGTGTCATAGACACAAAAACCATAGATAACATAAAACGAATATCCTCTATATCAGCACTTGGAGGCAACCCATTGTGCTTTATCCTTATATCAGGATGCACTATTTCAAAACTGTCTTCCTTTTTGCTTACCTTTATTCTCTGGAAATTGTTAATCACATGTATAAGCTCCTCTTCTTCATCCAGCAAAAAACCTGATATAAAATGCATAAATGGCTTAGCTCTATCTATAAGATAATAGGTATAATAGCTATACTCTTCCAAGTCCTTTACAACATCTAATTTGGATAGTTCATAATCCATAACTTTATGGGTTTCCCGAAACTTTTCGGAAACATGCATTCAAAGTTATGAACGACGCATTTGACTTTTTATGTACTGACTATTTCCCCTTGACAAATGTGGCATATATAACAGATTCATTTGATAAATACCAAGAAAACAATCGTTCTATGTTTTGCATTTTTCTGTATAACACAAATACTCATGGCAACATATCACAATGGACGAAATTTATGGACCTTATGATGGAAATAAATACACATGTTGAAAAGGTTATCATAAATCTGACGACAAATAACTTACTAAAAATCATAAGGCTTATTACAATACCTATTGAAATAGAAGTTAGTTACCACAGGCAAGTAAGTGTAGTGCCTGAATGATTTCGGTGAAACATGTATTCAGATTATGTCTCGCAAGAAAAATGATGTAGTTGTAGAGCCGATAGGCAACGGTTCTTTTTCTGTAAATGATATTTTGTTTGCTAAAAATCTGCTATCTACTCTAACTAAAAAACCTTATGTAGATTTCTTTCAGAAGTTTCTATATGATGACTTTTGTAAAATATTTGACAAAGGCACCGTAGATTATCATTTGGCCATAAATGCCAAAATGATTACTAACTATAATTTTGATAAGTTGCGCAAAGAAATTGTTCGTTTTTGCCAAATATTTATCCCAGATAAACTGATAGTTGTTACGGAGATGATGTATAAAAATGAAAAAGTCTTTAGAGTGTCAAATGACTTGCAACATATTGCTGGAACATTATTATTAGATGAAGAATATTTATCTGAGCTCAAGCAATACAACAATTTTATCAAATCGTTCATAGGGAAAGACATGTATAAAAGATCCGCTATTCATATTTTGACAGCTCCACCTGCTGGTGGCAAAAGTTTGTTTATAATGCAGGAAGCATTATTCCAAGCACTCAGAGGGCACAACGTTATGCTATTTGTTGTAGGAGACATGGACCAATATGCTGTTTTATCTAGAATGAAAAACATATTAGATTATTATAACGCTACTTCCGAAGAATACAGTAAAAATCTCAAAAGATTAAGAATATATGTGTATCCTTATGGAAGCCTTAACAGTTTTGATATAGTGAATGAAATATTACGCTTTGAAGAAACACATGAGGAAAGAGTGGATTTTGTGTTTATTGACTACGACGACAACCTAGCTGATTTTTCCGATGACGAATCAAAAAGCATGTATATCAGCGCAGCAAGACCTTACCAAGTCCTTGATGAATATAAAGATGGTAGGGTTATAGTGTTTGCGGCGCAAGGAAAACCTCATACATGGACTAAAGACATCCACTCATCAACTGGCATCATAGCAACCTCGTCTAAAAAGGAACAAATAGCAGATGCTATATATGTTATAAATACTACAAAAATGCCTAACAAATCTAAAGATAAAAAATCACCTGAAACAATCCATATTGTGAAACAGCTAACTATCGTAAAAGATAGACACAATATTATGAACGGAGAAAAACACGTATGTTACATGAACACCAGAAATGGCGTATTTGTAGTAACCACAGAAGAGTGAACTACTACCACTCCAAGAAGTGGTAGCTTCTGTAGGAGTTTGTGTCTTATGACACCTTATCCTACCCAGGTGGTCACCACACCTTACTACCCCTATTTGCTTGTATACAGCAAACTCAGGGCTACCTTTTAGTTTCCCATTATCAGGTGTATAGTTTTCTTTTTAAACAGCACTATTAATAGTGCTGTCTACACCTGATGTGTATGCTTCATTGATTAATACAGTTTCTATACCATACTCTTTTGATTTGTATTCTATTGCATTAGATACTTTGCCATGTGGTATTAATCT